TATGTGGTATGCCTCTATTTTGTGTGAATTGCCCAATAAAGAAAAACCAGAAATAAATCACAATAATAAAGTCGGTATTGATGTCGGTATTAAAACTTTTGCTATAACTAGTGATGGTGATACATTTGATTTATCAAAACAAGAAAGAAGAGAATATCAACTTAAAATATTAAGTAGAAGACTATCCAAAAAACAAAAAGGTAGTAAAAATAAGAACAAGGCGAGACTAAGATTAGCCAGAAAACACCAACAAATAAGGAGAAGAAAACAAAAAGAAATAGAACTATTTGTATCTACGATAACCAAGAGATACGATGTAGTTGTTTTAGAAAATTTGAATATTAAGGGAATGAAGGCGAATAAGAAATTAGCACCTTCCATTCAAAAATTGCCTTGGTATTTATTAAAGACTAAACTCAAAGAAAAAGCAAAGAAAGTTCATGAAATAAGTCAATGGTATCCATCTAGCAAGACCTGCTCTTGTTGTGGATGGGTAAACAAAGACTTGAAATTAAGTGATAGAATATATAATTGCTCCGCATGTGGAATATCAATAGATAGAGATTTAAATGCCGCAATTAATATAAGAAATCAATACACTGATACAACGTCAGGGTGTGCCTGTGGAGATACCAATATCGGAGAAGTAAGTAGTCATACTGAAACAAGATATGTATCTATGAAGCAGGAATATGTCTCTAATGAGAGACTAATTAGTAAAGTTTAATCTTTAATAATTGTTGATTAATGCCATATTTTTACCTTTTTTCTTATTATTACATTTATGCTAAAATTAATCAATATTATTTTACCAACGATATAATAATTCCTGTTTCGGTGGGTGTTGTTGGTATCATGGTAGCTACTATTGGTTCTCCTTCACCTTTTGATGTCCCATCTTTTACAGCTTTCCAATAAATCTTATTTGATTCTTGTGATACCTCAAAACAATTCCATCTTTCATCGCTTTCCCATTTGGAGCACAGTATACCGTCATCTGGTACTGTCCATTGTCCCATTTCTTTTGCTGTTCCATCATGGTCTACAACAGTTTGGGCAGTATCATTAAAATATTGTTTTTGATTTGTTTCGGAATCATCCCAAACTAAGGAATTATTTACAATTATTGTTCTTAATTGTGTTGCCGATAATACTGTTGGTTCGGCATATGCTGTTTTTGATAATAATATCAATAGTAATATTAAGGTTAGTTTCATGAGATGATTTCTCCTCTATGTTATTTATAGTATTACATAATTATGAAATATTCTCAATATAATAATTTTTTGAATATTTATGTTGACATGAGAAAATAATTATTGTAGGGTATGTTTATTAAGTCTATAGCACAAATTGGTAGTGCGCCTCGTGGCCATTGTATAACAGAAAGATGGAGATTCGGATTAACCTTCCGATAGGCTTAACATGAAATATTATTACCGCACGAATTTAATACTTACATAAAGCCTGTACCTACGAAGTATACCTGAAAGATGGTATTTGAATCTAAGTGGGCTGATGATTCAAGAGTATTAAATTGGTGTGGTAACACACTTAAAGGTAGACAGGTGTGAGTCCTGTTCGTTAGCCGAGGTCAAGGACAAGGGAGCGGTTCGATTCCGTAAAATGACATTGGATAGTCTAGGCTCGACCGCCGATAGCGTTATATCGGCAACCGTTCTTATTCAGTATAATTTGTAGGAATAAATCCTGAACGTATTATACTGAATTGGTGCGGTATATTTGTGTGGTCATAGGGGGTATACGCCCTGTCACCGTTCAATTCGGTATGTAGTGACGACTACTCTGCCGCACCAACTTTTTAATATGTGGTGTACTGGCACTGTATTCCGCTCTTTTTGAGCATAGGTAGATGGGCTGAATGCCGAACGAGTGTACTCGTTCTTATGGTTTGATTCCATAGCGTATAAATTGCAAGCCTATGCTCAAATGGTGCGGCAATGTGGAAAGCAGACATATAGGGAATGGATAGCTGACGGCTGGTAAGAACGAAGTACACGTTGCGAACCTCCTAAAGTGGCCATAGAGAAACAGAATAATCGTTTATGACGTGCCTGTTACACGCCTAAAGCAGCAATCTGGAGTAGCGACCAGACCGCACCAATTATTTTTTTATTTACAGGTAATAATTTACTTGTTGACAATAATTTATAATTAATGTATTAACCAAGAATATTTGAAAATGATTTCAGATATATCAAAACGGAGAATTAAAAGTTATGCTTACTAAACACAAAATTAATCCCAATAAAGTTGACTGGCAATTATCTATTGATAATGCTCCAACTGATGGTACTGAAATTGTGGGGACATATAACTTTAATGAAACCTTTATCATGTACTATGAATCGGGGAAATTATTTACGGGTTGGGATAGTTATGATATTAAAATAGAGAAAGATTCATACCAAGATTTAAAATGGGGTTATATTCCACTTTAAATAATAATTATTATAAATACTATACGACATATAAGTTAATATTTTTTGCTATTTTTTGTTTTTAGCAATAAAAAATAGAAGTATTAACGTGAAAGGGGGCTTTTTAGCCCCTTTTTATTTTTTTTACAATTATTTTATTTTTGTTGACAAATTGAATTAATTTTGATATAAATAGTATTAGGTTGTTCTAGTTGTTATTAAAGATTGACCTAGATTACGATAAAAAGACGGGTTTGAGACTCATCTGATAGTATATTATTTTTTGGATTTAAAATAATCCTCGTTGTACTTCACGATTATATGTTAGTAATATATTTCCTCAGATAATACGGGTCGTGTTAGACAGACCCGTCTTTTTTATTGAATTTTACTTAATTTTTTGATACAATTACTAAATAGATATAATAAGAAATTTGCTAACACATTTTCTTATTAAGTTAAACATATAATTAGATAAGTAAATAAAAATGACAAATATTAAATATCTTTCTGGCATTCCAGGTTCAGGCAAAACCACCCAAGTAATTAATCATATTGTAAATAATCTAGTAAGGCACAATTATCTTATTGTATTGCCAACTATTGAATTATGCGAACAGGTTACACAATCCTTTATTAATTTGAATGTTAGTTTAGATAGTATTGAGACTATCAACAGTGATAATAAACATTTATATGCCACAGAAAATACAGTACAACATTTAAAAGTAAATATGATGAATGTTAAGAAAATCATCATCACAACATTTAAAACCTTTGAATTATCGGGTGGCAATCTTCCCAACAAAGATTCTTATAAATTATTCGTTGATGAATATCCGAATGTGATTAATAAGGTTGATTTAAACTTTGGTATGAATAAATCAAGAATGGGTTTTGAGATGGACTTATTTAATAGCCTTTTAAAGTCTGTTAAAGCATCTTCTAAGCATATTAATAATAGTGGTTATACACAGTTAAAACCCAATACAAAAGCGTTTAGGAAGGTTCTGGCAAAGAATGACAATGACTTTATATTGCCTTTAAAAGAACTATCTAAGACTATAGAAAATTCTCATAAAGAGATATATGTCAACAGTAAACAGTTTGATAATGTAAAAGATAATAAAGCTAAGATGTTATCAATTTACCAATACTTATTACCTACAATTTTTGAAGGATTCAAAGATGTTGTATTAATGGGTGCTAATCTACAATTACGCCTCATTTATAAAGCATGGAATGTAAACTGGATTAAATTAAGTGATTGTGTTGAGTATCAAGATATTGATGATTTGCCGATTACAAAACCTGTCAATAGTAACCAAAAAATTGAGATTGCCTATTTGAGTCATGCCAGATTGAGTAAGAAAAAGTTTAGTGAGATTACAGACTATACTATCAGAAAATCAGTCATCAACAGCATTAATGATTTCTTCAATGGTGAAGAGTTTATTTTTAATGCGAATAATGAAAAGATAGGATTTAGTAATTCATGGTTGGTAAAACCTTTGAAGAATTGTATTCGCATTAAATGTCATACACATGGATTGAATAAATATAATTCTTTTAATAACTTTGCCTGTCTTCCTATTACAAATGCGGATGAAGGAATGATTGACTTTGTAGAACATTGTTTAGAAATCAATGATGCTAGGGAAGTATTATTTAATGAATTATCCTTTGATATGACTTTTCAATCGGTCAATAGAATTAAGCTAAGAAACAGTGATTGGTCTGGTACTGTTAAGATTCTGGTAGGTGATAGAGATACGGCGAATAAAATTGCCCACTTCTATGATAATGATAACAACGATAATGTTAATACAATAAAATTGTCTCATGATGTTGAATCATGGAATAAAGAAGGCAATTTCTTTGATAAAAAGTTGCTGGATGTTGCCTCAAAAGCATCTAAAATTACATCTTTATTTGATGCTTTTTTGAAGAGTCGCAGCAACTTTAAAAGTCTTGAAAGCAGCCTGTATCCTTGTTTAACTACCGAAACTGGTAATAATAGTGAAGACCAGTTAATTAATAAGGGGGATGAAATTAGTAAACAAAAAGCAAAAGAGCTATTAGCCAAATTAAGAAGTAATCCCAATTATATGCCTTTAACAAATACACAAGGGTATAATCAACCAAATAAATGGTTGGATAATCCACCAAGTACTATAGGATTTATTGAACCTATTAATGGTAAGAAAACCCCCGCAAAATTGAAGACCAATCTGACACATGGAGAAATAGAGGAATTATTCTTAGGTTTTAATACATCTATATCAAATAATAGATTATATATAGAAAATGACGCAATACATTCAATATCAAAAGGAGGTCATGGTCAGTTTTCATTATTTGACGCAGATACAGGCACTCTAGGTGGTTTTTGTATTGAGTTTGATGGCGGAGCATTAACTATTGATATGGCAAGAGAATATCTAAAGAAAACTAATACAAACTATATTATCTATAGTTCTTTTGGTCATAAGACAGATTGGAAAGTCATTAGTAATGGATATAGACAATCTGCCAAGGCATGTTTAAATGAGGGAAAACATAAGTTTAAGATTATTATCCTGTTTAAACAACCCGTTGATTATACAAAAGGGATACTACATGCGGAGAAATATATCAGAGAAATGAGTTTTGGCATGAGAAAAAGAAAAAACTCTCCAAACTCAAGTAAACCTTGGAGTGGTTATGATTCTGGCTTTAATAATAAGGATTGTTGGAATTATAAGAAGTCGCAAAATATGCCATTCAGACATGTTTCTGGCATTGTAGAGACATTTTTTATGGAAATTGTTAATGATAAACAATATCTTGATGCCAATACATTACAGGATATATCAATTATTGATTTACCAAAAGAAAAAACTAATGTAGTGTATATTACTGATATTAAACAAAAAAGAGAAAGGGAAGCCGAAGTGAGAGCTTTTCAGAAACAATTATTAGAAGAAAAACGACTTCATAAAGAAAAGAAAAATGAAAATACAAGTTATTTCAATAGTTTAAGGAATAATTTAGAAGATAATAGTAAGATAACGTATAAAAACTTTGATTCTTCTATGATTAATCAAAGACAATTAAAGGATTTTGAGTTTATTGAAGAATACTTTGATGATAAACTATCTAATTTTGGTAATTCTTTGTATTCAGATTTAAAATATGATGATGTCATACCGAGACTGATTGAGTATGTAGCGGGATTAGAAGAATATAAACCGTTTAATACCTTTAATAATAAAACGCCAGCACAAATATTAGATATATTACATGAACTAGATGTACTACACCCTGATTATAAAGATGAATTGTCTGATTTATGTCGTGATTCATTATTATTTTTTATTGAAAAAACTGTTATGTGGATAGTAGAATACAAATTAAATAGTTTCAATATTCCTATTATACAACAGAATGATTACATTCTTGATATTATACAGTTAATGAATCTTGAAATTAAAGAATCTAATAAAAAAGCTGCTTGACAAATTATAAATTGATGATATTGTGTATCTATCATTAAACAATCCAACAGGATACAAGAGATGTCAGAGATTAATTTAGATATTGAACATTTAAAGTCTCTTTTTAAAAAAGATATGGCAGAAATTCGTATTGCTCTTAATGCCAAACAAAAAAAGAAAGAGATTGATGATAAAATCGACAAAGTAGAAGATAAACGCAATGGCAGTAACACTGATGAAATAGATAATGAAGTCTTACGGTTATCAGATGAACGTTATGCCATCAAGGTAAACAGTGCTGTTTTAAACACCCCTTATTGTGAATCGACCCGTTATATACATGATATTTTAATGAAAATGGTTGCTGCGGAAATTAAAGAATCTAATAAAAAAAGTTTCTTGACAATATTTTATTATATGATAATGTCTTTTTGAAATATAGGAATTATTTTATGGTTCAATACCTCGAAGACATGTGCCTACTTAGCAAGGAGAACATGAATAAAGTACAAATGTTAATTCAAAAGCGTATACAGGATAATGGCACTAACCTTGCTCTTGAGAAGTTAAGTGCCGATGTATTTAACGCATTAGAACAAGACCTTAGTCACACACTGAATGCCCCGATTACGCCAACAAAAGAAATGATGGATGTTGGGGATGAATTAATAGACAAATACTGTCAATGGACACGGGCGCAAGATGTTTACACAGCCATGATATACGCAGGACAAAAAAAGGATTAATAAAATGATTAAGTTTTCAGACATCAAAAGAATAAATGAAATTAAAAACCTTTTAGATAATATTAGATATCTAGAACGAGGAGACAGCCATGTAATTCCAGGTAATCCAGGGGTTACGTTTCCGAAGGAGCATTCTATTTTGATGATTGAATCATATAGAAAAAGTTTAGTTACTGAACTGGAAACAAACTACGGCATAAAATACGATGAATGAACATTGTAATCTAAAATTAAAAGATAGAGAACAAAATGAAAAATAAACAATCTATGTACAGTTTAGGTACAACACTTATTTTAGACCTCACTAACGCAAGTGCTGCGGCTGATTTGTTTGGAAAAGAGCATCTTAAAAGCTATGGTCGTATAATTGGATGGGAACATGGGTTCGTTGTAGCAGCTTGTTCTGTTTATTCAGGAGGAGATGCTGAGATTAGTGAAAAGTGGGAGTTAGTTCTTGACACCGAGGAGAAACTTTCTTGGTTTACGGCACAGGTTGGGGATGATATACGGTGTAAAAAGCTAGGAACAACAAGAATAGAATCCTTTTATTATTCCGATACCACAGATACATTACGCATCCAAGCAGAGAAAGGTCTTACTGATTTTTCTAACATTGAACGCATAATTCTTCGTAATAATAAACCGTTCCCCCATTCACGAGATGTAAAATGATAACATTAATTATTATAATTTCAATAGTAATACTATTATTCAGAGGGTTTCCCAATACAATTCAATCCATAGTAGATTGTATCAAGGAATCTTCGTGTAAACATGAAAAATATATTGAAAAAAGAGATTGTTACGCATACTGTACGAAATGTGATAAAAAAATGGGTTTTATTGGAGACATCCGAAAGGAAAAACCCAAAGACGAACTACCAACTTTTTACAGATAAAGGATACGAAAAATATGTCTTGGTTTGAACAAAGAGCGGAAATAACCGCATGGTTTGATAAACGAATTGAGAAATGTTTATGGTCGCAAGGACATGGATTTAAAGCCCCTTGTGACTGTAGGAAGTGTACACCAAAGGTTCTTTTAAGAGATGGTACAATTACTAAAATTGAACAAGTAGAAGCACTTAAAAGAGATGTATACGGGGCGCGAGCACCATTTGTTTATGGTGGTATAAACCCTATCTGGGATAATTATGGTTATGCGAGAGCAATGCCAGAAAAAGACATTATAGCAATCTATGGATTATTTGGAAGAGTAATAGCCAAGGAAATTAAGAATGACTAATAATTTACCAACTATCGAAGAGTATTTTGCGCGGTATGCGAAGGATGGGTATATTTTCCGTGAGGGAGAAGCCCAAGTAAAGTTGCGTAACGGAACAACAGACATATTAGCGTCTGTTCTTCCATCTTTTTATCGACCCTATGTCAATAGTTATTTTCCAGAAATGGATGCCTTCCGAGTTTTGTCGGCAAATTATTTTGAGGGGGAATGGAATCTCGAAGGTAAGAATTTGTATACACACAACGGAATCGAAGCAGACATCATTGCCATCTTAAATGATGCTGGAGAAGTAATTGCGGGTGAGCTATGAGAAGCATTCCAACTATTGAACAATTCTTTGAACCATTTTCTGTCAATGGAAAACACCTTCATACGAAACTCAGGGTTATATTGAGAGATGGAACAAAGGCTCTTGTTTATAAAGTATTGCCAGCAACCATTGAGTATGATGAAGAATACCGTCCTGTAAAAATTCTACAAGGAAGTCATCAGAATGAACTTTATCTTAACGGACAGTATTATGTAAATTACTTGACTAGTAGTGATATTGTTTCTATCTTAGATGAGAATGGAAATCTCATAGCAGGTGAAATTCTTATTGACTTGTTTTAATAATTGATATAGTGATTCATCTACCTAATATAAAAAGGAACATACTATGTTTATTGATTTATTTGGTGAATACATCTCAACGCAACATATTGTGAAATTAGAAGATAGTGGCGGCGGAAATACTATAATCTATCATGATTTGCTTCATCTTGGTAATTGTAAATCTATTATTACAGTCATTCATAATAAGTCTCGTCTTGAAGTTTTTGAGGAAATACAAAAACAAATCAAAGAAAATAAATCGAAAGGACTATAATAATGATTATTAATGTTTTTGGCGAATACTTTAATCCATCAAATATCACCTATATGGATAGGGATGGAGACGGGGATACGAGAATCAATTTCATTGGCAATGATTTTGTAACAGTTCGTGAACAAACTCGCTCTGAAGTTGCTGATGAAATCAATAGACAGATTGGTCTACTTAAAGATAATTGTCCTTTTTAATAAATATTAAAAAGAGGATATACAAATGAACTACAGAGATTTAATCAATATCATTGAACAAGCAGAAGTTTCTGTGCCAGAAAAGAAATTGTCTTTTATTGAGCGTCATGCGGAATTAAAAGCCAAGGAACAAAAAGAAGTCTTGAGTAAACCATTTGAAGAATCGTTTGGGAAAAAAGGTATTCATAAACAAGTCATTGATTCTAAAGAATTAACTGAATTAAAATATCAAGATTATGAAAAAGATGGCAATACAAAGAAAATTATAACCAAAGTTGTTACTGGTGATATTCCAAGTAAAAAGGTCATTTTAAAAAGTGACGGCACAACGTGGTTTGTTGATAGAAAGAAAGTCGTAAAAGAAGAAAATAATAAAGAAGGAAGTAGATACTTTCACATACAATTAGAAGTAGAAGTTACCAGATTCCTGTTAAAAGAAGAAACTTTTGAAAAATATAGGAATTACTTTAATAGAATTGGTAAATCAATGGGATTAACTGTTCCTATTGAATAATACATAGATATAATAAAAAACTATTGACAAAATATAATAATACGCTATTCTGTATTTAACGGAGGGAGTTACCTCATTAAGTAAAGGAATATAGTATGAAAGACCGCCTCAAATATGAATATCTAGTCGCAAACAAAGAAATTGAACTATTACTTATCAAACAAAGTCAGTTACTTTTTAATTTAGATAAAAATAATAACAGACAAAAAGTAAAAGAACTTTTAAAAGACTGTGCTACGCATCTTCAAGTAATGTTAGATAATATTGATACAATGCCAGAACTTGGATAATTTTAAGAGACGGGTAAAGGCTCATTGAATAAATCCGCCTCTGCCTGTCTTCTTCTGGTTAATCCAGCAACAGGCTTCCCATTAGCTTTATTCCAGCGCATTAACTGTGTCTCAACAGAATCATAATCACCCTCATTGAGTTTTCTAACAAGAGTGCTTTTCTTGAATGCCCCATCACCAATATTATAAGCAAAGCATACTAAAGCGTCAAATTGATTTTGATTTAAATCAACAGTAACAGATTCATTTACCGCTTTCTCAAATCTTACTAAATCTTGTTTTTTCAAGGCAACAGCTTGTTCTTTTGTTAAACCATTACTATATACCGTAGGATTGCCATTAATCAATAATTTACCTAAAGATTTTTCACTCTCGGTCAATAAATGACCATAGCCAATGGTTAGTAATCCAGCAACATCTTTATAGGGTTGTAGTTTACCATTTTTAATAGGACCAGTACCTTCAAACTCGATTAATAATTCTATTCCGTTATCACTTATTTTCATAACATTCTCCTAAGATGTATTTATAATAAATACTTACATAATGCGGAGAGAATACTATGCGTGACCTAATCAATATAATTAATGAATCTGAAAATAAAAACTTGACAAAATCAAAAAAGATGACATTATCTGAATATATCCAACAACAAGATATACCAGAGGAACGAAAAATGAAATTGGTTGAAATGGCTAGTAAATATAATTTTTTTAAAGTCAGTAAGGAAGAGAAAAAACATTATGATTCTCTTTCATTTAAACAATTTGTAAAAGAAATATACGATACATATGGTTATGAACATATTGAAGAAGTTGCTGGACAACAAATGATTAATGGTCGCGGGGCTATTGTTGATGCCAGCTACCAAACTGGTATACCTACATCGGATATAATGGCTATACCATATCGAGGTGATTACTTTATGTTTGACATTAGTGAAGCTAATGGTCAGTAATTACTAAGAAGTAGGAGGAGTTTTACTAAATAAATCCGCCTCTGCTTGTCTCCTTCTTGTCAATCCTTTAACCTGTCTTCCACCTGCCTTATCCCATTTTGATAATTCCGATGGTACAGCAGCATAATCACCACTATTCAATTTTTTCAATAATGTACTCTTTTTAAAAGCACCATCACCCACGTTAAAGGAAAATGAAACAAGCGAATCATACTGACTTTGTGTTAAGGGAACTTTTACGTTTTCACTAACAGCTTTCTCAAATCTTACTAAATCTTGTTTTTTTAGGGCAACGGCTTGTTCTGGTGTAATGCCATTTGATATATCAACGCTTTGTCCATTAATCTTTACTGTGTTTGATGCCTTTTCACTATCAGTTAATAAGTGTCCATAACCAATTGTAGGTAAATTGGCAACGTCATTATATTTCTGTAATTTACCATCTTTAATAGGACCAGTACCTTCAAACTCCTTAATGAAATTTACACCATCATCACTTGATTTTAATTTACTCGCATCTTTTAATTCTTTTGTATCACCTTTATAATTATAAACGGGGTTTCCTTTACTATCATACTTAACACCTTCATAAACACCACTCTTAGCACCCTTTTTAGGTGTTCCTGTAATATCCTTTGGTTTTGTGGCTTTAGAGGATGATGCCCCCAACTTTGCCCCTTTTCTCTTTATTCTTTTTGAGCCTGTACCCGTTCTTACTTCTGTTGTATCACCTTCTTCATTATCTGGATTATCAGGCGTTAATCTGTAATTACTAGAATCCCCGATAGGATGTCCAATATAAGGTTCATGTGTTAATAAGGTATCAACAATCGTTAGAGTATCTAATTGAGAATAAACAGGTGTATCTTTATCAATGCCATCTTTCTTTCCTGGTTGACTAACACTTACATTTGTAGGTTTTTTTACCTCAATCTTAGAACCATTATTACTTGTAACAGTAGCACCAGAAAATATAATATTTCCGTTCGCACCAATAGATAATTCATTTTCAGACTTAACAATTAGTTTATTATCGGCAACAAGTGTACCCGTACCTTTGAAATAACTAACAGAGTTACCATCAACTATTTCTGTTTTATCAGTATTGTATTGCGTTTTACTCGCTTTACCAAAGAGTAAATTACTTGTGCCAGCAACCGATTGTTCACTATTTCCTTTTACGAAAACATTATGACTACCACCAACAAAAAGATTATAGTTTCCATCAACATGTAAATTGAAGTTTTTCTCAGCTCGCATGTTAATAGATTGATTACTATATAGATTTATCCCATCATCACTAATTTCTACCCAACTATTACCATTTTTTGAATTAATATAAACATAACCATTAGTTTCATGTATTAGAAGTTGTGTACCTGTTCTGGTTCTAAATCTGATAAATTCATTACCAACATCATCATCCATGACAAATTGATGTCCTCTTGGTGTTTTCATTCCATAGACTTTTGCTGGCTTTGGCTCATTATCTCTTGAATCACCATACTTAGGATATAAATCATCATGATTATCGGAACGTCTTGCGCTTGATGATGTTATCCCTCTCTCTTGGTCGCCTACTAACCCTTGATTCAATAAACTATTATATAATGGTTCAAATCTTGGTCTATTAACGGCATCATTAGCTGGAACATCGTTTGACCATTTATTATATTCGGCAACAGGGGGTGGAATTTCATCTTCTGTTGTATCAAAACTATTGTTTGATGCTATTCCTGGTGTCATATGGTTCATAAATTGTTGATATAAACAACCCATCCAAATACCTCTATTTGAATCGCCATTAACAAACATTACCAAGACTTCGTTTTCTAAATCTGGTGGTACTGCCCAAAATCCATATGACTGTTGTGTCTCAAGATAATTCTTGGAATCTTGTTTTAATTTATCAGGATTAGTAGCACCAGCGAAAGGCGAACAATAGTTTACCGTGTACCATTTTGTAGGGTCTGTTGAATCGCCTCCAAACTCAGGAATCCATACTTTTAATCGTCCCATTTTAATAGGGTCACGATTATCCTTGACAAATCCAATATATAATTTATCATATGATAGTGACCTACCATTTGGACTTCCACCATATAATCCTGGTGTATTAATTGTTCTATTGTAACCTTGACGCATATTACTTCCCTAATTCGGATACTACCATGTTTGGTATTCTTATTGCCTCTAATCTTTGTGTAAACACACCACCATCAAAAGTACTTGTGACCTTCATTGTGGCAAAGAAACCACTAAATGCTTCCCCTATATTTAATACTCCTGTATCTTCATTAAATCCTTGAGGTATTTTAAATGTAAAAACAAACATATGTTCACCATTGAAAAAATTAGGTTGTTGCCTTGTACTTTCTTTGTTGTCCTCAAGATTTGTTAAACCTATCCAATAGGGGTCTCCTCTTATATCCATCTCAACTCTTTGTAAACTACCATCAGTTACACCAGTAGAATATAATTGATTTAATAGAGTTCCGTAAACACTTTTTCCTCTCTTGTAGGATGCCTCAACCCCATCTTGTACTTCAAATAAGGGGTCTTCTCCTGTTTGAAATACTGATATAGGTAAAGGATTAAGATTTTTAACACTTTCCTCTGTTAAATCTTCCGCATACACATTTGATTGTTCTAAAGTATTAACAAATCCTTGTTTTTTATATAATTCTTTTAGCTCTCTTTGTTGTTTGGATATTTCATCAATCAACAGTTTTTTATCTTTTTCATAATTCTCAACTTCTCTGTTGGATTCATTAACAGCTTGTTCTAATTTCTTTTTTTCTTCCTCATTATTAGGGGCAGGAGCATTTTCAACTTTATTTTTTATTTCTGTAATTTTATTGTTAATTTGTGTTAGACGCAGTAAATCGTTTTTAAGTCTGTTTCTCGCAACAGGATTATATTTTTTACCAACAGTAGAAGATTCATAAGTCAACATGCCCCCGAAAATAGAAGAAGCAATCGCATATTGAAAATTAGTCTGTATATCAAAAGCCAATACTTCTGTATTTTTACCAGTAAAAATATAATCATATTGTTTTACAAAAAGGTTTTTCCTTATAGCGTATTTTAATTTATCTTGTGATAGCGTATTATTTTTGATAGTATCATCTGCCGTTGTGGTTTCTGGTAATAGCCTTAGTACAGAATGTGGAATAATAATATATTCTATTTCCTTTTCATAATCACCTGTAATGGGGTCATAGTCGCCTATATTAACTTTTGTTTCAATTTTATGTCCCATACTTATTGACTTTGAAATATCTTTATTTTTTAATGCCTCAGAATCTTGTATTAATGATAATCCTGCCACTGCTGTCTCACTATTAGCAAACAATCTCTCAATAATATTTCCAATGTCAGTTCCTCTTGATATTTGTACACCTTCACTGTTTCTCTGTGAATTTTCTAATAAACTCTCTGGTTTAATACTGTGTTCTAAGGGATTTTTGACGGACATTCCACTATCGGAATCATATGGCTTGGCAGATACTTTATATTTTAATAGTTCATAACCATATCTCATCTTTACACTGTTGTTCATAGATTTGAAGACTTCTTGTAGAATATCTCCGATTGTCTCACCTTTAACAGAAACAGGGTCTTGTAGAATACTTAATTGATTAAAATGTGCTATTTGAACAGATGGAATGGCTTTAATAGAATGCGTTGTTTTCTCTCCGTCTAGGTTTGTCTTTACATCAATAAACATTACGCGCCAAACATGGCGACTTATTTCACCCTGTCTACCAGTTTCGTCATCCAATCCTCTTAATTTTAACTCTAGGTAGTATGGACTCTTGAAATAATTTTTAATATTTAGCTTTTTACTGGCAAGGAGAATATCATCGAAAAACTTGACACCGATTTCTTGTATCTCAATGTTGAAACTTGTTGCCGTGGTATTTCTTATTTTGAAATTAGAGCCAATACTAGATTCAATACTTACACTTTTAATAAAAGTTCCTGTTACACCTGTCTCAATCAAGGTAACTGTGCTTCTATCATTTATATCCGCCACTGTGTTTATTGCTGCGGATTCATCAGCCATAAATAGCCGCCAAAAATAGGTAGGACTTTGAACACTTGATAGTAGATTAATTTCCGGTTGAAAATTTAATTTTTCTAATATCTGGTCGCCATCAAGTATTTCTGTTCGCGGTTCTGCTGTTTTATTGTTTTGGGTATCCTTAACAGTTGATATTACTGTATCATACCCTTTTTTAATATTATCTGGAGTTATATTCGATAGTTTATCACTTAATGTTGTAGTAGCATCAGATATCCCTTGAATGGGGTCATCAAGAAAACTTGCTACTCGTTGTAATCCTGTTCTTTCAGAAGGCAGTGTTCTAGTAGTTAAATCGGTCTTACTAATGTCATTTAATTTTACTTGTGTAGAACCTTTGTTTCCTACTATACTTGATAAATCAGGAATAATCTCAGCCATGTATTACACCATTCTCGATAATCTGTCTTTTGTAGCATAATAAATATTAATGCCACCCTTTAAATCATATATTGGGTCAATGATAATATCAGGATTCAGTATACTAAATGTCCACCAATAATCGGGTGTACCGTATAAATCAAAACTTAAAACATCGGGTCTATTTTGATACTTTGAATCAACATTTAAATAAATATCACTCACATCTTTACCTAATGGTATTCCTGGATAGTAACTCAAATACCAGCTTGTTTGGGGAGTATTATAATAAGGACTTGATTTTTTATAAGTTTTTACAGCCATTTAGATAAATCCATTCGTTTTTTTGATTAAAGTACCATCTCTAAAGGCATCAAGATTAAACTCTCTGTTTTTCTTGGGGGTATTTTGTACGACACAATCAATTGAAATGGTTGTTTTTGTTGGCACCCATGCCTCTCCATTATTGCCTATTGAAACTCTTAGATAATCGACATTATCTGGTAACTCAAAGGTATATCCTTTGATTAAGATATTTAAATCAGGAAACATAAAATTACCGTAACCACTCAAAAGTAATACAGGCGGAGTAAATCCTCTTTTTTCATCGGTATCGCCAAACCTACTTTTTGTTATACATTTTAAAAAATGTATACAGGCATATATGTATTCTGCTTCCGAGTCATTTTGTGCCACAAAAGTGCCTGAGATATTTAAATTCATTGAAGATGTATTATTATATAGATAATATTCCTGATTGCTATGAGTTGGACTAACAGTATTCATGTTTACTGTTTGATTATATCCTGTAATAACAGGTGTAATAGGAAATACCATACCATTAGTAGTGTATAAACTACGCATAGGACCATTAACATTATCACCATATATTTCTTGTATCTGTGCCGTCTTTGCCCTAATACTTATTCTATGGTCTTTTTTGTATGAATAATCGGGGGCGGCAGGTGTTATTGCGTTTGGTAATTGTGTAGGAAAACCAAAACCAACATTAGGCAGTCTAAAATCAGAGGAAAATCCCGATACAGAAGGATTTTCAAGAAAATCACCCAAGCTATCATTTTCCTGACTGGTTAATAATCCAACCTTATCTGATACACTATTGGCAAAATCACTTGACTTTAGGGCATCATCAAAGCGCGATTTAATATCATCCCCTGTTAAAAATGGCGATGTTATATTTTCTTTATTAGTATCTGAAAAACTCACAGTTGTTTTTTTTAAATCATCATCTGCCAAATATTTTGTAAATAATGCCTCCACTGGTGTATCTAAGTTTCCCAATAAACGTGTTCTCGTTTCATTAAGAGTATCTTTTGATTTCAAATATATATCCCTTGCCCTATTCACGGAAATAGGACTTGTATTTTCTTTTGAAGTATCTTTTAGATTATTAAATGAACTACTCAAATTACTTTGGGCATCTTTTAAAGGTTGCGTTTTACGAATGGCTCTATCATTATCTGCTATTCTTGACGTATAGCTATTATCAGAGCTTACTTTGATAAAAGCATTAAAATCTGGGTCATATTGAGAAGAGTATCCGTTATTACTTGGCATTCTTATGATTTTTCCTATCTATATCACCTATTTATCTGATAATTTTCACCCATTCTATATTTAACAAGTTTTGCCATTGTTATTTTATGTTTAATGTTCATTTTAGTTGGAAGTAGATATTGGTGAACACCAATAGTACCTTCTTTAATATGATTTCGTATTATGGTAGAAGATACTTTCATTCCTAAAAAGTTTCTGTCATGTTTAATAATTTTAAAACCATCGTAGTTTTTAAAAAACGTACTATATGTTTTTTCTCTATCTTCACCGCATAATAATAGTCTTGGTGTATATTCTAACGCTTTTAACTTTTCAGAGACATCAAAGACAGATGTAGCTATTATAATTTTTAAATCTGGAAACATTTTATTTAAAAAATATTTAATTTCATAGTTATTTAAAGGATTTTTTTGCCTATTTTTTGAACTTTTAACACCGGAAATAATAAATAATACAGAATTAAGATTATTTTCTTTTGAAATATCAATAAGTTCTTCTATTAATTTTTGATGCGCTATACTAGGAGGATTAAATCTTCCAATTAAAATACTACAATTCTTCATATTTTTATATCTTTTTTAGATAAAATGTTATATAATATACTTATAATCAAAGGACTTGTCAATGGAAAGAACTCCAAAAAAAATAAATTACTTAAATAACAGAGACATACTTAAAGAAATACATAAAAGCAAATGTTCTTACTGTTATTTTACCGATGTAAAGTATCAGTCATATGACTATATAACATATGATGTGACAGAAGTAAACAAGGAAAAGATGGAGGAAATATTTAATTTAAAAGTTATAACTATTGGAAATTCGAGAAGAATAGAAGATAAGACTATTAATTTTACAAAAGAAGATATGATTTTTAGAGTAATGACAACAGAGCACGTTCCTGATATTATAAAAGAGAAAAAAGTTAATAAACATATAGTAGAAACAAAAATTGTAAAAGTAAGAACTAATTTCCCCGCCTTTAAACATTATATCCTTAAAGATGGTAAACCCCTTGAGGTTGGTAGAAGTCACTGGAAAGGTGATTTAGAAACAGGTGAATTTTGTATGACACATGGTAAATTAACCAATACTCTTGCTATTATGTATATGAAACTTGTTGATAAGTATAGTAATAAAGGAAACTGGCGAGGGTATACTTATGTTGATGAAATGAAATCTTATGCCCTACTACAATTAACAAGTGAAGGCTTACAGTTTAATGAAGCAAGAACTTCAAATCCGTTTGCTTTCTTTACACAAACAGTTTATCATGCGTTTACAAGGACATTCAACCTTGAAAAGAAAATACAAACTACCAAGGATGATATTTTAATCATGACAGGTTCTACTCCTAGTTATAGTAGACAGCTAGACGATGAAAAGCAAGTAAAAGTTGCCGCCCTTGAAAAACTATTTGACAAAACAACTCTAGCAACGTAATATCAAATAATAGTAAAATAGGATTTTATGGATAAATTATTTGATAAGGCTATTGTATTTACAGATATACACTTTGGTAAAAAAAACAATCAAGAACAGCATAATCAAGATTGTTCTGCCTTTGTTGATTGGGCAATTAGTATTGGAAAGAAAGAAGGCATCGAGGTTGCCATATTTTGCGGAGATTGGCATGACAACAGACAATCACTCCATGTAAATACATTAAATTATAGTTTATCCTCTATTGAAAGAATTTCAGATAACTTTGAACAATTTTTCTTTATTCCTGGCAATCATGATTTATTCTATAAAGAAAACCGTAGTGTTACCTCTGTATCTATTGGTAGAAATGTTAAGAATGTGATATTAATCAATGATTTTCTACAAGTTGGTGATGTTACATTTTGTCCTTGGTTAATTGGTGATGATTTTACGAAGATAAAAAAATACGCTTCTACAAGTAAATATCTCTTTGGACATTTTGAAATCGGTGGATTCTACATGAACTCGATGGTGGAAATGCCGGCTACTGATACAATTAAGGTTTCAGATTTTGATGATTGTGATATGGCTTTTTCTGGTCACTTTCATAAAAGACAACAAAAAGGTAGGGTGAATTATATAGGGAATGCTTTCCCGCATTCATTTAGTGATACGTTTGATGATGATAGAGGAGTGATGATTTTAGAATGGGGAAAAGACCCAATATATAAAGCATGGCCATCTGCCCCAAAGTATAGAACATGTACTCTTACAGAAATGTTAGAAAAACCTGATGAATTATTTGATGTTACCACATATGCTAAGGTTACAAATGATTTAAGATTACCACACGAGGATGTACAGCTTATAAAAGATATTTACACTAATCATTATGGGATGAGGAAATTGGATATTCTCAATACAAATAAAATATTGGATGACGATGATATTAACGATAATGAGGACGATGAATCCTTTAAAACTATTGATGAAATTGTTTTGAACAGTCTTAGCAATATTGATTCAAAATCATATAGTACAAAAACTTTAATAGACATTTACAATCAATTGGGATAAAATTATGACATACAGAGACATACACGGAAACGAATTAAAGGCGGGTGATACAATAAGACTTCGCCGCACTGGTAATGTTTGTATTTTAGAAAATAGAACCTATCCTGAAGGTTGCGGGGTAAAAGATGCCTATTATGGTGGTAGAACGCGCCTGTGTCTTGGTGATTCTTGTTCAGAACCTACTCCATCACATGTGAGGGAAGAAGGAATAGAAAGGATAGGTCTTTTAAGACGACTATTGATGAAATTTTTGAACTGTCTTAATAATAATGATTAAAATACATACAGTACAAAAACTTTAATAGACATTTACAATCAATTAGGATAAGTTATGACTGATTATTACAAAGAGTTTCACGATACAATTAAAGGACTATTGCCTTTTTTAGACTATGACCAATTTCGCTATCGTATTAACACGGAAACAAATAATTTAGCTGTTTTTGTCGATGCCTCGGATATTTTCTTTTGGGGATATAGTGATATAGAACAAATAGAATTGTCTGACATTTCAGCGTTTCAAAAGGCATATGAAGATTTAAAAGAATCATCTAATGGAAAGCATGACTATGTTTATGCTAATATTTTGTATTGTTGTAGGAAATACAATGAACAACCACAAGATGCTTATTATAAACATCTATCCGAGAGTGTTCATCACCTGTTTAAATGTTTGCCAGAAAACAAATACGAAAAGGATTGTAGGGAAAGAATGGAATCTAAAACGTGATTACATTATATAATGGTGATTGTCTTATAGAAATGGATAAAATATCAGACAAATCAATAGATTTAGTCCTATGTGACCCTCCTTATCAAACAACAGGATGTAAATGGGATAAACTAATTCCTTTTGATAAATTATGGATACAATTGAATAGAGTTTTAAAAGACTATGGAACAGTTATAATGACTGCCAGCCAACCATTTACTACTCATTTAATATATAGTAATATATCACTATTCAAGTATTGTCTAGTATGGGAAAAATCACGAGGAAGTAATTTTGTACATGCTAAGTTTCAACCTTTAAAATGTCACGAGGATATTGTTGTATTTTCTAAAGGTGGTTCGGCACAAGGTTCAAAGAATCCTATGGTATATAATCCACAAATGGTGGATGGTTTGCCATATGACAAAGGTAGTGGACATAAAACATTTGACCATTTATCGGGCGGCAACACAAAGAAAGATGATAGAAAGTTAGAAAATAAATCAGGTAAACGCTATCCGAGAAGCGTTATATATTTTCCTACGGCAGAATCAGAAGGAAAAACATATCACCCTACACAAAAACCTTTAAAATTAATGGAATATTTAATTAATCAATATAGCAATGTAGATGATACAGTCCTTGATTTTGCGATGGGTTCTGGTACAACAGGTCTAGCGTGTAAGAATACTAATAGAAACTTTATTGGTATTGAAAAAGATTTAAATTATTTTAATATAGCAAACGAGAGAATAAATGTTAATAATTAATTCCGTTGAAGTAAAAAACTTTCTTTCTTGTGGACAAAATCCACAAAGAGTTGTTTTAAATGAAACAACTCTTACATTGATTCTGGGAGAAAACTTAGATAATGGAAATTCTAACGCGAGTGGTAAAAGTTCCATTCTTCAGGCGGTATCATATGGATTATTTGGTAAACCATTATCAAATATTAAAATTGATAATTTAATAAATAAAATCAATGCCAAAGGAATGGTTGTTAAAGTTGAATTTGAAGTAAAGAATAAAAAATATACTATTGAGCGTGGAAGAAAACCCAATATTCTAAAATGGTATGTAAATAATAATTTACTCGAAGAAGAAACTGATGAATCTCAAGGTGAGAACAGACATACACAAGAAGAAATTGAAAAAATCATCGGTATGTCACACACCTTATTCAGACATATTGTTGCCCTAAATACAAAGACAATTCCTTTTTTATCATTAAGGGCGGCAGAACAAAGAGAACTTATTGAGGAACTATTAGGTATCACGCAATTATCAAGAAAAGCCGATGTTTTAAAAGAATTAGTTAAAGAAACAAAAGATAATATAAAATTAGAAGAAATTAAGATTAAGCACATCAATGATTCTAATGAGAAAATACAAAAACATATTAATGATTTACAATTTTCAAGTAATCAATGGGAAAAAAGCCATAAAGAAAAGTTAAATAAATTAAAAGAGGACTTATCAAATAAAGATTCACTAGACGTTGAAGCTGAATTAAAGGCTCATGCCGACAAAGAAGTATGGAAAAATGAATCAAAAAGGCAAAATGAAATCATAGAACAGAGAATCTCCTTACAAAAGAATATAAAAGTAGGTCAAAATCAGATAAACGCATTAGTTGAAAAAATAGAAAAAACAACTAATGATTTAGAAAAAATTAATCAACAGACATGTCCTCTTTGTAATCAATCAACTCACACCATTAATCATGATACGATTAAAAAAGATTTAGAAGATAAACTACAATCCTATAATGAAAATATACTTATCGTTGATACTAACTTAACAAACGATAAAAAAACACTAGAAGAATCCCTACAACAAGAAATTAAGCAATCATCTCCACCAACCTGTTTTTATAAAACAATAGCAGAGGTATATGAACATAAGAATAAAATTGAATTATTAAGAAAAGATATTGAAAATCAAGAACTTCTTGTAAATCCATACATAGAACAGATTCAAAATCTATCAATCAGTGGTTTACAAGAAGTTGACATGAATAAATTAGAAGAATGTATAAAGGCTAAAGACCATCAAGAGTTTCTCCTTAAACTATTGGTAAGCAAGGATTCTTTTATCAGAAAGAAAATCATTGACCAAAACCTATCCTTTTTGAATACAAGAATGATACATTACCTAGAGGCATTGGCATTGCCACATGAAGTCACATTCATGAATGATTTATCTGTATCAATTACGCATTATGGTAGAGAATATGATTTTGAACAACTTTCTGGTGGTGAGGGCAATAGACTTGTCTTGGCATTATCATGGTCATTTAGAGATATTTTTGAGCATTTAAATCACAATATTAATTTATTGATGATTGACGAGATTGTCGATACTGGTATGGATAGTCAAGGAATGGATGCCGCTCTTACTATTCTCAAAAAACTTGCCAGAGAAAAATCAAAGAATATTTTCTTAATTAGTCATAAGGATGAATTACAGGCAAGAGTGGATAATATTTTGACTGTACAAAAGGAAAATGGGTTTACAACATTCATGGAACATTAAAACCTATTTTAATAAATCAATAAATAAGCTATATGGCTAAAATATTATTCAAAGGATTCAGTACACAATCAGACAGAGAAAAAACTCGCAACTGGAGTGTATATGATGTTGACTTAGTTAAAGCAGATTTATTAAATCATTTTTATACTAAGAAAAGAGAAAGATTAATGTTTCCTAATTATGGTAGCATTATCTGGGATAAATTACTAGAACCCTTAACCGATGCTGTCAAACAAGAAATATTAGAAGATTCTATACAACTAGTAGAATCAGACCCAAGAGTAAAAATACAATCAATCAACGCTATTGAAGTGGATAGAGGTATAAGATTAGAGATGACACTATTATATGTTCCTTTGAATGCTGTTGATACATTTAATTTAGATTTTGATAAATCTACACAGGAGAGAATATAAAATGTCAGCCTCACAAAGACAGAGTGAATTATTTGCTGGAGAAAACTGGCTATTACTATATAGAGCATTTTCAGAGGTAGATTTAAACGCATATGATTTTGATACAATTCGTCAAGCGATGACGGATTATGTCAGAAGAACATATCCAGAAGATTTCAATGATTGGATTAACTCAAGTGAGTTTGTAGCGTTAATTGACTTGATGGCATACTTAGGGCAATCAATAGCTTTCAGAACAGATATTAACTCAAGAGAAAACTTTCTTGATACTGCGAGAAGAAGAGAAAGTGTTTTAAGACTTTCAAGATACTTAAGCTATCAACCAAAGCGAAACCTCCCCGCTAGAGGTTTATTGAAGATTACACAAATATCAACAACAGAAGATATTTTTGATTCAAGTGGTAATAACCTTAATGGTCAAACAATTATTTGGGATGATACGAATAATCCTGATTGGTTTGAACAATGGGTATTAGTATTAAACTCTTCTTTAACATCATCTAATCAATATGGAAACCCGTTGAAGACTGAAATTATACAAAGTACAGAAACACAATTATATAGATTTGATAATGTTGCGATTAACTCAGGTCAATATCCTTTTACTGCTTTTGTTAATAACAAAAATCTAAACTTTGAAGTAGTAAATATTGACTTTAATACAACTAATGGTTTTATAGAGAGAAGTCCTGATACTAAAGCCGCCTTCAATCTTCTCTATAGAAACGATGGTAATGGCAATAGTTCGGATGATACGGGATTTTTCTTTTACTTCAAACAAGGTCAACTACAAAAACAAGATTATCTTGTTGATGAACCTGTAGAAAATAGAATAATCAATGTTGATGTTAGTAATATCAATGATACCGATGTTTGGGTACAAACAGTTAATGACCAAGGAAATATCGTTTCTAATGGCAATTGGAGTAAAATTGGATTCTTACCAAGCGATGATTTATCGAGAATCATTATCAATGACCAAAATATAACATTTAATAATTTTAATGTAACTATTCGTAATATATTTCAAGTAATTACAAAGCAAGATGATAAAATTGCTTTAAGATTTGGAGATGGAAGATTTGGGCAAATACCAACTGGAAACCTTCGTTCATGGTTTAGAGTAAGTGAAAATGATGTATACACTATAAAACCATCTGATATTACCGATAAACAAATAACAATTCCCTATTTTGATACTATTGGTAACTCTCAACGATTATCACTGTCATTTTCTTTAAAGTATCAAATTTCTAACAGTGTTGTTGGCGAAACAAACGATGAAATCAAAAGACGTGCCCCACAAGTTTATTCTACTCAGGGTAGAATGGTATCAGGTGAAGATTACAATATCATTCCATCTACCTATAACCAAGCTAAAAAAGTCAAGGCAATCAATAGGATTTATTCTGGTCAAAGTAGATATTTAGAATTAAACGACCCAACAGGAAACTATCAAAATACAAAGATTTTCTCCGATGATGGAGCAATTTATAAAGAATTATTTAATAGTTACGATGAAGTATCTCTTAATAGTGGCGTGACAAATCAAGAAATTGTCACAGATTATATTTCACCTGTTTTAAAAAACGATGAATTACTGAGTTTCTTATATGATAACTGGTTAAAGGGTGTTAGTAAATCACCTTTGTATGATTTTGTTTATACTACTCCTTCTATTAAATGGAAAAAGAGTACAAACTCGATATATTCTAGTTCTGGTATATTTGTATCAACAACTAATATTCCAACAGCCATTGGTGATAATGCCATAGGCAAACAAATTTATATCAGAAAAGGTGCTCTCGTTAAGTTTCAAAATGCTGGCTGGGTATCTATTTCAAATGTGAATGGTGATGGCAATGCCTTTTATCCTAATGGCGAGGGGTATGTTAAATTAAATGAAAATGTAGCTAATGATGATGTTGTCTTACAAATATTACCTGCCTTTAAGACTGTTTTTAGTGGGACAGAAATAACAAACATTCTTGATGCCATCACACAAAAAAGAACATTTGGTATATCTTTCGATTTCAGAAGTCAATCATGGAGAGTAATTTATACATCATCCATTAATTTAACGTCATTGTATGATTTTGATACAATTAATACTCAATCAGATTCAAGTTGGTTAATTAAGATTGAGTATTCCACATTAAATTGGAAAATAACCACAAGAGGTTTAAGATACGTTTTTGAAAGTGAAAAGGATACAAAGTTTTACTACACCAATACCTCAAAAAGCATTGACCCTATTACAAGAAAAGCAGTAACAGACCAGATTAAGGTATTGAATATCAACCTAAATCCATCATTAAATAATATTCTCGGTCTTGATAAAGTGTTTGATTTAAAAGAACAATACACTTATAAAGATGGATTTAGTGAACCAAGAAGAGTAAGAATATCTTACACCGATAGTGATTTAGATGGTCAACCCGATAATCCACAAATATTTTCTGAAATTGTCGCGGATACATCTTGGATATTTCATAAAAGACAAGTAGATATCAATGGTTATGAATATTATACCATCACAAACGATGTTGTGGCTGTTCCTGATAATGCTGCTATACCTTCCCTCCCACCCCTACAGGTATTCTTCTACTATAACGTAGAAACAGAACAGGGCGTGTTTTGGAAGAGTCTATTGACTGTAGCTGGTTCACCAAACCTTACAAACCCCGCACAGGCAACCTTAATTACAGACCCAACTTTATATCAGGCTAATATTGGTAGAAAAAACATAAAGTTTCAATGGAATCATTATGCTAACTCTCAAACGAGAATTGACCCAAGCGTATCTAACATCATTGATGTATTTGTATTAACAACTGATTATAATCAAGAAGTCATCAACTGGTATAACAATGGGGCAAATCCCACTACAATTCCAACTCCACCATCAGAAACAACATTAACAAGTGATTTCAATAGTTTGAAAGAATTAAAAATGTTTAGTGATGAGTTGATATTCAGACCTTCTAAGTTTAAGTTTTTATTTGGTAATGGGGCAAGGGCAGAATTAAAAGCAAGGTTCAAAGTGGTTAAACTAGAAGGAACGACTATTAGTGATGGAGAAATTAAGTCAACTATTATTGAAACTGTTAATTCATTCTTTGATGTGGCAGGATGGGATTTCGGCGAGACATTTTATTTTAGTGAATTATCCGCTTTCATTCATAGACAGATGATTAATTCAATCAGTAGCATTGTCATAGTTCCCTTGAACGAAGATTTATCATTTGGTGGATTATATGAAATACGTTCTGAACCCGATGAGTTATTTTTCTCTTCATTGACAGTGGATTTGATTGACATCATACCCTCAAATACTATATCAAGTCTAAGAATTAAGTAAAAACCTGTTTTAATTACTTTTATAAATAATAGATGAACCAAGAGTTACAAGTATAAACATGAAAAAACCAATAGATTATAAGTTTACCCCGACATATATTGACAGAGTTAAAACGGAAAAGAGGAGTCCGATTGACCTCTTACCAGCAGTACATCAAACAGATACTCTTAAAAAGTTTTTCTCGTCTACGATTGATAATTTATTTAATGCTGGAAAAGCAAAATCTATTAATGGTTATATTGGGCAAAAACCCGTGTGGTGGGATAAAGATAAAGATTTTTATCTTGTTGAACCCGATGATTCGAGAAAATTTTATCAATTAGAACCAGCAATGGTAAGTAAGGCGGCGGATTTATCTATACAATCCTTATTGTTTTATGATGATTTTATTAAAAGTATTGATGATAATGGTGGATTAACAAATAATCATTCGAGATTATTCGCCTCTGATTATTACTCATGGTGTCCTCCGATTGATATTGATTCGTTTTTAAACTTTAGAAATTATTATTGGGTAAATGTTGATTTTACCCCTATTACCATCATTGGTGATAAAAACAAATTTGTCGGTGATGGTATTACAACAAAGTTTTCTTTACCTAATAGCATTGCGTATCCTTTATCTGAAATTATTGTTTTAGTAGATGGAGAAGTAGCAACTTTTACATATGTAACAGGTGATACAGATGTTGATTTGACAACAGCACCTTCTATTAATTCAGTGGTAGAGGTATATGGAAGTTCTGATATTGAATCTATAGTAGGAAAAACAACCCATACATTTTTAAACAATACAACCTTATCAAGTGGTCAAAGAATATTGATAACTAATGATAAAAATACAGATAATAATGATAAAATTTTTATTGTTGAGGGTGTTGGAGAATATATTGTTTTAGTTCCCGATGATGTTATTGACCCAAGTGTCACTTCAAAAAAAGATTATATTACAGTTCAAAGAGGTTCAACAAATACATCAAGATGGTCGGTAACTAATAGATGGTTTCACATTGATGTATTAAATGACGCTGGGCTAACAGAAGAATTTCTAAAAGAGGCGCAAGCAAGTAGACCAATACTACAATTTGATAGAAACCTAAAATTATATAATTATGGTATAACCAGAAGAAGTTCTGTTGATTTTCTTGATGATAGAAATACAGATATTTTATCCTATATTGATAAGACTACAATGGGGTTAATTGATGGTGTTGAAGTAGATTTGGCATACATCAACAATAGGGGAACGGTAAGAATACTAGTCACCAATGATGCCAATCCATTGATTAATAATAAAATATTTTCTATTAGTACTAATAATAACAGAATACAAATATCCGTTGAGAATGATGGTATAGATATTAACGGTGCCCCCGTAATCTATGAAATGACTAAAATATTAAGTGGAAATTACTACAATAATAAAGAGGTGTTTTATACGGGGTTAAACTGGAAATTATGCCAAGAAAAGACCGATGTTAATATTGAACCTTTGTTTGATTTATTCGATTCAACGAAAAATAGAATTGATGATACAAATATTTACCCATCTTCATCATTTAAGGGGTCACGAGTATTTGGGTATGCTATTAATACGGCATCGCCTATTGACACGGAGATTAATAAAACACTAAGATATGATAATAATGGCGAGATTGTTTTTGAAAACTATTTAACAACAGAAAAGTATACATATTTCTTTGATGACAACCTACAGACATTTTCTGGGTATTTCTATTATCATGATACCTTTAAGGATGTATATAACAATAATTGGTTTAAACGAGATGATAAATCATCACAAAAGGTTGTAGACGAGTTTATCATTAAAAATAATAAGAAAAACTATAAAATTAGTCAAAACTCTACTTTAGCGACATCAACAGAGGTCTTCAAGAATCTAATTAAACTAGAAATAAACACAGATTATCTAATCAATGATTATGACTTAATATTGAGTGATGTACAGGATAATGATGTAATAACCGTAAAAACCCTTACAAGTGCCATCGAACCTAACATTAAAGGATACTATGAAATTCCTATTAACCTATCATTAAATCCTTTAAATCAGCCTATATCACATGTATCAAAAGGTGATGTATACAATCATTTCTCAGAAATCATCAAGGGACAAATTGGATTCATAGGTAGTGAATACGATAGAAACAACTGGCGAGATATTTCAAAAAATAAAGGATTGGGCACACAGATTGTACAACAATCATCTTCGTTATTGAAGGCGATGCTTTTAATGGCAAACACAAACTTAGATTTAATAGAGGCGATAGACTATTCTGAATCTGAATATTTGCGTTGGAGAAACAAGTTTGAACAAAAAATCCAACAATACTATAATGATGGAACATTCATAGATACTGACCCAACATCTGTTTGGATTGACAGTGTTATACAGGAAATAAACATCGGAAAAACAAAATCATTTCCATTTTATAATTCTGGAATAGGCAAAACAAGTAATTCTGTATATAATTCAACCTATTCACCAGCTACACCATCTTATCTAGGTATGTATCCCTTATACACACCAATGATACTTTTTGATGACACATTACTAGAACCAAAATATTTAATACAATTACACGATGGTAGTGTTATTAAAGCCAATCAAGACTATAGAGATAATGTAATATTGGCATATGAAAATAAAATTATTGAAAGTATACAAAATACTATTAAAGAAAGAGAAGTGCCATTCTTTGATGTCAGAAAAATTATAGGTAATAAAAATAGAACAGGATTGTATTCTAAGCAAGAATTTAATTCAATATTAAAATCTTACTTTGAAAAATGGTGTTCTTTGAACGGATTGAATTATAGAAAAAATACAACCTTTAATCCAGAAAATCCTTTTACTTGGAATTGGTCAACAGTCGATGATATTACAGGTGAGAAATTAGCGGGAAACTGGAGAGAAATCTATAAACAGTTTTATGATACAGACAGACCTCATACACATCCTTGGGAAATATTAGGGTTTACAATAAAGCCGTTGTGGTGGGATTCCGCTTATGGTACTTCTCCCTACACTAAAAATAACCTTATATTATGGAATGATATAGCAACGGGAAATATTAGATTTGGTCAAAGACAAGGTATCAATCAAGATTATGCGAAACCTTATATTTTTGATGTAATTCCCGTGGATGAGTCGGGTAATTTATTAAACCCATTAGAGATTGGTATCGCCAAGAACGAACCAACTATGACAGATGCGGCGGCGAATTGGGCATTTGGGGATGGTGGGGCAATAGAAACCTCGTGGAGACGTTCTTCGATATATCCATTTGTCTTTGCCAAGGCATCTTACCTAATGAAACCATCAGATTTTGTAGAGTATGGCTGGGAATCTGATGATATATTTTTATTGGACAATAATCAAATTGTTAATAAAAAAACGGGTAGTAGACTTACAAATGATGTTTTAGTTCATGGAGAGCAAGATTCTAACGGAAATACTGTTATACGATATGGTATACAACAGTGGGTCAGCGATAGATTAGCAAAAAACAATAAAGATATAAAAACAAACTTTGGTGATTTTGTTAGAGGACTTGATGTAAAGCTAGTGTATAGATTTGCTGGATTTACAAATGATTCTGATATTAATGTAATTAGTGATGACTCGGAAAAAATACCGAATGAAAATACCAACATTGTTCTATATAAATCACCTGTTAAAAAACAATATACTTATAGCGGTGTAATCGTTGAGAAAAATGACAATGGATTTTATGTTTATGGGTATGACATACTCTATCCTTGGTTCAACATTATATCGGGAGATGAAAATGGAGAATCTTTTACTTTAACAACAAATAGAAATAAAAAAGTAAAAATCCAGTCTTGGAAACCTAATACATATTATTCAATTAACACCACCGTTTCATATAAAGATGCCACTTATTCGGCATTGAAAACACATACAAGCTCTAGTTCTTTTGAGGAATCATTCTGGAGCATTACGTCTTCTACTGTTACAATTGACAGTGGAGAAGTGGCGGTATTTTCCAATCCCAACTCAAACAATACTGTAACTAAAATTAATTACGGAACAAAGTTCAAAGATAAACAGGAGGTGGCGAATTTTCTTTACTCTTATTCTCGTTACTTAGAAAGTGTTGGATTTAATTTTACATTTGTAAATATTAATAATAAAGTTGAGGATTGGACTACTTCTATTCTTGAATACCTTGATTGGTGTGATTTATCATTAACCGATGGTAACATTATAGCATTGAGTCCAGCCAGTCAAAAAATCTCCTATACTGTTTCTAGGGGAAACATTGAAAATGTTGAAACTCTACATAGACAAACATATGGTATTTTAGATAAAAAAGGTTTACCGATTCCAGCAAATAAAACATTTGTTACTAGAAAAGATGGAAGTATTGATATAACTCCGCAATCTAAAGAAAATTCAATATTCTTTACTCGATTACTCATTACAGAGATTGAACATTGTTTGTTGTTAGATAATAAAACCGTATTTGGTGATATTATCTATGACCCAACGCTGGGTGTAAGACAACCACGACTAAGAGTTCAAGGTTTAAGAAGTACTGACTGGACAGGCAGAATTGATGCTCCAGGATATATTGTTACAGGTAGTAGAATAATACCAAACTTTGAAAATACAACGAATGATTTTAGAAATTATTTTGAAATAGAAGGTTCATCTAATACAACTATTAAGGAATTATCAAGACATAATATCAACTATCAAGATAGAGAATATTTAAACAACCTATTAGTAAACCCAACTAATCAATTTGAGTTTTATCAAGGTATGATTGGTAGAAAAGGTACTGCTACCGTATTAGATAGAATCTTGCGTTCTGATTTTATTAGCTATAATACTGATATTGATTTCCTAGAAGAATGGGCAGTAAGAACAGGTTCTTATGGTTCTGAAGAAATAAACCCAACATTAGAAATTCAATTAAAACAAGTGGATTATAAAAATGACCCGCAATTAGTTGAATTTAATTCTGAAAACTTTGATAGTTTATTTGATAACTATGGGATAGATATTAGAGACACTGTTTCTGAAAAAACATTTTCATATTCACTAGATTTACAGTCTACTCCGCAATCTCCGCAAACACAAGTTTTAATCATTAAAACACTTCCTAATAAAAGTGTTATCATAAAGAATGTCACTGTTAAGGTTAAACAGTATTTTGATGGTGTATCTCCAACTTTGACCATCGGTGATATTGATAACAATTCGAGAATAATACCCTCTATCGACTTATCATTAATAGATGTGTATAAGTTTAATTTTAATAGTGATACTCCTTTTAAAACAGTAAAAGATGAAACAAAACTGTATTTTAATGGATTAACGACAGTGGGTTCTATTGTTGTTGATGTAGAGATTGAATATCCACAAGATTACTTTTCTGATGTATTAAATGGTGTAAATAATAAAAATTATAAAACAATTAATGATTTCTTCTCTAATAAGGGAGTATTGTTAGAAAAAGATAAATCTTGGAATTATAGACATTCACTGAATAATGTTAATTGGTCTAAAAAGAAATACACACAGAAGGAAAAGGGGTTTCTCCCAACGGCGGGATATGCGAGAGTTGATGATACTCAATGGCAAGCAACAACATACACTGAGTTCAATTCGTTATTCTATGATACACTCGTTTCAAATCCATCTGCCGCCGTTGTTACCAGTGAAATATTTAATAAGACAACCGATAGTGTAATCAGAAAAATAACAAAAATTAGCAATAAACCGTATAGACTTAAGAATATAAGTTTATTGGTACAGGAAGAGTTTTTAAATGGGACATCTATTAAAATAAGAAAAGATTCACCATCTGGAGAAATAATCTTTCAATACAGTGATTTACAAGTTATTGATACCGTAGACGTGTATCCGTATATTTTTATCACAGGTGACATTTACATTGAATACACAAGGGCAACAGGTACATTACCTTTATTAATTGGCAACATGACTATATCATTAACATTTGATGTTATAGAAAAAAGTATATTAATTGATGATAGAATATGGGTATATAGTGATTTTAATACAGAATGGAACATATATCAATTAACTGACACCGATTATAATGTTAATTCAATAATCCCTCCGATTTCATCTAGTGGTGGTAGCTTAGTACTACTGAATAAGACACTAAGTTCTAATATTTCAAATGACACTGTTAATGGAACAAGAAAAATAACAGAAAAAGATATATTAGTATTGGATGGTGTTGATAACTTAAATCCCGAAATATTAAATACTGTAATTGGAAAAAGTAATAATTCAATCAGTGTATTAGTTAGACCTTCTACCTATACAGAACCATTGAACTTATTAAAATTAGTATCTCAGGCAGATATGAAAATTGATAAAATAACAATAAGTAATGTTATCCCATTATCAGATTCAACAAAACCACAAATAACCCTTGGTACAAGTTCAAATCCTACGCAATTTGTAAATGGATTAGTTGATAGTTCTTTTAATAGTCAAGTTACAATTGATAGTACACAGCCTGTATTTTCATTTGGGCAACCAATCTTAGTTGAATTTTTCGATACAGATGTAAAAATAATTGAGGGTTCGACAACTGTTCCTATTGAAATGATAAGACGGGGTGGAATATATCAAATACCATCTAATGTACAAATATTAAATGGCGGCAGTGGATATGAGGTTGCCCCACAAGTAACAATTAATGGTATCCAAGGTGTAAAGGCAACAGCTAACATATCTGGTTTTGTTGCCAGAGTTAATATTACAAATAGTGGATTTTTCTATACTACAGCACCAGAGGTATTTTTCGTTGGTGGTGATGGAACGGCGGCACAGGCTTTTGCTACAGTGGTAGATGGCGAGGTTACAGAGATAACCCTTGTTCCCGTTGGTGGTACTGGATTTAAATACAAGACTCCACCAACAGTAATCATAAGTGGCGGGGGCGGGTTTGGAGCAACCGCAGAAGCCATCCTTAATTACTCTATTGAATATATCTCTATTGATACTATTGGTAGTTGTAATTATACGGGTACACCAATTACAGTTGATATTGATGCCCCAACAAGTCCAATATTTACAAATACACAAGCAACGGCAGAATTAAATCTAACAGACAGTGCCAATAAAACAAGAGTAATGTTTGAAGTCACAAATCCCGATAATACAGTAAATGTATATGGTTACACAGGTGGACCAGTATCTCCTACTCTATCAGGAAGTGGTGTTGAATTTAATAGTCCAAATGGTTCTGTTGGTGATTGGAGACAGATTTTCAATCTTCCTATTCCATCATCTGTAACAGAAGATTTAGTTTACAAAGTAAAGATATTATCTGCCTATGATTTCTTAACAAACGAATTGGTAGATTTTGATGATACATTTACTACTTTTGTAACAGTTTTAAGAACTGGCGATATTGATTTAAAAAGTGGTTTAACATATACTATTAATAATATTCCTATTGATATAGATGACGATTTGATTTTAACATTAGATGCCGATGGTAACAATGGATTAATCAATGTGACAATTGATTATAGTTTTGATAAAGCATTGGAAATATTCAATAACTATGATAATACACCTATTGTTTTAACTGACGATGCGACAAATGGTGATGTTTACTCATTATCTCCTTTAAGATTCACTACTTTATCCGATATGTCGTTGAGCGGAAGACAGCCAATAAGAGGATGGAGAAATACAGATTTGTCATTTGTAGATAATGTTCAAACTCCCAATGATTATTGGGGAATATATCAATATAATAATGGATGGATACAACAATTAAGAGAAACAGAGAAAAATGACCAGTCTATATTTGCTAAGGCAATAATTTACGACAATTTAACTAATACTATAAAGCAAACACTACAATTATTTGACCCAAGAAAAGGATATATTCCAGGAGTAATTGACAGAGAAATTACTTATAAAATTGAATATGACCCTGCTATATATGATTTCAGTAAGGAAGATAATACAACTATAGATAGTAATAGAAGCTGGAATAGTAAACAAACTGGTTTACTATGGTGGGATGTATCTACTGTTAAGTATTATGAATATGAGTCATCTACCGATGAATATAAGTGGAGAAATTGGGGTAAATTACTACCTAAAGCATCTATTGATATTTATGAATGGACAAAAAGCCCTGTATTGCCATCTGAATATGCGGCATTAGTTGCCAGAACTAAAAATAATACTCTTACGGAAAAATACACAGGTATAGTAAAAAATATTGAATCATATGCTACGAGCATTGAATGGAATGACGATACTAAGACCAATCAAACTTTTTATTATTTTTGGGTAAAAGACTCACAAAAAACTAATATTAAAAATAGAAAATTAACGGCACAACAGGTAGCAAATACAATAAGTAATCCAAACAATAGTAATATTCCTTGGTTTGCCGCGATTGACACTAATAAATTATTGATTGGCGGTATTGGAAATTACTTGAACGATACTAGCACGATATTCTCTTTAGATTGGAATGAATCTAAGATACAGAATAGTTGGCATAAAGAATATACATTGATTAGCCAACAAAGTAAATCCAATGATGTTCCAGATTTACTTTGGAAAAAAATGACTGATAGTTTAATTGGTTGGGATAATTCTGTTACTGTCAAGGAAGTATCAATAGTAACCACAACTGCTCTGACACCGAATAGTATCGAGTTAAGAGTTGTAGATTCATCTGAATTAGCAGATAGTGGCGAAATCACAATGGGTAACATTATTGTTACTTATAAATCAAAGTTTGGTAATACACTACAAGGCGTAGTATCGAGTGAATATAGACCTATTGGAACAATAGGTATACAGACAAACACTGTGTATAATGAAAATACAGTCCCACAATCTAATTTAACAAAAAAAGAAGTATATGGTATAAACTTTAGACCAAGACAAACAATGTTTATACCAGAAGTTAATTCAATTGGTAGATATTCTGCCAGTAGAGATGCCAGAAAAACATTAGTTGAGAAACTAAATAGTATTTTCTTAAAATATCCTATTATTGATGATAGATTAGAATGGGAAAGTATCTTTCTCAACGAGGATAAACTTCCAGATATATCACAGTATTCATTCGAGGCAGAATCTATTGCCGATAGAAATATTATATCAACAAGTTTACTCCTGACATCGGGACAGAAAATTCTTATTAAAAATACCAGTGAATATTTTGGATTTTGGACTTTATGGAAGTATCAACCTACAAATCCGTTTTCTGATGGCTTCGGATTTATTTTGGAATCTGCCCAAAAATACAAAAATCAAGAAAACTATATATGGAATAGAGTTGATTGGTATTCTACTGGATTTGATAAGAATGATACTCCTTCTTATTTCTTCGATACATTACAAGATTTATATTTCTCACAGTTGAACCTTACTCTAAATGATACAAGTAATATTATTGTAGAAGTAAAGGATAATGGTACAGGAAGATGGGAGTGGTTTATAAGTGAAAACTCTCAGTGGAAGACTGTTGCCAGAGAAAAAGCAACCATTTCATTAACAGATGTATTCTATAATACAGATAAAGTAATATATGGTTTCTATGGATATAATATAGAAGATATTTATAGAAGAGATGGTAGCTATGAGTTAAAGTTTATATTAGATAGTTTAAAAGATAAATTGTTGTTATCTATTGAGAAAAATGACTTGTTTATAACAATGATTAGAAAATCATATAGTCAAGGTATAAATGTTGACTGGGCATTTAAGACGAGCTTCATGAAGATAGCAGGAACATCAAATAAACTCATTCAAAGTCCTGTTGTAACAAAAAATAAGACCAATGACATACTTAGCTTTGTCAATGAGGTAAAACCGTATCATGTAAAAGTTAGAGATTTTAATGATACATTTAGTTCCGACATTGATAATACACTTGTTTCATCTACCGATTTTGATAATCCAGTATACTTTGATACTAATACCCTAACATATAGAATACTAGATGAAAACAATTCTACTGATGTGGCGATTCTTAATACATCTCCTTGGAATGATTGGTATAGTAATTATACTAAAACAAACAATGAATCGTGGGATATTAACTGGAATCCTGTTAGAAAAATGAAAACTTCTATCGTTTTTGATAGAAACTCATCAACTACATCGAGTGGATGGAACTCAATTCCTTGGGATGCTTTTGAGGTTGTGTATGTCAACAATAGAATGATATATAATTTTTCTGCCCTAGAACAAGAGTATCGTGCCAACACATCATTAAATTACAATGACAGAGTTGTAAATACTCTTTTGGATAGGGATGCTTTAGAGGGAACAACAACTTTAATTTCTGGAACAATTGTATATGTTAAAGAAAACAACAGATACTATATGTATGATGCCACAAACTTATTATGGAAAGAATTTTTTGCTATTGGTTGGGATAGACAATCTGGTGCTTATGATAGAATAATGAGTCATTATCAACCTGACTTAACCGAACAAAGAAAGGATACCAATCTTCTTATTTCTGGTGCCGCCTTTAGAGGGACAACCATTAAAGGCAATGACCTAGATAAAAACGAGGTTGATTGTGATACATTAAACAGTTGGGACAATGGCTTTGGTTGGGATACAAGTCGAGTAACCTTTGTAGATGACGCTGAATTATACACGGATTTATCTAAAACATACAGAAAAAATGATATAGATTATAAAGATATGGTTGTATCAACCATACAAGAAAGAAATTATCTTTCACAAAACTCATTGGTAGTTAATGGAACTATTGTTACTGTAACACTAGAGCCTATACAATACTTTATATGGGATACACTACTCAATCAATGGAGAGAGTTTTATACTATTGCTTGGGACAGTTCTGGAGATTGTAGATTTGCCAATAAAATCAATGTTGCTAGTTATATTGATATTAATTTAATTGGAAATCAACCAAATGAAATTAATGGAGATTTTGAAGAAACGGATGCTAGTACTTATACATCAAGTGATATTCTTGTTAATGGTGGTGCTTTCCAACAATCAAGATGGGATTCCGATAGACCAGAAGAGTTAGTAAAAACAAAAACAAATGATGTATTAAACTTTAACTTTTATCAAAAATCAGACAGTGATTTTGCGGATTATATTACCGCCCTAAACTCATGGACACAAAATACTATCTATACTAAGGGAGATATTGTAAAAAATAGCGGAAAGATATATACTTGCGTTTCTTCTGGTACATCTAATGTATCTGGTACTGGTCCACAAAGCACAACTAATAATATTATTGTTGATGGAACAACATCATGGAAGTATAGCGATTCAACAACGGCAAATGTAAACTATTACGCCAATACAAAACCGTTATCATTTGAAATGTTCAAGAGTTCTTTGGAGAATTGGTCAATCAAGAGAAAGTTAGATAGTGAATTATTATTGGATAATGATGTTTTGAATAATTCAACATCAATAACCGTACAATATACTGGCTCAAGTTCTAATATATTCGAGGATGGTATTCTTCACAATCCAGAAAATCCTAGTTCAACATTTGTAAATAAAATCAGAAAATCTTTTGCTATTGTTTTAAAAACAATTAATTCTGGTGTTACTTCTATAACAACAGCGACAAAGAACTCTAAAAACCTTTATGTAAATCAAATAGTCTATGTAAGGGAGTCAACTAATTTTTCTGTTTGGGCTAGGGGAAAAATAACTGCTATCTCCTCTCCTTCTGGTGGAAATGTAACAATAACCCTGAGTGATGTATCAATTAACGGAACTATTATCACTACTAAAAAGTTTTATTTAGAAACCCTAGATATTAGTAAGATTCCAGGAATATTAAATGTATCTAACGAGAAAATATTGTATTGGAAGGTAGTTGACAACCAAGATGGAACATTCGAGTTAAAGAATATAGAGCGAGGGTTTGCTGGCACAATGACTGGTAAATCTTGTAAAAGAGATAGAATAATACATAATTCAGTAACAAATGAAATAGATATATCAACTTATTCAATTCCTACTTCATGGAATGGTGACTTCTCTAAGTTATATGTATATGTAAGAAAATATAAAGATGAAACCGTATATGGGTATGATTCTAAGCAATATGGCGTTGATTTTACTATAGTTAATAATCAGATAAAATTTATAAAACTATTCGCTACTCAACCTTTGTCTCTTGCCATTAATAAAAATCATAAATATATAAATTCCGCGAGTCATGGACAAAAAGATATACAACAAACAGTTGATGAAAACTCATTAAGAGGTGATATTATAGTTGATGTGGTAGCAGATAGTTGGAATGACGCGAATGATATTACACATACAAGTATTCTTTCTGATGTAGAGACAGTGAGATTCAATGTTTCTACAGGAACAAAACGCCCCGTCTATGACTTATCTAATCAACAAGCATTACCTTTGGTAAATCAAACTATTAATAGAGTATTGTGGAAAACAACAGGATTTGAAAACCAAACAGATTTAATACAAAGAACGAATGATTGGATACAATATTTAGATAATAGTAGTCATAATGGAGCAAGTGTGGTAAAATAATCATAAATATATACAATAGGACAAAATTAAAATGTTAATGAATGAAAATATTAAAACAAGTGTATCAGATTTTATCACCATTAAAGATGGCGAATCTGTAATTATAAATAAAAATGGTAATATTGAAAAAAGTAAGCCCTTTATGAAGGGTCACTTAACTATAACCGATAAAAATACCAATGAAGTATTGTTAGACAAAGACAATGCCATACATTTTGAAAACATGAGTATTGCCCTTGCTAATTCACTCACGAATAGACCAGAAGGTAATATCCATGAAATACACTTTGGTAATGGCGGGAGTGTAGTTTCTGGAACGGGAGCTATTACTTATTTTCCACCAAACACAACAAATATTAATGCCGATTTATATAATCCAACATATTTTAAAGTGGTAAATGACCAATCAGCTTTGAATACAGATACAGCAAACAATTATATAGAGGTTAGACACGTTGTAAATACAACATACACTGATATTGTTATCACCGCCACTTTGGATTATTCAGAACCAGCGGGACAGCAAGCATTCGATAATAGTGCCACAACAGAAGGAACATTTGTATTTGATGAAATTGGGATTAAAACATTTGATACTATTCCTGGTAACGGTAATTTAATAACCCATGTTATTTTTAACCCCATTCAAAAAAGTTTAAATAGACTTATTGAAATAGTATATACAATAAGGATTAGTTTATAATATGAGCAAAGTAATAGATGTTAGTGGTAGTGGCGGAAGATTAGACGTTAGAGGAGCAGGGGGAATAACCTTACCTAGTCAAACACCTAGACCATCTACGTCTGTTAATGGGACTATGCGATGGAATGAGGGAACAAGTGAAATAGAATATTGGGATGGTTCTTGGAAAACCTTTATTGATGCGGCTTTTTTATCGGCTAATTATCTTCCTTTAGTTGGCGGTCAATTATCAGGAAACCTAACATTTTCATCTGGTAACATTACCTTAGCTTCTAATGGAATTGTTACGGCAAAAACTTTTAGTGCCACAACAGGAACTATTGACCTTACTAGTACAGTTGGACTTAAATTACCAAGTGTTTCTTCTGCTAGTGCGTTGTCTTTCGCGGGAACAGTATATTGGGATGATGTAGTTAAGAAAATTAAGTTATATCAGAATACAGCTTCGATAAATCCAGTAAATTTGGCAACTGAGACATGGGCAACGGCTACATTCGTACAACCTATCACTCTTAATAACTATTCATTAACCACTCATAACCACTTATTAAAAGTTCCAACGGCAACAACCACGCCCCCAGAATATTTTACAAATACCACAGGTCAACCTGATGGGATATATGGTGTTGATACTCCACAAAGTCCAGACCAAATCAATAACTCAAGAAGTGGTATAGTAGTATTATCAAGATTTGGAGTTAATCCAACAGATGTAACAGGATTCAATTTATCAGTTGGTTGGGATATTAATTCTTCAACTCCCAATAGTAAGCTGGCTCTAAGAATAAAAGATTCATCAAGTTCATCTTGGTCGAATTGGCGAGAGTTGGCATTTGACGATTCTTTAACAACTAATACAAATAATTTACAATCACAAATTGATTCTTTAAATACTGGAAAATCTAACGTGGGTCATACTCATGTATTAGCAGATATTACTAACGCTGGTAATGCGGCGGCAAGAAATGTTGGAACTAGTGTTGGAAATGTGGTTGAGGTTATATCAGGTGGAAGATTGCCTGTTCTTGATGGCTCATTGCTAACAAATGTATTAAAGGTGGCAACAACTCCAGAAGCTATTGCGGGAGTATCTGATGTAGTTGCTATATCTCCATTAAAATTAAGACAGGCTAATGCTGGACTAAGAATAGCTGCTAGAGGTATAGTTAAATTTTCTCCCGCTGTTGGGTCTGGGGGGGCAGCTACAGCATCATTGCGCGTTAAAACAATAGCAGTGAACAATGGTGGAACAGGTTATTCTGTTGGTAATACAATAACAGTGACAGGTGGAAGTGGCACAAGTGCTACTGCTACAGTAGCAACGGTATCTAGCGGTGTTATAACTGGTTTAACATTGTTGGCTACTGGTAACTATACTGCCTTACCAACAGCAACGGGAGCCGCCACAACAGTTTCTCCATCGGGGGGAACAGGGGCAACGGTAAATTTAACTTTTGAACTTGGGGTAATTACAGTTACTTCACAAGGGCAATGGTATGTTGTTCCTCCAGCAATTACCTTTTCATCGGGAACAGGCACCGCTTCTGCGGTAACTTTTAATCTTGGAAACATTCAATCTATTACTATCAATGATAGAGGAACTCATGCCTCAATACCAACTGTTATTATAACAGCTAACCCTAGTTTGGCAATTCTTACAAACTCATCTGGAATAGCAAGTATAACATATAATACTTCTGGTTATGTTGATGTATTTTTGTCTGAAAACCTTGGTTCACCTGATAACTATTTCATCAATAGTACAATGTCATGGAATGTTGGTAGACAAGGTGTTTCCTCGTATACAAATAAAACAGCGACTAGTTTTAGATTGTGGAACGTAAATTATGATGATGGTCCGAATGACTTTGGTTCATTATTAGGTTCTGTTGATGTTATCGTTTATACCTCCGTATAATAATTATAAATAGTTATACAAACTATAGGATAAATATACATGGCTATTGAAATCAGAAAAACAGACGGTTCACTATTAACAACTATTGATAATGGCAGAGGCGATACATCTGCCACTAGTTTGATATTGTTTGGAAAAGATTATATATCATATGCTAAACCATCGGCAGAAAACATAGTAAAGTTGCTAGAAAACTTTTCTAGTAGTGTATCACCACTAAATCCATTAGATGGTCAATTATGGCATCATAAAACAAAAAACGGCAATAGACTAGCGGCTTTGAAATTATATGATTCACAAAATACACGTTGGAATACTATTCCGGCATTAAATACTGGGTCAACTTCTCCATCAACCCCAAATACTCTTGGTAACTTATGGTATAATACGACTGATAATTCGTTGAGTTATTACAAAATAGCATCTACTCCTAATGATACAACCGATTATTTTGAAGGTGGTGGCACATGGCAGAAATTAAGAAGTACAAATAATAATGATTTTGTTGTTACTTTTCCAGTAACGGCAGGTGATGGAATTAGAGTTATAAACAGCGAAGCACCATCACAAGTTGCTTCTTTTCTTCGACTAGGTTCTAATTATAATTACAATGGTGCTACAGGACAAGGTTCTTTACTATATTCATTTGATAAATTGACCTTAATGGCGGATACTAATAATCCTATTGTTTTTAGTACAGGTGGTCTCGAACAAGCTAGATTAACTGCGAGTGGCAAACTAGGTATTGGCATAGCAAATCCCGTTGGTAGTATTGACGTTTTAAAAACAACAGAAAATCCTTCCGTAAGATTGCGTTCTAATATATCAGACTATTCAATTGGGGTGGACTTTCAAACTAAAAGATTTTTTGTTTATGATGTTTCAGGAGTTTATGATATTTTAAGTCATAACGGTCAAACATGTACAATTCGTGCTACTTTACCAAACGTAAATACATCTGTCGGATTGATTGTCAGTAACGCCCAAAACGGGAACGAGTTTATTTCCTTAGAAGTAACAGGTTCTAGTTATAACTTTAATGGTATAACAGGGCGGTGTGGTTTATTAAAATCAAATGATACACTGGCATTAATGGCAGCGGATGCCAGAGATATTGTATTTAGCGCGGGTGGCTCGGAGAAAGCAAGATTATCATCTACGGGAAAATTAGGAATTGGTACAAACAATCCTAGCACTGGACTTCATATTTTTGGTGATGCTGGCGTTAGATTACAACAATCATCATTTGGTGATTACTTGGTATATTCATCAAATACTGCTACAAAGTTTGCTGTATATGATGTTCAGGCGGCAAGAGATGTTGTAACATTTGCTGATTCGGCACTAACAGCATATGGTTCAACTGTTGCTGTTAGAGAAACAACCGATAATATAAAATCTGTTTTCATACAGAGAACTGAACCATCTTATAATTATAATGGTATAACTGGTTCTGGTGGATTGCTGTATTCGTATGATAGAATGGCAATAATGGCAGATTCAAATAACGCCATTGAGTTTAGTGCTGGTGCTGTTAAGAAAATGTCTATTACGGCGAATGACGGAACGATATTTGAGGATAATACAGTATTTAAAGAACAACAAAGAGGAAAAGTGTACGGAGTAATACCAAGTCCTGGTACTTTGTCCTTTACTCCTCTACAAGCAGGACTAATAAAGATTTATGGACAAACTGGACCAGGTGGGTTAGAGTTTTCTGACGTTGTTAATTTTATTGTTGGTAACAGAGATGTTATCTCCTCTGTTAATAACGGAGGATGCGCCACAAGAACTTATGGACAAGATGGTTCTGGTTATTTAACAGTGTCACTTTCTGGCGGCGCAGCTTTAGATTATACCATAACGGCAATATCGTTTAATTGATAATCAAATATATCATCATATGATAGTTTCATTGTAGATAATTCTACATCGGATATAGTTATGTTAATTTCTACTATAATACAACATCTATAAGAGTCATGATAAGTGCGATAGTATATATTAAAATGTGATTCATTATTGACTATATAAAAACTCTTTCCATCTCTACGGACGTACATTTTTACATTAGTATCAAAGAGTTTATTATAGTTTTTTACAAAATTACTAATTAAAAAATGCCTATGTTGATTTATTGTTCTGGAATGCTTATCACTATAGTATTCAAACGTAAATCTATAAGTATTCATTTTAAAACTCTGAATATAATCTTTTTATTTCTGATTGTATTTGTTGGGCAATTACTTGTGTTTCTAATTGAGTATGTGAGTCTAATCTCAAATTACACACTCTTTTAAATGCCGTCAAACTTCCTGTCCAATACCATTCGGTTATTGAATTAAGAGGTGTTACAATTCTTGCCAATTCTGGAGCAACATTATCTTCAAGCAATTTGTTATAGAGAACTGCTACACTATTTAAGAAACTGTTTATATAATCATTATCAACATTAATTACTTCATCGGATGACCCTTGTTTTTTATTTGACGCTTTGCCTCTCCACACATCTGGATAGAAATATTCAATAGCATCGTCAACATATCTTCTGGATACTTCATTCCAAACCAAGGATACCTGATGCTTTACTAGTTGTCTGGCAACAAATATTGGTGCTTTAACATGAATAGTTTTATAAATCATTCTAAACTTTTCATCTTTAAAAGAATCATGCCATATTTCTAATTTACTATCAGTCAATATTTTAAAACTACCAGCATTAAATGTTTGTGTTGTATTATTTTTTAATGCCTCATATGAAAAGGGGAATAATCCTTCTAACTCTTCTAATCCAGTAGCAGAGAGTTTCATTAGAGCATACAATGAACCATTTACCCAATAGATATTTTTACCTATTTTTTTTAATGCCAAGCCAGCATATAATTCTGGTGTTTCCAATAAGGTATCAATAAACTCTTCATTTGTTTCGAGAATACCATCAACCCTAGCATGACAAAATGGGGTAAAATGATTGTGTTTTGCCAAATAGTTGATTAATTTTTTATTTTGTTCGTCAGTATAATTTGTTGAACTTTTGGCAAATGATACTCTTGCCGAATCGACAATAATATTATCTCCACTAACATTATCAACAAGTAAGGCACTCAGGTTTTTGTTGTTCATTCTCTAACTCTTTTTTGCTCATTTCTAAAATATCATAATATATTTTTTGTAGTATAGGGTCATTGTTTATTGAAATAAGGGTATTCTTTAATAAAGCTACCATTTTCATAAAGTCAACTATTTGTTCATCAGTATAATTTTCTCTTATACTTTTAATATAACTTGTTTCTATCTTAGTACCAAGAACATGATTAATAATATTTGTAAAAGAATACTTTTCGTCAATTTGTTGTCTTATGGTTTCTTCAGTAATCATTTTTCATTAACTTTATCATTGCCAAAAGTGCTTCCCATTCAGATTTAACTTTTTGGCTTTTTCCAATAGCAGTAAAAATAATATTAAGTTCAATACCCTTATCAATAATTTTTTCCATATTGCCTAAAAAGGCTAAATTGTATCTAATTGATTCGACTTCATCGGTGAGTTGTCTAGCTTCTCTTCTTTTTATTGAATCGTACCAGCTTAAATCAATTGTAGCCATTTTTAAACTTTTGCTGTCTTTGAAGGTTTTTTAACGGCTGTTTTTGATTTTTTAGCGATAGGCTTATTAACTTTCTCAACTAAAGTTTCTTTAACAACCGTTTTAGGTCTAAGGGAAGGATATAAAGTATATGCCTGTTCTTTTTTTCTATTAACTTCATCTTGTAGGAACTCGGCATCTCTCAACAAACCCTTGGCAACTTCTTCGGGATTTTGTACTATTTCTGTTTTTGGTAATTCGGCAATAGACGATTCTTGAGGATTTAATTTTTCAATATTATCGAGAAGCTGAACTAAATCAACTGACATATTAGGCTTAGGACACATTACAACATCTGTAACAGGTACTCTGCTTAATTTTGCTTCGTTATGTAGTGCCAATAAAACATTATCTTGCGAACCCGGCATTTGCCTTCTACTCAAAAAATCGGCAAAATCAACAACTGCTTGTCCTTCTTTAGCCATTAGCAATTCTTGAACAATTGTCTGGAACTTTTCGGGTAAACTATCTGTGAAAATAACTAAGGCATTTTTTTTATCTTCTGGTAATTGCTTAAAAACAACAATAATTTTACTTCCTGTTGATTTTATAGCCCCTACATGTTTTACAAAATTATCCATTAATATTACTCCTGTGGTGTTGTTGCGTTTTCTGAACCTTGCGATACATAATTCTCAACAGCTTCTTTAACTTTATCCATTACTGGGTTGGTTTGTTGTTTAGCTTCTTCTTCTTTTTTAGTAATGAAATCAACAAACTCTTGAAAGTTAATTGCTGTTTTTAAAACTTGTGCCGATTCTTCTAGTGTAAATGAACGGCGTTCACCTGCCACTTTTAATGCTTCCAAGGCAACTCGAATATCTGCGAAAGACAATTCTGGGTTAGCAACTTGTTGTTCAACTTGTTCTTGTGGTGTTTCAATAGTCATAATTTTCTCCGTTGTTTAATTATATTATTATAATACCATAAAATTATATAAAAAACAACATAAAAATTAAAATAAATTAAGAATGCTTAATCATTGACTCAACTATTAAAGTTTCACCAGTAACCTTTAAACATACAGAACTCAGTACACCTTCTTTTGAACAACCAGTATCCGCAAAAATAACTTCGCCGCCTTGTTCATTTTTATGTACAAAGGGAGATATGGTAGAACGAACATCATGCCCAACAATAACTCTTTTGCCATCGGGAATAGTATCACACCAGTTATATAGTCTCGTTGGGTATCTATTTTCTTCAAATGGTACATTTCTATCGACTTCGCCGTATAATGATAAGTTTTTAGCCTCACCAGACAATTTACTACTATTTGAATTAAACATGTTTAAGTTACAGGCACCGTGTGTAAATAGTGTGTTACCAATCACCCAATGATTTTTTGAATATTCATAGATAGTGTCAAACTTGGAAATAATTAAATCTCTTTCGGAATCATTCAACTCCATGATTCTATCAATAGTTGCCATGTTGCCATGAGACAATTTCATCTTGTTTTCAGCATCGTCTCTCTTTTGTAACCATCTATGAATCTTATCTTCATGATTTCCAAGGCACATTACTGCCTTACCAGATACGATTAAATCATAAACAATATTAATACATTCGATGGGATTATCACCATAGTCAATAATATCACCTAAAAATACCATGAAGGCATTTCTTGCTGTTGCCCATTCAATAACACTCGTTAAGGCTTGTATGTCCGAATGAACATCTCCAATAGCAAAGATATATTTTTGACCATTGCTTTTAATAATATCAAGAATATTGTCATTAGTTGAGTTTTTCACAACAGTAAATAATTCTTTTCTAGTATCAATTACAGTGGCAACACCATCTCCTTTAAGGATTTCTCGTTCATTTTGGAGGAAAGTCTCGTGATGCTTATTAATGAGATAAGGAACTTCATTCCTCCATCCTGCTGTCTCTAATTTTTCTTCAAGGGTTCTATTTACCACAACATAAAAAATTGGAACATTGTGTCTTTTTCCCAACTCAATTATACCTTTTCTATCATTGGTTTTTAAATTAGTGGCATCAATAACCACTCTTCTCTTTAATGAAAGTTTAAGATTTGCCCGATGAAATAATTCTTTGAAGACAACATTATTGTAATCTTGTCTTCTAAAATCGCCCAATAAGTCTTCTCTAATATCATCAGAAGAGATGATTTCATGTTTTTGGAAATGTTTATTGGCAATAGTTGTCTTACCACTACCTGATGGTCCAACCATTACTACTAGAGCGTATAAAGGAATATTTTTCATTCTTAGATGATACCTTTAATATAGGATAATGTCAAGGTATTTCTGCCTGATGGAGTTGTTGAATGCGATGAAAACCTGTTAATACAACAAAACCTATAATCGCCCCCTCTCCATATAACCTCAAATACTTTGTGTGTATATTGTAATAATATCACAACATCAATATAATATATAGGATTTAATTGATAAACCTCTGATAAATCAGCATCTTTTACATATTCATAATCATTAAGTTTAATTTCTACAGTTATCATATTATAAGTCCATGAAACATGTATAATAAACTGGTGAATATCGGTTTTTGTTTATATAATGTATTTCAATGACGAATCTTTTTGGGTAATTATAAAAACTTTCTCGTTGTACCACTCTCATTTCTGATATAGTAGAAATAGAAATATCTTTAATGCGCCTATGAGTAGAAATAGGTAATTTAACTATCTTCATAATTTACTCTATATACTCTATGAAAATTAAATCTTTTTCTATGTAGACCATCATAACTACTAATCTGTAATTCAGTAAATTGATTACCGATATATCTAATGATTCTTAATCTAAAACTATGAACATCCAGTAGCATATCCGAACAATCATAATATGTTTTAATTGATATTTTAATAGTTTTCATTATCTTTCAAATCATTAATACATCATTAAGAACTAATTTTTTCGTATGATAGAATAATTTTTCCAAGTCACAATGATATGTGCCAGAAGTCGATAAGGCATTACATTCAACAATCTTAATTCCATCATCACTATAGCATATATCCATCGTAAATGCTCTATGAAATGGAAAATCTTCCTCTTTTATTATTTTATCAACAAAATCAACCATCACTTTATCAACAGGTTTATTCAAACACTCTTTAAAATCATATGAACTAACTGTTATAATTTCCCTGTCTATAATCCAAAATCTAAACTCATTTTTTATATTTTTGGCGGCAGAGTAACATATCAATGATGTGTTGTTTAGTCCAGTAGTATCTTCAATAAAATCAAATGACTCTTTATTACAAGTAATAGTCTGTCCTGTTAATAATTTATTACCAGAGTTTGACTTAATGAAGAAGGTTTCGTTGTTATTAAACCGTTTTCTTATTTCACCAAATGGTAGAATATTATAACTTGAATTAAGCATATGATTACTATAAAAAGAATAGTTTGAGAAGTCATATAACGTATCATTATAATAGAACCATGAAAAGAAATTTTCATATTTTCTAATTCTTTTGATAGATTGTATTGGTAAAAATCCCGTTGTAAACTCATTAAAGACGAGTTTATCCACATTAGAAAATGTTACCTCTTCAAATGGTATACCAAGGGAGACAAGAATTGATTTTGCCGTATCAATGCCTTGTTCTCTAAAAAGGGCATGGTTCAATAGAAACTTGATATTCATAATTAATTATCTCTTTGTCCACTATATAACTCTTGAATTATTAATGTTTTATTATCGTTATTTAATAATATCACATAGTCTATTTCTGGGTATATAGATGTTCTTGTCCCGTCATAAAAAGAAAATGAACTTTCTGGATGGCAATATTCCTTTAGAAAGTTATATTTTTGATTATCAACGGCGTAACAAATCATAATTAATTGTCGAAACTCAATCCAGATAGTCCATAATTATTCCAGTTTTCTTTGATAATATGGCGAATGTTTTCAACTTTTGATATTGAGGAAGTATTTTTGTCTATTTTTGAGACAATCTGTTCTCTGACCTCATTCAACGATACATCGGCTTTATAACACGAGAAAACTATACCAGAATCTTTTGGATAATCTCGTTGAGCGTTTTCTGCCACATATCGCCTGTTTTCTTTGCTGTCACCATATTTTTGAAATAAAGTATTGATATAGTTAAATATTTCAAAAGAAAGTGTGTTAATATTATGAAGAATCCTATCGGAATATAATATAACATCATTCTTTAAATCATCTCTGAGATAAGGTAATACGTCATCTAAATCATCATTAACAATTATTTTGATAATATCTTTCTCATACCTAAATCCATCAAGACATTTATGAATCTTTACATAGTCATCTGCTTTGATTTTAAGCATATTGCCGTTTTCAAATACAACAACATAGCCTTCCTCATCAACTAAATCTTTAGTATGATTAATGAAATTATTAATATCGGAAATGCTATCCGAATAATAATCCACTAAATCAATAGAGTATTGATATGCCAATGATTTTAATTCATCATATGATGAATATTTACCTGATTTCATGTCTCGAATACCAACGAGATACAGTTTATCTACTGGATAATCCAGTACAATACGTTGTTTTCTTGAACACCATTCAAAAATCGGAGTTTTACCACCTTTAATCATTGTAGTAACAAAATCAACATAATGTGGTTTATCTGATACGAATTGTTCTGGTTGGTGAGATAAATCAGTTTTCCCCATCTTTGTACCCCAATATAATACACCATTGGAGATGAAAGGGGAAATCATTGACCCATCTAATTTAGATAAAACATAATGTTTTTGTGACCAGTCAACAGTAGAAATAGAAGTTTCTACTCTTTCACCAATGTTGAAAAACTTATGCCATGGTCTACGAATAACCTCTTTAGTATTAATATCAAAGATTAATCCCCGAAGTTCTCTGAAGATAGATTTAACTTTTCTATCTTCAGAGGTATCAGTAGGCAAATATTCAGGAAAAGTATCACGGAAGTTTACGTTGTAATTAAGACAGATATATCCTAAGTCACTATCTGTCTTAATAGTGAACTCTTCTTTATCTTTGATAAGTTCGATAACTTCGTCATATTGTAGCGTTGGAAACATAGTAGTACCCTTTAATTATTTCATTCAACATATCATATTAAAGGGTACTGTCAAGCGTTATTCATCATCATAATAAGCCGTCATTCCAAAAGGTGCTTTTATTTTGTCATTTCCATGAATAATAAATAGTGTATCAACATAATCAGGGTCTCCCCAAGTATTTCCTGGATATCCGTCCGTGAAATTAATAAATCGCGTTGGAAGTATTTCATCAACTTCTAAATCGAACTTTGAAGTATCCTTCATAAAATCCCAATTTACCTCAAATGTTGTTCCACCCCCTCCTTTAAGCTCGTATGAAAAAATATCATGGATATTATATTGATTAAACAATACGGGATTATGAACGTCTGTATCAAAACACCATAACCATATTTTGAAATCAGTATACATATCCATAATTCCCTTGACTTCACCAAGAAAATCCTTCAACATTTTTTCACTGATACTGCCACTTGTATCAATAGCAATCGCAATATCAATTGTTTCATTGTATACTTGACTTGGCATTATACAACCTGAACCATAACTTCTACGACTAGGAACATTAAAAGTAAAATCTTCCTTGATACTAGACTTAATATGACAATCTAACATTGTTCTCCAATCCATCTTTGGATTAGAAAACTCGTCAATTAGTCGTTTAATACCATTTGGAACAGAGTCAGGAGCAGAGGCACATGCTTGTAGTAAAGATGTCTTAATTTTATCCCTAATGGTATCCATGTCTTTTTTAGTGATTTTTGGTGGTCCATCACCATTACCCATTACGGTAACAGTGACCTCACCATTTTCATCACTAGTAATACCGTCTAGGTGCATATCAAGAGGTATTTTAATCTCAACACTTTTACTAAGCAAATCATCATAGACTTCATTGCTTGTTAATTCATCTGTATACTTTTCGTCATACAAGCCGACTTTTGGCATAGTACCAATTTTAGAATCAACCAAGATATAATTGGTGATATAGTCGATAGCCATGTTCCAGATTTTAGGATTTTTAGAACCCCGTCTATCACAATGGTCGAAAACACAATGGATAACTTCATGACAAAGTACAAATTGTAACTCTTTGAATGTCATACCTTTTACAAACTCTCGATTATAATAGATATTAACTCCGTCAGTTGCCATTGTGTCACACCATTTACTGGCATCGACAATCTTTTGTCTTAAAACAAGATTCCCAAAGAATGGTTTTTCCATTATGAGGGCAATTCTTGCCTCTACTATTTTTTGATAAATTGGGTCATCTTTAAGCATTACTTTTCCTTATGCTCTTCTTGCGTTAATGGAACTACTGTATTTCTTGATTAATTTCTTGAAACTACTATCATCATCCATATTAACAACGTCTTTAACATCATACTTTGTCAATATCATTTTGAAGAATAGAATAATATACTCTGGTTGTATAGTGCCTTTGTTTTCACTTCGCAAGAAAAACTCAAATACGTTGTTTGAATCACGTTTAAACTTTTCTAACGTATTGTTTAACTTAGACTTTTTATGATATTCATTAATTTCATAGCATAAACTAACAACAAGGGTATACAATACACTAACGTCATCAACCATGCCTTCTTTTAATTCTGTAATCTCACCTGTAATGATTTTACTAGGGTCTGGTAATCTAGAAGCAATGTTTTTATATTCCATAAACTCAAAAGCATACCCAGTACCAATACATCCTGCCACCATTGCTCTTAAAACATTGTCTGTTACTGAAGGATTATTTTTTAGAATACTATTTACGGCTTCCCACGAACGAGGTGTCGCAAACCCGCGACTGGCACTGGTTGGGTCAAAGTTAAATAGTTTATCTTTAAAAGTAGTTAAAAATCCAATGATTTCTGGTCTATATCCATAATCAATCGCATAATCACACCAATCTTCAAAGTCAACAGCCATTTCCAAGTGTACAAAGCGGTTCATCAAAGGAGTTGGCATTTTGAAACTGGCACCACGGTCAGTTTCTCGGTTTCCTGCCGCGATAACAATTGTATTATCTGGTAAGGTGTATTCACCCAATTTTCCATCTAGTACAATCTGATAACATGCTGCTTGTACAGAAGGAGCACCATTTGGTAATTCATCAAAGAAAAGAATAGCTTTTTTATTTCCCGTTGGATAAGAAGAAGGAATCGCCCATGTAACATTTGTTTTACCATCAATAGTTACAGGAACAGGAATACCTCTTAAATCCGTTGGTTCTAACTGTGATAGACGAATATCAATCATTTCAAATCTATCATTTACAGGAACATCATTAGCAGTAGCATAAGTTGTCAATACACCACTATCGCTTAATCCAGTAGTCTTGGCAATATTGGCAATAATTGCTGACTTGGCAATACCAGGAGGTCCCCAAATAAAAATACCTTTTCGTTTTTCTCCTGCTCGTACATCTTGAATATTTACGTTCATCATGTGAAGAATAGCAGAAACCATTTCTGTTGGTTTCAATGTGATAATCATATCCGTGTTTTGTGATTTTTTATTACTAGCCTTAGCCATTTTGTGTCCTTTGAGTTACTGTTGTTTATTAATCACAGTAAAACATAGAATTGCTTTTTTAGTCAATATGTTTTTTTCTTTTTGAAGAAAGAATCAACATATGAAAGAAAATCAATGAATAATCCTGCCTCAAACGCCATTTGTAAATCAAAAAGAACTAATGTATTTCCTTTTATCAAGTATGGCATTTTCATTATGTTATCTAATTCTAGTAAAAATCCACTTGTTAGGATGTTTTCTTTCTTTGGATTCGTAAGAGTAACCTCTCTATAGTCATAATATTCTTTTAATATGTCAAACCCAGCGTAACAAAGTCTTAAGCCTTTTTCTGTATCATCCATAATTCGATAATTATCGAATATAAATCTTTTTAACTTATTATCATCAAACTTTTGATAGTATTCTCTATCATAAAACTCGAAGTTTTCTACTTTTGTATTTCTTAAATGATTAAGTAAATTAGAGTGGAAGTTTTTTGTTTTCATTAATAACAGTGCCATCCGACATTTTTACAACAGTAAACTTATCTGTATTATATGTTTTATTGAGTTTTTCTGCTAAATTAAAAGCATGTCCACTGTGTGTAAAAGTTGTTTTTTTATACTTTGTGGGATAGTTTACCAATCTATTTGTTATTTTTAAATTAATCGGTTCATTATCATAAAATACAGCAAATACACCTTCTCCTTTAAGAATCTGTTGTACTGTATTGTTATCTTTATCAATATTTGAAAATATGATAATTGGTTTAGGTCTACTCATATAAATACTCTCCAATAGAGTATTTATGTTTTTTAGAAGTCATCCGAAGATAAATCGCCCAATAGTAGATTTTTAATTAAATCACTCTTAATAAGTTCATTATATCCACCAATATGAACATCATTGAGATATATCTGTGGCACTGATTTACAACCAGTTTTTTTATAAAACTCTAGCTTATCTTCATCATTATCTAGTTTAATCTCGGTATATTCTAAATTATTACCTGCCAGCCATCGTTTTGCCATGTCGCAATAGGGACATATTGCCTTGCTATACACTTTAATCATTATTAAACCTCTATTTGAATCATTTGCCAATTAGGTATTTCAGTGGGATACCCTCTTGAATTATTTATGTATGTTATATAGTCAACATCGGTCATCTTTCTTTCATGTGTGTGACCGTACACCCAATACTTAATTTTTTTATTGATGTCTTCTTTAATAACATCTTTCATTAAAGAATTAGTATAACTCCCGCTTAGATTATTCCATAATGGATTTTCTGGTATAAATCTCAACAATTCAGGTAAGGGAGCAGTATGCGTGACAACTATGACTTTTTCTATACTATCAATATTGTTGATTTTATTCATTGTTGATTTTAGTTTTTCCATATCAACTGCCGCTAATGTATCGGGATATTTATTATCAAAATCAATATGCCGTGAATCATTACTATATGTCATCCAAGCACTATGGCAAACAGATTTTGATATACCGTAGTTTTCCATACCAGACCAATCATACCAGCCATTAACACCAATTATTGCCAGATTTCCATGTATAGAATAATCTGTATCTCCATGTAAGAAGAAAAATCTTTTATTCGTTTTATCGGCAAATGTTCTGTTTAATATTTTTTCTATGTTTTTAAATGATTTTATACTATTCTTGTAGTTTCTCATGTAGTGGTCATGATTACCATCAACAACATAAACAAACTTATAATTTTCAAGACATTTAGTAAAAAATGGAATTAAATAATTCTCATAATTTGAAATATCTCCAGCAACAATGATAGCATCACTGTCACTGTTTTTATATTTTTGAAAGTCAAACGCACTTTCATTAGCTCTTATGTCCCAAATGTCAAGATGTGGGTCACTTAAAATGTCAAACTTCATTAAAACTCTCCGCCTGTTATTACGCTATTTTTATTCATGTTACTTTGTAATTCTGTTATTTTCAACAGATAATTTCTTTCCTTTTCGATAATAGAAAGTATTTCTGCTAATAGCAAATTTGCCTCTTCTATTGTAAGTCTCAATTCCCTACCTTTGGTTTTATTAGCAAGTACTATCTTTTTTCTGTATTCTTCGATGTTCATAATGATATTTAGCGCAGGTTAGACAACTCTTTTGCCGCTTCAAGATTTGTTTTATAAGGACCTTTAAACTCGTTTTCTGTTAAAGTAGTTGTTTTAGGACATAAAACCTTAACCCATCCACTCGCAAATTCTACTAACCAATATCCCGCCGCATAGACAATATCACTTGTTTCTGTTTTCTTATACAGGGGTATATCACCATCGTCAATAATGATAACATCTTTATGTTTTACAGTATATCCATTAATCTCAACAATAATATCTTCATTGGATATAGATTTATCAACAATCTTTATTTTACCATACGAATCTTCAAAATCATTAAAATTATCGAACTTTTCACTATGTGTTGTCGTCAGGAAATAAATATCATCATTCTTTTTTTGTAGTAATCCACTCATGTTTTGAGTGCTCGCCCGAACTAACCATGAGTTTTCTGTAACTTTTACAATATTTGGCATTATTTAAACCTCGTATTCAACATGTTGATGTACTTATCGGGATATTTTGCTAAATTATCTAATCTGTGCTTGGCGCAAAATCTTAAAAACTCAATACCAATGTTGCGTTTTGTTTCTTGTTTCATTTGTTCTTCTATGTATTCATTGGCAAATATAAGTATTGACTCTGGAATATTGTTTAAATCCATTAATAATGTATTTAATTTAAACCCATCTTTTACGGCAATAACTTCATCATCATTATTGAATGATATGGTTGGTTGTAGCATAAAATTATTCCATGCCCAACCTTTAGTATGTCTATCGGCAAATGCCTCTGTAATTCCTGGTTTATCCTTTGTGCCTTTTAATCTTGCCCCAGAATGACTTGGAACAATGCCATCACTTATATCGCCTCGTATTAACTTAATAAAAAATGCCCATTCATACCAATTACTATCAGGAACAAAATCTTCATTAACTTCTTTTACTTTTAGTTTAGCTTTAGTATCAATGATAAACTCAAGGTTTTCACCCTTTTCATTAAGAACCTTATCATGGCAAACAATGATTTTCTTAATGCTATCGTATATCTTTACATTTTTAGCCAATAATTGATGGAAATCACCATCGCCACTTACAATAACATGTTTCTTATCGGGATTATTCTTAATCCACACGGCTATCAAATCATCCGCTTCTAATCTATCTTTTTTCAAGAAAACACAGTTTGTCTTATCTCTTAAGAAATCACCAAGTTTATTCATCATATCAAAATAAACCGCATCTTCTTCAATTTCTCTTGGTGTTCTCAAATTGGCTTTTAATCTTCTAGCTGCCTTATACTTTTTGTAATGGTCGTTTCTCCACGATGTCGAATCGGCACACACTACTAATAATGTTCCGTCAAATCTATTCCAAGCACTAATCATAGAATTAATGATAATGTGTAATGCCAATGCTGCTTTTGTTTCAGCATCGCCCTTGACAACATATTTACACTTATGTATTAAATTACTTAAATCAATCAAAATATGTGACATTTATGGTCTTTCTCTGTTTACCAAACTACTGCCTTCAAACTCATCTTCTGCCAACATCTGCCTACATAATTCGCTAAAATAAGCGTTGACAATATCTTCTTGAGTTGCCCCTTTCCATCCATCATTTATCAAATGATTAACAAAATAGTCGTTCCACTCTAACTCAAACCCCATTGTTGATTTACCATCAATGCGTTCCATTTTACCATTAATTACTTCAAAAAATGCCTCGTGATTAATATCAGCTATTTCTTTTCTGTATTCATAATCTTTAATTACATTATGTTTTAAATCTATTTCTGCCTTTTCAAGCAAGTATTCTTTTGAATCCTTATCTGTTATTTTGGTAGATAAAGATTCTATTTCATAATCATAATCAGATATTTTTTTATATTTTTTATCTAATTTTAATTTATTTTTTATGTATTCTGGTGTATCCTTGTCATTATCTAATTCCAACAAGAGATATTCTTTATCCTCACTATCACCATAATAATATTCAATTTCCGCTAACTTTCTTACTTTTCCTGTTAATCCCCAACTACCAGGACATAATTTAAAGGGGATAATTCGTTTCTTTTTTGACATATATTTTCCTTATTGAGTAAATGTATCATTATTTAACTAAAATGTAAAGCATTTTTTGATAAATATATTATTATGAGATTATTTGAACTTTATACCAAACCCAATAAGTATCTTCTTGATTACATGAAAAAAGAAGAGTTTGACTATCATGCTTACTGGTGGGAGATTTGTAAAATAATTTATGAAAATGATTACATTTTAGAAGAATTTAACGAGAAAATAAATATTAATAATAAAAATATAGATGATTCTAGTGATATTAATGAAAACTTTGAACCAGAAGATTTCATGAAGTTTGATAAAGATACTCAGAAAGTAATTGAAAAAAAGGTTTATAATTATTTAGAACAATATAGTCCCGAAGATTTGCCAACATATAAACATGCTTCAATAAGCACAGAAAAACTACTACCTAGAAATACTTGGTTGATTCATTTTACTGACGAACCACAAAGTATAAAAGATAATGGTTTTAAATACGGTATAGAAGATATCAATAAATTGGGATTAACAACATATTTTAATAAAGAATACAAAAAAGACGGTGGCTATAACTTTGCTTTTATTCCCATATCAAGAGATGCTATAAATGCCCAACAAGGAAGTAGACCGAAGTATGGTAAACATGCTGTCATGTTTCAAAACAGTGGTATTGAAGTATTTCATCGCGGTGATTTAGAAAGACAAATTATATTCAATGGTAGTGATGTGAAACCAAACGATATAATTGTATTAAAGTCGAATTGTGATGAAGGTGATTGGTGCGTTAAGGCACAATATGGAAAAAAAGACTATGTTTTTTCTGGTGATTTTGAAGATGTCGTAAATTGGGTAATTAAAAATCACACTCAATATAAAAATATTATTTACTAATTATTGGGGCGATAACACATACAAACAGAGCCGCCGATAGAAGGAAGATACCAAATAGTAACTATAGGAATACTATGATATTTATTCAAAACATCGGTATATAACTTACTTTTTACTATTACAGTCTTTCCATTAGAGAAATTAACCCTATATTTTTTCTTAGTTGATTTAAAGATTCCAAGCATAATATTCTCCATTATAAATGGTAGCATACTTATAATATTTGTCAATACAAAAATATTTTTCATAAATACTATTATCCACTATTCAATGGATTTATGAGCAATTGTGCTCGTAGAAATTAAAACTTCATATAAAGGAAAATATATTATGGGTCGTCCGATTAATAAAAGAATATTAGGCTTGCTGGCAACAGCGGGTCAACAACTACAATGTACCGCATGGGTTGCTGGTGATTCACAAGCAAGAACTGGTAGTGTAATCGCCCAAAAGGGTGTTAATAAGTACAATGTAACAACAAGTGGTGGAACAAGCAAGTGCGCTCTAGTTAATACTACTGCCGCTGCCGCAGGTCAAATGACGGTAAAAGTGTTGCCTTATGGTATCTCTCAAGGTGCTGGTGCTACTGCTACTGCTTCTTTGCGTGTGGCAACAATCGCCGTCAATGCTGGCGGAACAGGATACTCGGTCAATGATGTTATTACAGTAACAGGTGGAACAGGTACTAGTGCTACGGCTACTGTTGCTACGGTGTCTGGTGGAGTAATCACGGGATTAACCCTTACATCTGCTGGTAACTATACGGCTCTTCCAAGTGCCACGGGCGCAGCTACAACTGTTGCCCCTTCTGGTGGAACAGGTGCTACTGTAAACTTGACCTTCCAACTAGGAAACATTACGGTAACTGCTGGTGGCGCAGATTATGTTGTTGCCCCTGTAGTTAGTTTTTCTGCTGGCATCGGAACAGCCACAGCAACTATAGTAAACGGCGTTGTTACAGCGGTTGCGGTTGGTACGAGAGGTACATATGCTGCTATTCCTACTGTTACCTTAACGGCAACAAGCTCAGGTTCAGGTGCCACGGCAACGGTGTCTTTGAGAGCAAAAACAATCGCTGTCAATGCTGGTGGAACAGGTTATTCCGTTGGTAACGTAATCACAGTAACAGGTGGAACAGGTACTAGTATTACTGCCACGGTTGCCACTGTATCCTCTGGTGTCGTAACTGGTTTGACATTAGTAAACCTCGGAAACTATACGGCTCTTCCAAGTGCCACGGGCGCAGCTACAACTGTCGCTCCTTCAGGTGGAACTGGCTTAACAGTCAACTTGACATTTGAAGTTGGCGTTATTACGGTAACTGGTGCTGGCACAGGTTATCTGGTTGCTCCCACCCTTACTTTCTCTGCTGGTACAGCAACGGCTACTGCCACATTAGTAAATGGTACAATTACTGCTATTACTCCTGTTGTTAGAGGCACATATGCTACTATTCCAACATTGGCAATTACACCAGGATTGGGTATCGTAGAATATGCCAAAAAAATTACTTCAAATGTTGTGGTAACTTTTGCTGGTAATCGTTATACTTGGAAACCACAAGGTACAGCGTTAGTTGCTGGAGAAGCAAGTTTAGAAACTGCTTAATAATTAACTATTATACGAAAATTAAAGGGGGCTAAAAGCCCCCTTTTTACATATACTTTAAAAGTTTTCGTTTGTATATATTTCTATATCTTGGTGTATATGAATGATAAGCTGTTGCCGATTTCATCCAAGATTTTTCTTTTTTATTTAAATATACCAAATATTCTGCTGCTAACTTGACATTGGTATATGGGTCTAGTAATTTAGTAACACTATTCCCAGCACTTTTTTTATGCCATTTCCAATTTAATTGCGTACAACCAATATTAACATTGGTAAATCCTCTATTAATTAAAGTTTTGGAATATTTGACAGCTTCTTCTTTAGTTTTAAATTGTTTTCCTTTTTCTAAATCATGTGATACAGACCAAGGTAATCCTTTAGTCTCAACACTGATGATGGCATTTAGATATTTAACAGGAATATTATATTTTTCTGCCACTTTAGAAGCGATAGTAAAACAATTATTTTCTGCTTTTCCTATTGTTGGAAAAAGTAACAGAAACGCAGTAAGCGATAAAACAAATGATTTTTTCATTGTTTTTCCTTTCTATAATTAAAATAGTTTAATAAACTATTATTTCTGTGTGTCAACTAATATTTTTATGTTGACAAATTAAAATTAAGTGGTATGTTTCAAACATGAAAACATTATTCAAAACCACATTTGGAAGTCACCTTTATGGGACTAATACCGAACAATCCGATACGGATTATAAAGCTATTTATCTTCCCGAATTAAAAGATATAATTCTTGGAAGAGTTCCAGTTACGAGTTTAACATATTCTACTGGTTCTGACAATGGTAAAAATACAAATAATGATGTAGATACTGAAATCTTTACACTAAGAGGATTTTTCAGAATGTTACAAGAAGGACAAATGGTTGCCCTAGATATGTTATTTTCACCTAAACAATTTTGGATTGAGCACACTAATACATGGATTAATATCCTACAAAATAAAGATAAAATCCTTAATAAGAACATTCATGGATATATTGGATACATTAATAAGCAATGTGCTAAGTATGGCATAAAGGGTAGTTATATTTCAGAATTAAGAGAAGTTATTACTTTTTTTAAGAATCATTCTCAATATGAAAAACTTACACCGTATAATGATGAATTAGTAGAGTTTACCAAAACATTGAAACATAGTCGCGTTTATGAAGAACCTGCCAAGGGCGATAGGTTGGCGGTAACTCTTTTTGAATGTTGTGGGAAGAAAATTGCGTTTAATGCTCCAACCGATTTTGCCATTATGGTTTTTGAAAAAGCATTAATGGGATACGGCAATCGGGCATTAGAAGCGGAGAAAAATGACAATGTAGATTGGAAAGCTGTATCTCATGCTGTTAGGGCAATCTATCAAGCGCAAGAATTATTAACTACTGGACATATTACTTTTCCTTGCCCTGATAAAGAACACATTCTTGATGTTAAATTAGGAAAAATTCATTATACTATTGTAAGTGAATGGTTAGAAAGAAATCAAGACCTATTGGTTGAGTTACAAGAAAAATCAACATTGCCATTACTATCTGATAAAGAATGGATGGATTCGTATGTTCTTGGGCTATACGGGCAGTAAAAATGTCGCAATAGTGGTACTGTGACTACCTATAATTGAATATTTTTACTGTTTCTGAGAAATAATAACAAATTCTTGTGTCATAGTGCCTTTGGCTACTCCCTTCTTATTACTAGGGGAATTAGTCGAAGGCATTACTTTATTAGATAACGCTCTTTCATAAGTGACAATGTGGTCAAATCCATTGTTACAAAAGGTTTCAGCTATAAATTGGTCTGTTTGTAGTTGTATGTCACAAACTCTTCTGTTACCAACTACATAAAATATCTTTCCACCTTGTTTAACACTTTTTGCGACATCAACGATTGATTGTTCCAAGTCTTCATAAAATGAAGAAACTTCTAAGGCTCTCTTTGGATTAACATCATTGATTTTTTCTATATCCTTGCCAATGATACCTTTATCATATAAAGTGGTTGTTTTCTTTCCACCCATCAATACTTTATCAATGCCTCTTGCGTTTTCGATTCCCAACCATTCATTCGCAAAAAATGAAAATTGACCATAAGCAACGGTTGTTTGACTGTCACCATATGGCGGAGATGTCAATACACAATCATAATAATTTTCTTTTGGTGTGAATGCTTTATTTTCAATGTTTACTGTTGCTTGTTTCAACAAATAACGATATTGAGACAAATATGTTGTTATAATTTCATTTATACTTTTTTCAAAAATCTTAAACGGCACTGGAGCATAACTTGTAATCTTATCACTTTTAATCCTGTACATTTTAAACTCGTTTTGACGAGTAAAAGAACTATTTCTTACTGTTTCGGCAAGTGCCAAAGAAAATACGTTTCTATAGTTTATATCTTCTATTTCATTGACGCACATCTTTAGTAAGGATAATTTACTGATGACATCTACAGAAAACCAAAAATGTATGTGCGGAAACTCGTGTAATGGATAAGTTTTTAGATATTTTTGTTTATCATGTAATCTTTTTATAAAATCCATTTTAACTTGTTGTAATTTATCAACGTCCAATAAAGTAAACTTAACTTTTGAAATTAAGGTGGCAAAAGGATTTAAATCGTATCCATCTATGATACTATAATTATTTTTCAATGCGGCAACAAAGGATGAGCCAGAACCACAATACGGGTCGAGTAATGTTCCCTTGTTAGTAGGAAACTCTTTTAAAAGTTCCATTCCTAGTTGGGGAATCATCGTTGCTGGATATTTATGTAGATTAGGGACAGAATCCTTGTAACTTTTTCCAGTAAAATCTAATTTAGGATTTCTTACTATTTTATACATTTAAATATAATAACAATTAACTAAAATATTGTCAACTGATTTTCTTAGCTAACTCAAAGAAATTAGAACCATCTTCTTTAAGATAACCTAATAATGTTTTATCAATTTCCCAACATTCTTTGGGAATAATTGTCCCACCATGAGATAAATGGATACCTAATTGTGCCAATTCAAGTTTCATTTCATCGGACATTTTCTTTAATGCCGTTTTTCCACCAGAAGCGTAGTAGGCATATTCACCTTGTTTAATTTTATTTAAGGTATATTCTCCGACAACTCTTTCAAAGAAATAAACAAATCTTCTTTGGAGTGATTCATCTTTTTGGATTTTTTCATACACTTTTACAGAAATATCGGATTCTCTTGAACTATAATAATCAAGACTTTTGTTCTTAATGATATGATACAATTCACCAACTTCATCTTCATCTGGTTGTATGTCATGTAGGTCTTTTCCATCAATGGTAAAAACATAACCATATCTTCCACCGTGTTTACCAACATACGATGAAAATACATGTTTGAACTTTTCTTCATTACCTTCATATGGAACTTGATATGATTTACTACCAAACGCACCGCTCATGCCGATAGCATATACCATAGCATATGTTAATTTTGGCGTGATATAGACTCTACCTTTTACGGGAGTTAGTTGTGAACCTCTTTTTGTTTCTAATTCTGGTGCTTGTATACCATTCTTTAAAATATTCATAGCAGCGTCTTTTGATGCTGTGCCATGATAGTAAATCATAGATTTTAATTGTTCTGTTGGGGCAGCTTCGGTTATTTTGTTTGATTTATCGGAAAAATCTCCATTGTTGCCAATGGCAGATTTGATTTGATTAGGAGAGAAAACACCATATTGCTCTGTGTTGGATTCGATTTCAACAAAACCATCATACCCCATTTTTTTTAGAGCTTTGATTGTGCTCGGTAAGTGAAAGGGCATAGGGTTTCCACTATACAAGTACTCTTTTATGTTATACAAAGAGTACGGATAATAATCATCCCCACGTTTGATGGCTTCGAGTAATTCTTCTTCTTTTCCGCCCCTATAAGGATTTTCCGATTTTATATACACCTGAATTATGTTAGAGTTTGTAGAGCCTGAGTATGATGATGCGTTTATCGCCGATGGGGTGAAGTAATATACAAGTCCTCTATTTTTATTTCTAAATGTATCAAAAGATTTATCAGTTCCATGATAAACTACTAAAGGTCTTCCTCGTTTATCAACTACTTCACTATCTCCGAACCACTTCCAAAAATTTTCAATACCCTGTATAGTTGTATGAATTAACTTGTTATTACTGTTTCTTGTTGGTCTTTCTTTACCATTAACTTTAATGGTTTCGGGTATCTCTTCTGATTCTGTTAATTTTTTGGATGGTTTTAGAAAATATTTATATACTCCATCAACCATAAAAACAATGATGTCTTTATTTTCGGCATTATTCTTTACAGCCAATTTTTCTACAATAGAATTAGAAAATGTTTTTGACGAGGTATTTAAATCCTTATATCCATATTTCAATATATCTTTCATGTTATAATTATTAATTTCAGATTCGGTTATTTTGTTTGATTTGTCCGAGAAATCACCATTGTTACCTATAGCTGATTTAATTTGATTTGGGGAAAACGCAACATATACTACATGAGGTTTTAAAGATTCATCAGTTACATATTCTCCCGCTGGTCCTCTATCCCTTACATTTTTAATTATCAAACTTTCGTATCCGTTTGTTCTTGACCATCTAGCTACATCATCCGTGCTAGAAGTTTCATCATCAAACCCCATATCAAAGACTTTTTTTAAATTAGTTGTCTTTGCTTTTACCTTTAATGAACTATCGGTGCCGCCTGTTAATTGGTTGAGTAACGCCATATCTTCATCATATTCTTTGTTTATAGCAGGGATGGATAATTTAATAGAACCGTCAAGCATTTTCCAATTTTTTTGTTTAGCATCAACAATAACAGGTGATTTTAAACTTAAATATACTGGTTTTACATTTCTATTTAAGCCAACTGTATAGGTACTTGCCAAGGATGGACTATCGGTAAAAAACGTCCCTGTATTAAAAGTTTTCCCTGTCCCACCGCCCGTGTTGAATACATCACCAACATCATTTCCAGTACCATGATAAACTATCACGGGTCTTCCTTGTCCATCAACAACTTTGCTGTCTCCAAACCACTTCCAGAAATTAGTAATTCCCTCAATAGTTGAATGAATTAACTTACCATCGCTATTTCTTGTCCAGCGCAATTTACCATCAACTGTGATTTTTTCAGGTATTTCTGTTTTCTCTAAGTATTCTTTTAGAATAGAGCGTTTGTCTACATTTTTCACAACATCAATAAATTGTCTCATTCTATAATCTCCTAATAACCATATTTATCAATATCAAATAAATACTTGTATGGAAAATAAACTATTTGATAAAGCATGGCAAAATAATAAACTAAACCACAAAGTTAGGGCAAGATTGGTGCTTGCCGCAATTGATTACCTAAAATCAATTGATTATAAAGATTATACGCTAGATGACGTTATACTAACAGGTAGTATGGCTAACTATAATTACCATTCAAAGTCTGACTGGGATGTTCATATTATTCTAAAACCAAATAATAAAGAAGTATTAAAACCATTTGAAGAATTATTAAACGCCCGAAGACTATACTGGAATTTACAGCATGATATTTTTATCTTTGGTCATCCTGTAGAAGTATATGGTGAAACAGGTCAACCGATACCGTTCTCCGCTGGCGTATATTCTCTTATCAAAGATGAATGGATACAAAAGCCAATATTACAACAATATACCGTAGATGACAATGAAATTAAGAAAAAATATAATAAATGGAAAAAAATAATTGATTTGGTTATTCAAGAACAAGATATTGCTTTGATTGAAAAAGTACAAACCAAGATTAGAGATTATAGAACAAAAGGTTTAAAAAATGGCGGAGAGTTTTCCACAGAAAACCTTGTATTCAAAATGTTAAGAAACAATGACTTACTTGAAAAACTAAGAGATGAAAAGTATAAGTTATTTGATAAAGAATTGAGTTTATAAAGGGAATACTATGAGAGATTTAATTAACATAATCAACGAGGCAGAAAATCATGAGGAAAAAATACTAATTATTGACAATAAAGTATTAAAAGAAAACAATCCCTTGACAAATAAAAAATCTATGTCATTATCCGAATACATTAACAAACAAGACATGTTGAAGGAGCAGAAAATGAAAATAGTTGAAATCACTGAACAAGAAGTCAACATCAACAGTGAAAACTTGCCTGATGTTTTTGACTTGAATAAGAAAGTACAGGTTGATTCAAAAGACCATACCGATTTTTATAATATTGCCGCAACATTGTGGGGGAGACCTTCCGTTTCTTCATATTATTGGAGTTTTACCAAAGTCATAGATGATAAGTTCGTTGATTATCTCTCGGAGTCAGATAATTTAATTAAGCTATATTATAAACAGCCGAAAATACAAGAATATATTAAAAATACATGGAATGAATATCTCAAACCATCTTGGGATGAGAATACGAATTACACAATCGCCCGAATAATGGAAACTGCTATATCATTCGGCGAAAAATCAAGAGATTTAAAAAATCCCAAAGTCAATTCCACTACTTTGATTATTAAATATTTGAAACTTTATGATTTAATTGAAGAATTGGGAATGAAGGATATAATACCAATTATATTTCCAACATATAAAGATATCATGTTAGAACTGAAAAAATCATCAAAGTTTTTTCTTACAACTGATGAAAATGGTTGTTCATGGAATAGTTGGGATGATATTAGAGATTATGATATTTGCGTAGATTTTAATAAAAATATTATAACAATTAGTCCTAAAACAGAAGATGAAGATGATGAATACAATTACTAATTTTAAAATTAGCTACAAATCTCAATAACTCTATCTTTATTATTTGTGAAGAAATCATCTAATCCCGTTATAACAAGGTCTTTGTATTGACAATAGTGTGTGTAGGCATAGCCATTATTTGTAGTTGCCACGAATGAGCCTTTATTGTTGATTTTAAAGATTACGAACCAAATATCTCCATTTTCAATACAATCAATAGTTTGTTCAACCCAATCATCTAATAGAGCACATTTACCAGACAATAATTGATGAAATGGAAATTCTTTGTAAGACTTTGCTTCAATCACCATCTTTGGTAAATTATCAGGGGGAATAATATCGCCTCTAAATGTTCTCTTTTGATTTTCAGACATCGTTTCTTTTCTGAAAGCATTACTCCTACCCACAAATGCGCCACTTGATGGTACTCTCACATAGTTTCCGCCGAGTTTTTCTTCCAAAAACTTACAAATATCTCGTTCCCACGAATTACCTTTTCTTTTAGATGGTGAGCCTTTCTTTTTAACAGTCATAATTAAATACCCCTTTAATTCTATTTAGTGAAATAATAATTGACAAAATATCCGTAATCATATATGGTAATAAAATAATAACCCAAAATTGGAAACCAATACCCATGATTATTCGCAACGATAAATTACATTCATTTAACGTATTAGTTACTGATAGAGATGCCAAAATTTTTAATTCATTCATGAAGGAAGAATTAAAGTTTTATAATAGTATTGTACAATACTATAATGATTTTTTTAGAAGTTCTCCTAAAGATTTGGCAGACATGAAACAATCTATTATCACAATTCTTTACTTTTTAATTAAAGATGGCGGCACTGTAAAAACATTAAATGATGGCAGTAAAGAATATCTGATTGCCAATGAAAAATATGTTGAGGAAATTAAAACAAAATATATTGATTTACTTAATATTGTAACAACAAAAGCTGTTATACATAATGAGGTTAAGGCAAATATGTTCAAGGACATTAGTAATCATTATAAAGGTCAGGCAAGTAATGTTATTGTGGATTCAAAAAACAATATAGATTACAAGTTTCCTGTACAACTTTTACAAACTCAAACGATTGAAACAAAACGTCATTTACAAATTAATCGTAGATTAATTAAGACGACATTTGACAATGATACTAAAGAATGTAGAATTAAGATTCCGTATAGCAGAGGAGAAATTATTGTTAAAGGATATGATTTAAGAAGATTGAACTGGAATATCATGATTCTTAGACAACAAAAAAATAAGACTGTAACATCAGATTTGACTTGGAAAGCAGAATTACTCGTAGATAGCAGTGATTATCTCATTACTTATGTTGATAATTTTAAGCCATTCAAAAAAGATTTAAAGGCATCTAATCCAAGAGATATTGCCGTCACATTTTAATAATATGAAGGTTATAAAAGTTAATGGTATAGGGTATAATAGATTAAGATATGATATTCATGATTTATCGAAGAGTAAATATACATCCTTTTATATCAGGCATCTAAACTTAATTGAAATTAATCTTGTACTGTACGATATTAATCAATTACCAGATAATCTTAATCTTATCGAGCATTTAGAATTAGAAAATAATAAAACTTTAATTAGATTGCCAAATAATTTAACAATTAATTCAAGCATTTGGTTGAGAAATTGTACTAGTTTAAGAAAATTACCATCTGGTTTAGTAATTTATGGTAATTTAGATTTAAAAAATTGTACTAATTTAACAAGATTACCAGAAGATTTAAAAGTTTTTGGAAGTTTACGTTTAACTGGTTGTATTAATTTAAAACATATCCCTAATTCTTTATATTCAGCCCAAGAAATATTAATTTCAAAATCTATGAAAAAATCTTGTTATAACAAAAATCTTAAACATAATATTAGATATTATAATGATTAAATATACTATATGAAAAATAAAAAAGCTGGTATCATACCATTTACAAATGATGGTAAAATGTTGTTTATGATTTCTTCAAATAGTAATTTTGGAGGAACTAAACCGAACATATCTAAGGGTGATGTTGACGAAGGTGAATCTTTTCTTGATGCCGCAATTAGAGAAGGTTATGAAGAATTGGGTTTACTAGAAGAAAACTTTCTATGTGCCCCATTTCAAGTTTTTAAAGGCAAAATAAAAAGTAAAAAGAAATATGATATTGTTATCTATGCGGTAGAAGTAAAAGATAAAGAAAACTTTGTAACTCCTCATTATGAAACGGAAAAAACAGTTTGGCTAACAAATAAAGAGTTTCAACAATATGGAAGAGATAGTCACAGGGAAATTGTTGATTATATTCATGAACAGATTCCGAATATCTAAACATCCCATGATTTAGGATTTTTCGGTAAAGATGCTTCAATAATTTTTACAACTTCTAATCTTTCTTTATTACTCATTGTAAATGCTTCGTCTCTTGACATACCTTTAAAGTGCCACATTATTGTAAATACACTGTTTATGATAGCTCTTGATTCCTTTTCCATCTCATTTAAGAGAGAAAGTGTTTCCTCTGGTGAGGACATCAAGAGCTTTCTGTAAAAAAATTACTAGGGTCAAATACAATATTGTCCTTCCACTCATGATTACAATTTGTACAAATTAAATCAAACTCTCGTTTTATACCTGTATTAGATATTTCATCGTGTTTTGCTTTAATAAGGTCAATAAACTTTTTTGATGCCTTTAATATAAACTCTTTAATATGTTCAATATTGGTAATTTCACCATCGGGCGTAGCAATTTTAATTATAGTCTTTGCCATTAAATCAAGGTTTATACTTGTCATCTTTATGAATGATTCATTGATGATTTCTAATTTTTTTTCTAACTCATCATCATTTGTAATACTTTGTTGTATTTTTATTTCTTCAAATGTTGCCAAACTTAATTTTGTATTTGTTTCAAAGCAATAGGGTTTCAAATAAACAACTAAATCATCATTTAATCTAACTGTATATTCATTCTCCATATAGGTTATACTGTCTAATATGTTCAATATTGACATATTATGGACTTGTTCAGTACTACATTTAGGACATACAACATTTATTTCCATGTTGTCACCAAAAGTAGCGTGTTTTATTGCCAATAATAATACATCTATATCTTGAACTGGTAATTTTCTTGGATTTTTAATATCAGGAACACAATTTTTAATAATTGTTTCAATTGAAAAGCCATTTAATAATCCATCGGGATTTTTAAGATATAACTCTTCCGCTGCCCCCATCGGATAAACAGGAATATCATTTGTAATAGTAACATCCTTATCATCACTAAAATAACCTTTACTAGCTAGTTTAACATGTAAACCAGGTACTCTAAAATATTTACTTAATGGATTAATTTCCGCCATTTAATTTACCTCAATATGATAGACTATTTATCTTCATAAATAGTCATTATAATATAACATATATTTTACTGGAATACAATATAAATGTCAGCATTTGAAGAATCAATATTACAAAATATAGCAGACCTAATTAAAAAAGGTGACACTGATTTCATCAGAGAGTTGAAGTTAGGCGATAGAGAACAAAAAATAGCTAATAAAAAAACAAACGATTTGATGAAGGGTATTGTTAAATTACTTAATAAAGACCCTAATGATAAAAGTTACTATAAAGAATTATTGAAAGAAACTAAAAAAACCGGTGAAAACACAGTAAAAGCTATAAAAGGCGGAAACCAACGAAGTGATGGTAAAATAAATGTCTATCAAAGTGATATAAGTGCCAGAAGAGCAAGTAAAGAAGAATCAAGAAGTATGTATGGTTCTCGATTCAATAGAAGAGATAATTTAGCAAGTGATTTAATAGGAGATGCCTCTCGTCAATTAATTGGTGCCGCAAAAGGGTTTGTTGTTGGTAAATTAACACTTGATTATTTAAAAGATAATGCTGCCGCCTATAAAGAATTAAGAAATAGTTCTGAAGGAACTATTAACTCAATTAATGAAATGCGGGATGCCGCCTCTAATGCTTATCTATCTATTGAGGATTTTTCTAAAGCTATTTCTAGTGCCTCGAACTCTACAAGAGTATTAGGTGCTACTAATTTTTCTAAAATATTCAAAAATGTCACGGATATAGCAAAAAAATCAAATTACTACGGTGCTACATCGCAACAAGAATTTATTGATGTCGCAACGTCTTATATTGATAGTGTTGGAAATAGTGGTAGATTACAAGGTTTAAGCAATGAACAAGCAACAAACGCAACATTACAGTTAGTACAAACAAACTCTGGTTTGGCTAAATTAATGGGCATGAATAGAGAGGACTTAAATAAACAATTAGCCGCTGCGAATGTTGATAAGGATTTTTCATTAATTTTGGCAGAAAAATATAATGGTGGAGTAAGACAAAAAGAAATTGAAAATCAACTTGCTCTGATGCCCGAAGAAATGAAAAAACTAATGAAGGAGTTTATAATTACTGGTGGGAACGTATTAACTCAAGAATCGGCACAATATGCGGCAATGAATCCTGCCACTGCTAATTTACTAAGAAAAACCGCACTAGATTTGACTGACACAAATAAAAGTGTCAATGATACGATGGCGAGTCTTGGTGATAAGGGTAGAGTTGCTGTTGCCAAAGATGTTGGTGGACTACAAGGAGCGACACAAAGAGGTATATTGGTGAACACGGGTATAACACCAAGTTATGCCGAAAGTGGAGAGTTTTTAAGAAAATTAAACGAAAAACAAAAGATAGAAGCAGGTTTAATAAGAGATAACACTCCAAATAAAGATGCTATATCAGGTTTATTTGAAACGGGTGAGTTTAAACTCGCTGAAGCCAAAGCAGTATATGATAAGTTTATTACAAATACAATGAAACCATTTGGTGATGCCTTAACAAAAATTTCTAATAGTACATCTTTAAGTTTTAGTGATTTAACGACTGCGGCAAACGATTTAACAGGACAATTTAAATACCTTGGTCTTGTGGTTGGAGGTATTGGTTTACTTGTGGCGACATCTCTTGGTTCTGTGTTGGTTAAAGCATTAATGGGAGCAGTTGGGTTAATAGGTACAACGATTGCTGGTGCCTTCGGTGTGGGTGGACATATAGCAAAAATGTTATCTACTGGCGCAAGTACTGGATTGGCGGCAGGAGCAGGAAAAGTAGCTTCTAAGGGCGCAAGTGCTGGATTGGCGGCAAGAGGGGCATCAATTCTACCAAAAGCGGGTATGTTAGTTAGAGGAGGCGGTGCTGTACTAGCAGGGTTGGCTGGATTAGCAAGTAGTCCTGTGCTGGCAACATTGGCAACAATTGCCGCTGGCGCATGGGCAGTTAGTGAAATCATGGATACAACCGATAAATACACTAAACAACAAAAAAAACCAACATCAGAGTTTTTACCAAATAACACAAATACAACTATTCCACAACCAGATAATCAAACAATTACCAACGATGATTTATTACAACAACAGAAAATAACTAATGAACAATTAAAAAAATTAAACGATTTAATGAATAAACAAACAGATATTCATTTAAATAACCTAATGTCAACTAATGAAAACTTAGTAAATCTATTAAAAACAACCAAAGGTAATACCCAAGCTGTTCTTTCTATAAATGGGTTTTAAAAAATACTAAATAGCATTGTATATATAAACAAAGAAGAAATCACATGAGTTGGACCAAACATTTTACCGTTGTTGACAAAAACACAAGATTAAATAGGGAAATTGGTAAAGATGTAAGAATACCCGATAAACCCGCGAATAAATCAGAAAGAACAAATTATTTACCAGATGTGTATGCTGGGCATCCGTATCGTATAGAACGCTATGGTCAATATGATACAATGGACCAAGACCCTGAAATTAACGCAGCATTAGATACAATTAGTGATTTTTGTACTCAGCCAGACGATGATTCTGGTATGTGTTTCACTATTGATTATAAAGGATATAACCCATCAGAAGCCGAAGTACAAATATTAAAAACAACTTTACAACAATGGTACAGTTTAAATAGTTTCCGTAAGAAGATATGGAGAATTGTTAGAAATACATTAAAATACGGCGACCAATTTTTCATTAGAAATCCAGATACCTTTGAATGGTTCTGGGTAGAACCTTCCAAAGTACAAAAAATATTTGTAAACGAAGGAAAAGGAAAAGAAATCACACATTATGTCGTAAGAGATGTTGATTTTAATTTTGTAGCTGATACGGCGACTAATCCAAGTACATTTGGTACTAACTTAGTGGGTGATGGAGTTAGTTCGCTGGATAGAGGGAATGGATTATCAACCACATTTAATCAAAATAGTTACAACAACAATAACACCTATTCGGGAAACAGAACTAGTAGATTTAATCAAAATGGCACCAATGTGTTTGCCATAGATTCAACACACTTTGTACATTTAAGTTTAAGTGAAGGTTTAGACGCATCGTGGCCGTTTGGCGTATCTGTACTAGAACCAGTATTTAAAGTATATAAACAAAAAGAATTATTAGAAGATGCTATCCTAATTTATCGTATACAACGGGCACCAGAAAGAAGAGTCTTTTATATTGATGTTGGCGACCAACCACCCCATAAGGCACAACAATGGGTTGAAAGAGTTAAAAATGAAGTACATCAAAGAAGAATACCATCCAGAAATGGACAGAACGGAAACGTAGTTGATTCATCTTATAATCCGATGTCAATGCTGGAAGATTTTTTCTTTCCAGTTACTACATCTGGTAGAGGAAGTAAAGTTGAAACATTACCAGGTGGAGAAAATCTTGGACAGATTGATGATTTAAAGTTTTTCAATAATAAATTAATTAGGGGATTAAGAGTACCATCAAGTTATCTTCCAACTGGCCCAGAAGATAGTACACAGGCTGTTACCGATGGTAGAGTTGGCACAGCTTATATACAAGAATTTAGATTTTCAAAATATTGCCAAAGAATACAAAAGACAATTTCTGATGTATTTGACCAAGAATTTAAATTATTTGTTAAAAAAAGAGGATTCAATATTTCCTCTAATACGTTTGAATTGGAATTTACTCCTCCACAAAACTTTAGACAATTTGCTCAAATTGAAAGAGATACGGCGCAAATCAATGTATTTACACCATTATCGGATGTCCCTTATTTGAGTAAACGATTCATCCTAAAACGTTACCTCGGATTAACAACAGAAGAAATAACAGAAAATGAAATTCTGTTGAAAGAAGAAAATCCAGATAAGTTTAGTGAGGAATCCATCGAATCAGATGATAATACAAAATTAAGTTCAATTGGTATTAAGGCAGAACAAGATGATGAAAATCAAGAAGAAGACGAAGAAGATATAAATAATGATAGAGAAGAAGGTTCAGAAAGTCCATTAGGTAGTGGAACATCTTTAACTGAACCAGAAAGAGTCGAAGATGAGTAATGATATACATAATTACTATACACCAAAGAATGACGAAGTAAACAGTAAAAAAATAGACAAGGCTGGACCAAAATTAACCCTTGGTGATGTAAATCGACTTAAGAAGATTAAGGCAACAAAAAACCTTGAAAACGTAAAAAGAAGTCAAACCATACAAAAAATTTACGGCAAGCCAGAAGAAAATCAATAAAATTACATAAAAAACACATTAAAACAACAATAAAACTATTTTTATATAAATAGTTAATGAGAAACGAGTTAGGAGCTTAATTTATGACTACAGATTTAAAAACAATCATTGAATACATTGTAAACGGTGAATCAGAAAAAGCAAAAGAAATGCTACATGATTTTCATGTTGAAAAAGCAAGAAGTATTTATGAAAGCCTACAAGAAGATGCCGAATCTACACAAGAAATTGAAGATAGCATGAATGAAATTGATAGTGAAGAAACATTTGGCGATGATACACCAGTGATGGATGATGAATCATTTGAAACTGACAGCGATGAAAGCGATGATGAATCATTTGAAATAGATGGCGAAGCTGATTTTGACACAGAAGAAACAGATTTAGAACAAGTTGAAGACCGTGTTGATAACATCGAAGATGAACTCGCTCGTTTAAAAGCAGAGTTTGAAGAATTGATGAAGTCCGAAGAGGATGAAGTTATGGAATCAGACATGGATGATGAAATAACAGCAGAAGATGAAATTACAGAAGAAGATGAAGTTATGGAATCCGATGCGGATGTAGATATGGATGAACTCAAGTTTGAAGACATTACCGTTGATGATGAAGACTATGATGACCTCGAAGAATCTTTTAATCTCGAAGCGGTAAAAGCACATAATGATGATGGTAAGTTTTCAAATGGTAAATCTGTAACTCAGCAAAGTAAATCACTTATTTCAGGTAAAACAATCAAGGATGATGCTGGTTACAAGTTTAAGAAAAACAAACAACCAGAAACTATGAACATTGAAGTTAAAAAACTTCCTGCTTCTAAAAATCCAAACAAACTTACACCTGTAAAAGTTAGTCAACCAGTACAACCTAAAGGTAATAAAGTTAGCCCTATCAGTGGTAGAAAGTAATACAAACTATGTTGATGCTACAAGAAAATTACGCATTTAATCAGGCAAATATGAAACTAGAAGAATCTCAAGATTCCAATGGTTCTAAAAGCCTGTATATGTGTGGTATTTTTGTACAAGGTAATAAGAAAAACCAAAATGGTAGAATTTACCCCGTGTCGGAAATTAGTAAAGCCGTAGACCAGATGAATGAAAGAATTAAAAGTGGAATGCCAATTTTAGGAGAGGCAGACCATCCATCGGGTTTAAATATTAATTTAGCAACCGTTTCTCACATGATTACAGAAATCAAAATGGACGGTGATAATGGATGTGGGAAACTTAAAGTTCTTCCAACACCATCGGGAAATATTGTTAAGGTTTTATTAGATAGCAAAGTATTATTGGGCGTGTCAAGCAGAGGTTCAGGCGATGTTGATGACTATGGTAATGTAAAAGATTATCAAATTGTTACAATTGATATTGTAGCAAATCCATCGGCACCAAATGCTTATCCAAAACCCATCTACGAAGCATGGAATTTTAGAAATAGAGGGTCAATAATCGAAGATTTATCTAAATCTTTAACATATGACCCAAAAGCAGAAAAACATTTGAAAAAAGAACTAATCGAGTGGATTAGAAGTTTATAATTGGAGTTAAAAATGAGTAACAAAATATTTGAATTACTACAGTCAGACCTCTTAAATGAAGAGACAAAAGTAGAATTAAAACAAGCCCTACAAGAAAAACTTGATGAAGAACGCACGGACATGCGCCAAGCACTTGAAGAAAGCATCAGACGCGAGTTTTCTACAAAGTTTGAACACGATAAGGAAAGAATTGTAGAGGCTATGAACTCCATGATTACTGATGTTATCACAGAACAGGCAAAAGAGTCAATAGAAGAAGTTAATAAACTCAAAGAAGCAAGAGTGAAATTAACAAATACTATTCAAGAATCAAGAAAACAATACAATGATAAAATTAAAAGTCATACAAGTTTGATTGAAACCTTCATTACCGATGAATTACAAAAAGAATTGACTGAACTCAAAGAAGACCAAAAACAGCTTCATATTGAAAAACAAGAAGAAATTAAACAACTTAAAGAAGAATACAACAAAAAAATTCAAAAGTTTGAAGGATTCATTCTTGAGCAATTACAAAAAGAAATTACAGAGCTTCATGAAGATGTAAAAGACCTTGCCAATACAAAAGTAAGAATTGTCAAAGAAAGCAAAGAAAAACTTGCCGAACTAAAAGACAATTTTATCAAAAGAGCTGCTCCACTTGTTGAACAAACAATTCAATCAACCTTGGAAAAAGAATTGGGTCAATTGAAAGAAGATATTCAAGTAGCTAAAGAAAATAAACTCGGAAAAAGAATCTATGAAACATTTTATCATGAGTTTTTGGGTTCTAATCTTAGTGAATCTACCCAAACTAAAAAAATGTTTAAAGAACTTACCGAAACAAAAAAACAGCTTGCGGAATCAATCAATGAATTGAACAAAAACAAGACTCTGTATGAAAGTGTTAAACACAAAGTTGGTATCGTAGAAGAAAAAGCAACAAGAGAAAAAACTCTCAACACCTTGCTCGTAAACCTACCAAGAGACAAACAAGAAATTATGGGAAGATTACTCGAAGGTGTATCAACACCAAGATTACAAGAGTCTTTCAATAAGTATTTACCTGGTGTTATTGGCGAAATGAAGCCATTAAAACAACAGTTGAATGAAACTAAATCTTCCAAGATGTCAGCGATGACAGGTAACAAAAAAGTAATCTTAGAAGAATCACAAGAATATTCTGACCAAAATGATGTGATATTCGATATTGCTCGTTTGGCTGGAATTAACAAACAATAATTATAAAGACGAAAGGATAAAATTATGTCTAAATTATTTGAAGGAAATACATGGACGCTGGCAAAAGAAAAATTGCTTGAAGGTCGTGACTTAACACACAACCAAGATGGTTCTAAAAATAGTTCTAAAAAACAAATTATGGAAACCCTTCTTGAAAATACAAAAAGAAGCCTGATGGAGCAAGCAACTGCTGGCGCAACATCTTCTGGTAACATTGCTGTACTCAACAAGGTAATTCTCCCTGTATTGAGACGTGTAATGCCAACCGTAATTGCTAACGAAATCATCGGTGTACAACCTATGACTGGTCCAGTTGGTCAAATTCATACTTTGCGTTTCCGTTATTCTAACACCGTTCCCGCATCTGGTGCTGGTTACACAACGGCTGGTACAGAAGCTATGTCTCCATTTGACATTGCTCGTTATTACTCTGGTAACGAATCAATTTCTGCTCCTGCTGGTGCTGCTACTGCTGCCCTTGAAGGACGTGGTGGTAATGGTCTTAGCATTCAAATCCTGAAAGAAACAGTTGAAGCGAAAAGCCGTAAACTGTCTGCTCGTTGGACTTTTGAAGCTGCTCAAGATGCTCAATCACAACAAGGTATTGACATGGAGCAAGAAATCATGGCTGTTTTGGCACAAGAAATTACTGCCGAAATTGACCAAGAGATTCTACAATCACTCCGTGCTCTTCCTGGTTCACCTACGGCAATCTATGACCAAAACAACATTTCTGGTACAGCAACTTTTGTTGGTGATGAACATGCTGCTTTGGCAACATTAATTAACCGTCAAGCTAACCTCGTTGCTCAACGCACAAGACGTGGTGCCGCTAACTGGGCAGTTGTATCAAACACAGCATTGACAATTCTTCAATCTGCTACGACATCTGCTTTTGCTCGCACAACTGAAGGTGTATTTGATGCTCCAACTAACACAAAGTTCGTTGGTACTTTGAATAACTCAATGAGAATCTATGTTGACCAATTCGCTAATGACACAACTTCAGTATTGGTTGGTTATAAAGGCACAACTGAAACGGACGCTGCCGCTTTCTATTGCCCATATATCCCACTACAATCTACTGGCGTTATCATTGACCCATCAACCTTTGAACCTACCGTTTCATTCATGACACGTTACGGGTACAAAGAGCTTACAAATACTGTTTCAAGTTTTGGAAACAGTGCTGACTATTTGGGTCTTGTTGGGATTAGCTCTAACATTCGCTTCCAGTAATCATTTTACTACTTTCTATTCTACTGAAAGGGGCATAAAGCCCCTTTCTTTTATTCTATAAATATACTATCATTCTATATCTACCGAGTCAACAATTATTTTGTCCATCTATAAATAATTTTTTCCACAATCATATCCTTGCCATTTTACTTATATCACCAGTATAATCATTTATAAATAATTTTTTGTTGTCTGTTCATCATCGGTATTCATTAAAATACTATATATATTACCTTGAATAAAAATACAATATCATTTATCAATATTTAAATTTAAAAATTGTTGGTTTTCTGTATTGTTCATCGTTGTATAATGCTATAGAATATGTGTTAAAATAACCCCCTATCCCATAGTTAAAGCTGTCGATAATAAAATCATCATGTCCAATAACAATGGATTCTAAATCTGAAGTTATCACACGTTCAATCAAATAATTATATACTAACGAGTTTATTGTAAGAGTTTTCATAATATAAATGGTAGGGACAGGGGATTTGAATCCCCCAGTTAAAAACCAAATGATTTTAAGTCGTTCGCGTATACCTTTCCGCCATGTCCCCAAATGTTATTTCAATAATTTTACAACACAAACACCATTCCACCGTTTTTCTTGACCATCTATTTTTGAAGTCCAAGAATAAGCTCCCACATCGCCTACTATACCGATGGAGATGTCTTCTAGGAGCAATAAGTTTCCTGAATAGCATTCAATGCTATGAATTACTTTTTCTTTCTCTTTACGTTGCTTTAATTGCCCTGTTTGTTCTTCATAAATAAAGGCAAACCCAAGTATACAAAAAAATATCATGCTTGTGACCACAAACCAGCTAGTAAAAAAATTATAGGGTCTATGATGAAAACCGTTCTTTTCCATTATTCTTTACTCCCAATGTATTTTACAACACAAACGCCGTTCCAGTATCTCCGTTCGCCCGTGGTGTTTGAAACCCATTGGTAGCCACCTGCTTCAAAAACTTGACCAATAGACGTGTCTTCGAGGAGTAGCATAGTACCTGAGTAGCACTTTAAACTGTGTATTTCTTTTGATTCTTTAAGTTGTCGCTCTTGAAGATTTTTCATATCAGCGTTTAAGTCTTTGTTACATTTCACTAAAAACAGTGCCGTTATGATAATAAAAACCATTCCACAAAGACTTAATATTTTTTCAAACATATTCTGTTCCCTTATTATATGATAATAATTTAGTTTTCTCATTTGTTATTTTATTAAAGTCGCAATACACGGTCCAGCCCATTCTTTATCTTGACCATCTATACTTGATATCCATTTATATACCCCATATCCGTAATTATAGGGTTTACCTTGGGCAGTATCATCAATTATGACTTCTCCCCCAGAATAACATTTTACATTATAAAGTTTCGATGATTCTTGTTTTATATGTTCTTGTAATGTCATTTTTTGATTTGTTAATACAATCATACATGATGTTGGTAAAATTATACAAATAATAAATGAAAAAACAACTTTCAATTTAAGCACATGTCTATCACTCATTATTTTTCTCCATTGTAGATTGGGACAATATATACGGATGATTCATCTTCCTTGTTATATAATACTTTTACAGTAGTGTTTTCTACCATTGGAGTAATTACTGTTTCGGGTTTAAACCGCGATAGTTCAATAATTAAATCTTGTACTGTTTGTGTCATATTTTTTCCTAACTATTATACAATAAATTTTCGACTTCTTCTGTTATTTCATTTAAATTTCTACTAACCACACAATATGGTTGCCTATCATGATACAGAGCCGAATGATATTCTTTTGCTATTTTTAGTAATTCTTTGAGTAATTCAATCTCAATCGTAACAGTGGTTTTTGATTCATGTGTCATAATAGGTTTTCCTTGTTTAAACTAAACGACTTTGATTAATTGAGTGCTCGTAATATTGAAATGCGTTCGTCTTCACTCGCATGTAGCCATTTTTCATAATTTTCTTGCGTTTTAAAAACATCTAGTGTGGTCTTTCTTTCAAACTCTTCTATTCTTTCCTTTTCTTTCTTTGTTTTGATTTCTCGTTTTTGTTTATTATTATAATAACTGATTTTTCTATCAATATATCTTTTTATAAACCCTTTATATCCACGAGATTCAACAAATCTAAGCCAGTCAACATAGCTTTCATCATATTCTGTTTTAATTCTGTTTTCTCTTTCAAAGTAATAGTTTGATATTTCTCTTGATTCATCTCTTGAAACTCTTCTTCCATTACTTAAATCTCTTCCGCCACAATAAACCGTTCCAGACCTATAGTGATTAGATAATTTTTCATCTGCCTTTAAGTATCTAATAGTTTTTTCATGATTCCTGGTTTTATAGAGCAAATATTCTTTTATGGCTTCATCCTTTTTTACAGAGCCATAAAGAAACCATGTACAGAGAATTAAAAAAGACAACGCAAACAAAAAATTATAAGGAGGCTCTTGAAGTGTAAGAAAAGCTATAAAATCGCCTAAAAACAGTGAAATTAAAGCCGCACCGATTGAGCAAATGATTGTCATAATAGTAAGCCCTATTGCCAATCCGCTTAATGTAATTTGTTTCATGATATATTCCTTTATATTCTATGATAGTAATTCGGCGAGTAATTCATCATCAGACATTTCTAATGATTCTTGAGAAACTTCTCGCATTGCTATTTCAATAAATATAGCATCTATTCCCATAGCATATCCTAGTTTAACCGAAGGACTACGAGCGTTTTTAATTTTTTGTTCTAAATCCTTGCCGTAGTCATTTAATTCTTCTATTGTTAATGTTTTAATGTATTTCTTAAAACCATCCATCGTTGTGATTGTTTTTGACATTACGATATTCCTTTATTAAGGGATAATTCCCTCTTTGATACAAGGAGAATATCACAAAAAATTAGGTTGTCAATGATTATTTTTCTTGGTCAACAAATCCATTATCAATAAGACAATTCTGTATATGATACATACTTATATGCCTACAGTGGGTAGAAGAAAGATTACTATATCTATTCCAATTCGCATTATTCAATATTTCTGTTATTTCTTTTTTATTTTTATGAATAATTATTCCATATCCGCATCCATACTTTACTTCATCGAATGTTTTCACCAATTTTGGAGTACATTCTCCGAAATATGAGCGTTGTAGTAGATAATCTGCTTTTTCTAATTTATTGAATCCGCATATTCTGTCTTTTGTATTGGATATGGTAAAAAGTTCAATATACTCATTACAGGTCTTCTTAATCACTGTATCAATCTTTTCTTTAGACCATATTTGCCAGACACAGTTTATTTTTCTAGTATTTCCTGATTTATCGACAAATTTTTCTTGCGGCAATATTTCAGAATATACTAGATTAACCTCATTAACTCTATTTTGTAGGCTTCCTTTTCCTATACTTTGAAATCCCGCTGGCAAAATAAAGGCAACATAATCAGAAAACTTGGCGGCATGATTTATAAAAGATAGTGCCAACCATGACCTATTACCAAACGGAGGATTACCAATTGTTATGTATTTATTATTCGGTTCAGGTTTCCATGATAAAAAATCAATGTGTATGTATTCATCTCTTATTTTATCAACATCTATTCCAATCTTTTTATCTAGTGGAAGTATATCATAAAATGAACCCATACCTGCCGATGGTTCTATAAATATGTAATCGTCAATTTTTTTACTATCTTTATTTAATTGTTGAATTAATGATTCAAGACAACTATTGGCTGTATTTTCGCTTGTGAAAAATTGGTCAAGATTTATGTCTGTCTTATTAACCCATTTTGGAATATATTCTTCTATTTCCCATAAATTGTTACAAATATTATTTATTTTAGTCATTTTTTATATTAAATCATATCGTTATAAGTTGTCAATAACTTTTATGGGCATCCCAACTAGAATCTTCATCGTAGTCTTTTTCTTTAAGATGTTTATAATAACCTCTTGGATTTGTATTATTGTGATACTTATCCTTATGCGATTGATTACAAAACTTTTTATTAGGATGCCCTATGATTTTCTTATTACAATAGGGACATTTTTTGTTATTAGTCACTGTCCCATCCTTCTTCTTTAATAATTTCTTTAATAACATCTTTATGTTCTTTAAGTATTTCTGGATTTATTTCAAAGTTGATTCTTTCTATCATCATTTCGTCATAGCCCCGCCGATTATAACCAGAGTCTTCTATTTTTTTTCTAATTTCATTTTTTATTCTGTCTTCAAGGCTTTCTTTTTTGTATTTCTTCCACAATTCAAGGCCGCGCCCAATAAACTTTTTCTTAATTTCACTAGGTTTAACAAGAATATACTCATTGTCATGTTCCCATACATGTTTTTCCGAAAACCACATATTTTTATTACTTATGAAACGCTGACCTAGGTGGGTGATGACTTAGTTTCTACCAACCTTTGAAATAAAAACAAGAGTGAAGTCTAATTTTTCCAAAGAACCAAATACATCTGTTCTTTGTATCTTGTAAAATACTGCGACATCGCCAACTTTAAACTTTGACATAAATTATCTTTCTATTTTAATATGTTTTTCATTTCTATCAATAATATAATATTCGCCATCCTCTGTCATATATTCATAATTCCATGATTTTGGACTATAACATCTAATGGCTTTCTTACCATATAATAAATCTCTTCCACCTTTTAATAAATGAAAATATTTATTTTCATCTTCATAAATTAAAAAATCTTCAAAATAATAGTGGTGAAAATATACAGCATTTAAGCCCTTTAATTTATCCACATAAGGCTTACCATCATTCCCATGAATGATATAGTGGTAAAATCCATCATCGTCTTTGTAGGAAAAATCTGGTCCATCAAAATGAAACCAAAAATCTCGTTTCTTTTTTGCCTCATCAACGGGTAAAAATTCTGACATTATTTTCTCTCCATGTTTAATAAATTGACAATTTTATTAGCATATAATAAATCAAGTTCTGGGTTTTCCGTGGATAACTCACATATCACGGTTGTTACATTATCTTCATCATAACCATTGACATATACTGTTTTACTACTCATGAAATCAATAGTAACAACTTCAAAGTTTTTAAGTGACATTATTTACTCTCTAATTTAATTAAAATGTTTAATACTGTTTCGTCTTTATTTTCTATTTTCTTTAGATAATCTATCATCTCTTTTATTACATCATCTTCTAATGCCTCATTAGATAATCCTTGACAGGCATTTACCGCCACTACTGCCCTCTTTACATAATGAGTGCTGGCAGAAAATAAAGAACTTGTTCTAGGGACAGCTACAGTAGCACCCAAATAGTCAGAATATCCATATGGTCCAATTTCTTTACATTCGGGTTCTAGTAATGCTATTTTCCAAGGTTCATGATATTTTCCATTAGGTTTTCTTTTTGCGAAAATATCCTCTTCCTTTAATATACCATCTTTTAATACAATTCTAGGATTATCTTGTTGTTTTTTGAAGTTAAACATTTAATTAAAATCCTTGAAACTACTGTTGCTCAATTCACCCGATAAAGGTGAAGAATGATGGTTTACTATTTTATACTCATTATCCTTTAATAAATATACAAATGTAAATCTAGCGTTTATTTCAGTATGGATTACTGTATCATGGATAAAAGTATATATACCACTTATAGTAGCAAAATTGTCAAATACCTGAACATATTGTTCTTTTACAACAATAGAAAGATTTTGTAAGGTTGATATTGCCTTAAAATATTCTATCTTTTTATCATTTGTTTCATGAATTATATGAGAAAAGGTTGGTAGTAGAATTGAATCATCATTATATAACGAGACAATCCTACTAACATCCCCTGAAATCATCGAATGAATCCAATTATCAAATGCTTTCTGTGGCATGGTAATTAAATAAATTCATCAAAAGTTGTTCCAGTATTAGAAATGCCATTATGACTCTCTAATACTTTAATTCGGTCTTCTAGTTTACTAATTCTTGGAAGTAACCTATAATTAATAACATAAAAGAATAGTGTGATAATTAAGGCATTTAATGCGTAAATCATGAGTTTACCTATTGAGTTTTTGTAAAAGTATATTTACCTTTGATATTTTCATTGAGGTATTTACCTTTTGACTGTGCTGTCTCAAGATTTTCAACTTCATTCAATGGCACATTTTCATATGTGTATTTTGTACCGTTTTTAAAATCAACAACAAGAACGTTCTCTTGAGTATTATATACAATAGATTCAATCATTGTTGATTCTACGGGAATAGTTTTTAATTGTGTAGTCATATTTTGTTCCATTATTTTAAATTTCGTATTTCCAAGATGGGGGATTTCTCCGTGTCCACTTTGGTATTAATTTATCAGTTTTCCATCTCGCATTAAGATACTTCTGATATGCTATTGTTATATCAGGTTCATGACTAAAGTCAATACCTTTTTCTTTATGTCTGGCACTATTTTGATAATTTGTCGGTGAATTACCATTATTAATAATTATATTTTCCAATAATGGTTTAATTTGTACAATTGTTTTATGTGGTTTTTGAAAACGATATGTATATTCGTCACATAAAGCAAGAAAATGATTATATACCCATAAAAAATTATCGTGATTTTCTTGACACCATTTTGTGATAGGATGGTTTATATGCGTTGGTTTATATAATAATGTAGGAGGATATTGAGTATATGATTCAATAGCAGTAGAAAGCAACTGTGCGGTTTCTAATACCATTTTAACAACCCTTTTATTATCGAGATTTTGGGCAGAAACTATTGGGGATAAATCAGAAATAAAAATGTTCATAAAAATGGTTCTATTGATGGGCAATCTAATCATCTACCTTGCGGTGATATTATTTAGTTACCAAATTATTATAAATATACTATAGGATGTAAATTGAATGATGTCAATAGACATATTTAGGTAATAAATAAATGAGATTAGTAGAACTAAATAAAATACAAGATTATTATAAAAATAATCCAAGTAATTTAAAGAAAACAGACTTCAAAAGTGGCGGGGTTGATAAACGAGGAGTGTTAAACCCAACAAATATTGAGTTAAATGAAAAATATAAGTCATTTATAGATTATTTTAATAACAAATGGTCAGGATTAATAGTCGGAATTAACAAACCTATTGATATTATTAATAAAAATACAAACATAATTAGTACCGCCGAACTGTTTATCAAGGATAACCATATCATCAGTAATGAGGTAAAACGATATATAATTGATAATTGGGAAAAATTGAAAAAAGATATAATACAGTACATAACTATAAGAAATGTCAAAAACAGTTATCAAGACAAAAAATTATCAAAAGATTCTCTTCATAAAGGATATGAGACAGACTCATATAAAGAATTAATAAAAGAAATTATAAAATATACTTCGATGGCAAAAAATAAAGTTGACCCGAACGCATGGAGTCATTTAAGAAAATTAACAGTTGACGAAAAAAACTTACCCACATATGTGTATAGGGGATTATTCTATGATGGAGCGAAAATTAAAGATAGAGATAAGTTTTTGAAGAAATGGTATGTGGGAAGTTTTCCTAAAGTAAGGTTTACTAAAATATCGAGTTGGAGTGCCGATAAATCAATTGCCAAAGGGTTCATGAATCCCCAAGACTTTGTAAAAGATGAAAAGAATGGATTTTATATATTATTAAAATACAAGATAACAGACCCATCAATCGTTATTGCCGATTTCAGAAATCTTCCCAATTTGAACTTCTGGAGTCAAAAAGAAATACTCTTGTCTCCCGATGCGGTTGATTACCAAGTGGAGGAAATATTCGACAATAAAGACGATTTTAAAAAATACAGAGGAAACGACTATACATTCGGTGGGCAAGGATATAATGAGATTGATTATATCATAAGAAATTATTTCAACAACACCAACATCAATTATAAAAATCTCAAGGATTTAACTCTAAGAGATGTTTTAAATACTATAAAAAGTGATAATAAAATATTAAATGATAGTATAAATCCGATATATTTAGATATAAACTTTAGTTTATTCTGTTTTATATTTAGAATAAATGGAGATAATTTACCAAAATATTCTGTGCCAGAAGTCGAATCATCATCAAATATCACCATTCTCTTAGATTTTGAACATGATTTAGCAAAACAATATGACATAAATTACAATGACATTACAATAAAAACCACAATAATATTGAAAAATAATGAATACAATAATTTTGTTTTTAATCTTTCTTGTGATGACATTAATTATCAAAGAATATCAAATGATATCAAAATCAAAAGAATAACAGATAATAAAGATAATATATTGAAAGAAGTAAAACAAGTTATAACAAATAGATATTCATCCAAAAGAATTAAAATAACTTAAATGAAATGGTGGGTGGCGAAGGAGTTGCGCCTTCGGAGTCCATACAGACAACGGGTTTACAGCCCGTTCCAACCCTCTATTGGGATAACCACCCTTAAAAAATGGTGCCCCCAACCAGAATCGAACTGATAACTAAAGTTTACAAAACTCTTGTTATACCTTTTAACTATAAGGGCAATATATTTATTAATCATACTATAATCATATTATTTAGTCAATATAAATTATAAGAATGGTGCCCAGAATTGGAATCGAACCAATCACACCGAGTTCTTCAAACTCGTGCTCTACCAACTGAGCTATCTGGGCAATATATTAGGAATGGTGCCCTCGACCCGACTTGAACGGGTACGGGAATAAATCCCGACAGATTTTAAGTCTGTTGCGTCTACCGATTCCGCCACGAGGGCATTTATAAGAATGGTCTTCTCAACCAGATTTGAACTGGTGCTTCCATCGTGAAAGGATGGCGACCTAAACCGCTAGTCTATGGGAAGGTTTACTATTTAGTCAAAAACAATTTTCTCGCATATGAGGCATCAATTTTATCATAAATATCTTGTAATGTTTTTACAACATCATGATTATTTGTAGCACCATCACAAGTTAATAAAATGTTTCTTCCTTCACTATAATAGCTTGGAATTGTAATTTTTCCATCAATTAATCGTAAAGATGCTTCTGATACCCCATTGATTATTTCAAACTCTTTATAGAAAGCATCATACTTATCTGATACCCAACCATGTGATTTTAGATAATCTTTTGTTTCTTGTTCAGTCATGGTATATTCCTTTATATTTTAGAAGATAATTCCCCTTCGATATAAGTACAATAACACAAATTTTTACTTTGTCAATAGTTATTTTAAAATATTTATTGTTCGATAAACTTTTCAGTATGGTCATCGAACAATTTTTGTGCGGCTTTTTTAAGTTCGTCTATTGTTTTAAATTCTTTACTAAAAGTAACCGATACATATTTACCTTTTTTCTTTTTTTCTTCATCGGTCTGTGCCAAAATTGTTGCTTTTAATTTTAATGGCTTATGCCCTTCTTTGCGTTGATAATAATCGGTATCACATTTTATGCGAAAAACGTCACGACCATCTACCCATCCTACTGGCCATGTCTGTCCAAATTTACCCGTGAACTGGTCCATTTCCCCAGCTTTCCATTTAATTTTCTCAGCCATTATTTTAATTCCTTTCGTTTATTCTATTTATCACAATCAAAAGGTTTGTCAATAGTTATTTTTATTGTGATAGATGTTTTTTCAAAGCATTTTCCATTAACGTAGTGTCTGGTAAAAATCCATGCCAGTATTTAAATGTTGCTGCTGCTTGATGTATTAACATTTGTATTGAGAAATCATCGACTTTCGTATCTTTATCATAGTTTACACTAATGCCATTGGGTATTTCAAAATCACTAGATGTTGCGTTTATTTGAAATACATCATTTGGAAGTGAGATATCAGATAATTTCAGTATCTCTAAATTGGCACGAGAAAACATAACACAATCTATATCTATTGTTTTTAGATAACTTTGTATCTTCTTGGCAATAAATCCATCGCCCAGAATCGCAACATACCGCGATTTTCTGGCTTCAACATCGTATTGTAAAAACGCCATTCTAAAACCATATGTATCAGTATCAAACACCTTATCACCGGAAAATCTATTGATAACAAATGTATTTCCGCCATATCTGTTTTTATAGGGTGTTGTTATATTAAATCCACGCAGTTTTGGTATACGTCCTAATTCTGCTTGTGCCGTATGCGTATCGGCAATGTCGTCCCAAGGAAAGATTACATATTCACCATCAATACCATAATGTTTCATCCATGTATTATGAATAAAAGGAGATAATGACTTCTGTGTATTTTTAATGCTACCTAATAGTGCGTATCTTTTCATTATTTTTCTCTTTATACTTTTCAATTAGATTAGCGATGTCTGGTGGTATTGGCTTACTAGTGGAATTAAATATTTCATAAAGTCTTTTGATACCTTTATCCTCAAAAAACATCCGATAGGCATTATCTAGTGAATCTTTAGGTATGTTATTTTTTCTCATTAGCATCCAATGGTTTTGGGGGTAATTTACAGTTGGGCAAATCTATTTTGTTATAAAGACAAAACCTGTATAAGTCTTTGTCTGCCAGAGTTGATTGATGAACTTTACTACCAATTACTAGTAACGCGCATACTCCAAACAATGCGCCCATCAAAAACGACCCTACTTCATTACTCATTTCTTTAATCCTTTACGGTTGACATTCAAGTTGTAACTTTTTCAGTTTGGCATTAATTTTATGTATTTCTTCGTTAGTTTCGGTTATTAGTTTATTCATAACATCATTAAGGTATATTAAATGATTATTCAATTCAACTAAATTCATTTTCAAACATGTTATTTTTACTTTATTGAAATCAGATGAAATTGTTTTATTAGTTTCTAGCGTACAAGAATAAAAGTTTTTTCCTGATTCAAAAACTCCATACAATCCATTGTCTACTTCTTTAACAATTTGTTTTTTTCGTGCTTTGATGTACATTTATTTAATCCTTTAATTATATTCTGTTACATCGCCTTTTCTTAATAGATAGTTTGGTGAAACATCTTTAAGAATAGACCGACCAATAGTATAGTTACTTTTTTCAATCAATCGTCTGATAACCACACCTTCTTTAATTTGATTGGGTGATAACACAGACTTTTCATCTCTAAGTTTTTCAATGACTTCTTTATCAAACTTACCCGTGTACAGTGTAGGTACGGTGGCAATGATATTATTTACATTAACCATATCTTGATAATTTAACCATCTTCCTTGTGATGGATTACCAACGTAGACATCGAATACTCTAAATGTTGGTTTATCAAGTCCATATGACAAATCTTGAATACCCTTGCCAAAGATTTCACCAAAGACATATACTGAATCATTGTATAAATCAACAAGTTTCTTCAAAGCATCAATATTTTCTAATAATGCTTTTTGATATACAACATGCTGATTTTTCTCGTTGTTCTTGAATACAAGTCCGTTGTTTCCTCCTAATCCTTTAGAGTAAGCAAAGTATTTTCCTTCGAGTAATTCAGGATTATCTAATTCCTTGTTGTAGGCAATACAAGCCATTGTTCCATGTAACTTTTCTGTTACATAAACATCATCTTCCGTTGTGAATACATCTGGGTATTTTTGGATATTCTCAATGTCATACTTTACTGTGTATCCAAAAAGGTTACAAACTTCTCCTGAAAGATGCGCTGGCACTGGTACTTCATATTTTACAATTCCTAGATATTCTGCTACATTTTGATTTTCGTGTACTGTAATTGAAGTATTTGTTTCATTCTTAATCTCACACTCGTAGAGTTGATGTAGGGGATGACCATCTGTTACTCCAATAGCAATAATTGGTTTAAGGTCAAGTGGGTATAATACACCTAATGAGAAAATTCCGCGCAATTTCATTGCCTTAACACGATTTCCACTAGAACCAGCCAATGTTCCTTTATCATCTTTCCAAAATCCCATTTTCTTTAGCAACCATTCGGGTAATACTGCCGCTTCTGGAATGTAAACTACTAAGTCACCTGTTTTATATCTAGGTGAACCATCGTCAAATTTATTGGCAATACAAGTGTATCCCTTAATTTTGACAATAGATAGTCTATCGGCGTTAGGATGCTCTTGTACATCATCAATTTTTTGTACTAATACTTCAAAAGTAGACATTGTAATTTCCTATAGATTAATGGTCAGGAATGGAGGCTCTGCCCCTCCGGCCTCTGGTATCCAAGACCAGCACTCTACTAACTGAGCTAATTCCTGACATTTATTGTAAGAGATGCGCCGGTTGGATTTGAACCAACGACCTTCTGGTTATGAGCCAGACAAGCTACCACTGCTCCACGGCGCAATAAGATAATATTACTATAGTTTATTATTTATACTTTGTCAACGATTAATTTCATGTAATAATCTTTTTACTAATAAACTATAGTATTTATGGGCATCATTCCAATTTTTAAATAGTTTCTTCTTAACCTTGATGTTATTATGATTAATGATATTTACCTCAAACAAAATATCATTTTGAATAAAGTTAATTGATTTAATGTCAATCATATTTTTTCATTCTTTTCTGTACCACGAAGTCCCTTGTATCGGGGGAATCTTAAACTATATGTTTCCGAATTTTGTGCCTTGGTAATAGCATCCGCCCTAATTTCAACCATAAAGTCAATATACTTTTCTTTATTATCCCAAAAGTCACTTCTTTCAATATCAGAAAATCCTCCGCCAACATCAACTTCAAGTATTTTTCCAGTATCATCAGTTCCAGTACAAACGATGTTACCCATCATTCCTTGATATTTTCCAGTACCCTCAATAATATCAATAATCTTCAATGTAAGTTCGATAAAAGGTTTCTGCTTTAACCAACAAGAACTTCTTTTTGATTCATATATTCCATCATATGATTTAATCATGATTCCTTCATAACCAGCATCAATACATTCTTTATTAAAATTAATGTAACTTTCATATCCTTCTTTTGTATCAAAGTTTATTTTTAATTTTGGAACAACAAAGATATTGTTTATTTTCAAATCTTGTATTAATGACATCAACGCGCATAATTCACCATGCCTTACATATTGTGGTTTTACTGATATGCCCTTATTAAAGTCATCTAAAGAAATTACATCGAATAGTGCCAACTTAGCAGATGATGTATCAATTTCACCTTTTCTGTTCATCTGTGTCATTAATTCTTGAAAAGAAGAGGATACCACTTCACCGTCTAATACAATAGGTTCTTTTAAATGTGGTAGTAATTTACTTAAACTATTCTTAATATCAATAAAATTACCATTTTCTTTACCATTTCTGGTAAATTGCTCTACAAGATTGCCATTTAATACCGATAATAATCTAACACCATCCAATTTAGGGTCAAGATAATAGTTTCCCTTTAGTTTCTTTAAGTGTTTTTCAGAATCGGAGGCAAGTTGACAGCCAAAAACGGGAATAATATAGTCATTGGCTTTTTCATTTGTTTTAGCGAGTTGTTTAAGTACATTATTTACTGTAACATTGGTAATCCCGCATTTTAAATCTTTTAGTAGTATTCTTCTATAGATAGTATTCCAATAAGTCGTATTACATGCCAAAGCGGATGTATTAATTAAATCTCTTAAATCATTACCAGTAACTTTTCTTGTTTCTAACAATTCCAATAGTTTATAGAAATCTTCTAATGTAAAAGTATAATCGTTTTCTTCTGTGTTATCTTCCTCAATAGCAGGAACTTTTTGTACATTATATGTTACTAACGGAGAATAACATTTGTTTAAAAGATTAAAAAACTCATAGTTTTTAGAAATAAAGACATTTTTTAATATTTCTTCTTTTTTCAATCTTGAAGCTGTACTTTCTAATTGATTGATTACATTTACAATACTATCTAAGATGTTCATGATTATTCCATAATTTCAATCATGATAACATTATTTATTTAAATAGTCAATAAATTAACATTCATCATCAGGATTATCAGGTCTTGAGTTTGAACCATAATAGTTTTTTCCACCACTTCTAATTCTTTCTTGTTTTTCTCTACCTCTAGTATATGCCGCCGCACCTAATATAGCACCAAATGCTAAGTGAAATGTTCCCGCTGTATCTAAGGTTAATGGTTTCCAAACTCTTTTTGTGGTTAAATCAACTAACACTCTTTCTTGATATTCAGGAGAATATTTTAACGATAAATCAACGGAATCTCTTATATTTACAGTAGTATTTGATATTTCATACCACATAGGCATAAGAATAAAATCGAATATACATATAATAATGTATGTATATGCAACTATTGGTCTCCAATACTTTTGTAATTTTGATTCTATATTATTGTTTTGTTTCATATACTCCTTTTATGTGGAAATCTTTACCCATGTTCCCGTGCGTTTTTGATATATTCCATCATTTCTTAATATAGCGGATGATTCTGGTGCCCATGTTGGGAAAGCAGATAATGGTATTAATCCAATTCCCATGCCTCCCCTGTATTCCCATGTTCCAGGAGTTCCACCAACTAGACATCTAACTTCATCTGGTTCACCTGCCCCTGCGTTTCTACTTACCAATCTTGTGCCTTTAATATTGATACCAGTTGTGGGGATTACTGGAATACCATCAACGGGAATAATAAACTTATTTTTTCCATCATCAGTTCCACTTACAAACGTCCATAAGGTTGTACCGAGAGGATTTATTCCCTCTACTTGTGTGAAATCAAAAGTAGAACTTTTGATTGGTGCTAATTGAAAGTTTGCTACATATCCACCAACTCTTGGTTGTGAACCTCTTATGGTAACAGAACAATTTTCAATTGTTTCTGTTCCACCCAATGAATTAACATAACAACTTGCCACATAATCCGTGGCATTAAAATCTAAATGTACATTTTTTATTTTCTTACCAACTAATGCCAAAAATCTCACAGGATAGTAAAAACCCGTTATATTCGTGGTAGTTACATGAATACCACTCATGTCTGATAAAGCACCACTGTCGTTGTTTGCTATATCAATCCCAGCATAACCGCCATATGGAGCTGATATATTTATTTGTCCCGCCGTTAAATCATTAATACTATATAATTCTAAACCTGCGGCAAAATCATAAATTGTTATATCCATCTGAGAAATTGTTACCTTTCCAGCATCCAAAGATTGGTTTGCCACTTTGAAACTTCTATTACACTTTACAATAATTTTATTAAAGTGTAATTGTGTTCCACCTGCTGGTGTCATTGAGTGGGCAGAAAAACATTCATCAATTACTGTATTACTTATAAAAATATGTTGATGGGATTCTAACGCAAACGATGTTTCGCCTTCTGGGGGATACTGTGTGTTTCTACAATCTTTGATACCAACATCACCCCCTCCTTTTAGATATAAATTATCTAAATAAATATGTTTTGCCGAACCTAACCCTATAATATCAGTACCAAATGAAGGAGCATCACCCAGACACAGATAACATACTGGTCCAAATCTTCCAGTAGCAGTTGTTCTTGTTGTTCCTGTGTAGTTTTTACTTAAAGTAATTTGTGTGTTACTTACTCTTGTATATCCATAAAAATCATATTCATCATTGAATACAATCCAGCCTGTTGCTGCGAGTGAGTTAAATCCAGTGCCCGTTACGTTTGTTGAACCATTCGTAACTGAACAGTTATTAACATTCGTTGGGTTGTCAACCTGATAAAAGTTAGAATTGGATGTCGGTGGCTTTAGTGCTATTCCACCTCCTACCACAAGATAAGTAAAGGCACTATTCCAAATAACATCGTCTATATCTAATGGTACATCGGAATTAGAAGTAGGAGTTTTTCTAAATATATTCCCCACGAAATTAGTATTTCTTACAAAACTATATTGTGCCGATGTACCATCTGTTGGAATAAGTCTAACATTTGATGATGTACCTTTAGGAACAAATCTATTATTTCCACCAGCACTAGTATATTGATATAGTCGTTGTATTTCATATGGTTTACCAACACTGTAATCTCGCGTATATATTATATTATAAGATTTAGAACCTGTTGTTCCAGAATATGCTCTATCTAGCGTCATAGAGGAACTATTTTGAAAACTAGCAATTGTATAATATGTACTATCACCAATAAATTGAACTACAGACCCAACTAAATTGGCAACAAACTCATTACCAACTCCAATAATAGAAGTTGAACCATTTGTTGCTGTTATTGTTCCTGTATTATAAATATATTGGTCGGCAAAATCATAATAATCTCTATCAAGCGTAAGTTGTGTGGCACTGTCAATACTTGCTATTTTGTATCTTCTAAACCGTTGGTTGAAAAAGAAAGCGTCACCAACTTGTAATCCCGCTGTTGTAAAATTAGTACCATATCCATAAACTTTTCTTGTTCCTGGTACAACAGCAACTCTTCCTGTGTTATACATTGGTTTTAATCCCGCTCTATAAACTACTGATGCGGTTGACGTGCCACTATAAGGTGAAGTTAATTGTATTGTTGTATTATCTATCACGGAACTAACCGTGCCAAAAACAGAACTTAATTCTGGTCTAATTCTGTCACCTGCCCGAACATTCGCCAACCATTGTGTATCTGTTCCAGAAACAATATTACTACCATTAGTGAATGTTGCCGTGCCTGTTGTATATTCATTCAATGTTGTTTTTGTAAAAAGATTTCTACCAAAAGTTGCGTTTCCTCCGCCACTTCTTAACAATCCATCGGGCGCAGTGGCAACTGTACTGTATGCCAAATAAGAATCACCATATCTCCATGGTCCTTCTATTCTAAGATTTTTAATACTTATGTATTGGTTTAGGTTTCTAGTTGAGCCTAATATACCATCTTGCGCCGTGATTGCCTGTTTTGTTGTTCTTCTTACTTTAAACAATCCAAAAGACCCAGCACCATAACAGTCAAAAAATATTGTCGCAAAGTTACCATTAATTGATAAGCCATATTGGTCAACGCAATCTAAAATGTTTGTTACTCGGTATGTTTTTCCCCGTCTTAATTGTAAATTAACGGGATTTGTCTTCGCGGCATTAAGCCATGCTTGTAGTGCCGTTGTATCATCGGCAACACCATCACCAATAGCACCATGAACCTCTGGATAATAAGCCAATCCATTCAAAGCATCTTTTACTGTTGTTCCAAATAAACTACTATCGTTTGTTATTAGACTAGCTATAGATGCTCCTCCCCCGCCTCCTCCACCACCACCGAGTGATAAGATAGATGTGCGTAAACTATTGAGGGCATCGGCTACAGTTATACCTGTTACCGAACTATCATTTGTAACTCCACTAGCATTATTAGTAGCATATATCAGTGATGTTCCATTAGATTTTAATATTTGTCCATTAGTTCCAAGAGCTAATATAGAACCAATAGCAGAATTATTACCAACAATTATATCACCTCTGCTAACTAATTTTATTTGCTTCGAGCGCAATTGGGTCATTTTATGATGTTCCTTTGTTTTTAATAAGTTTAAAGTATTTTATTACAATTTTATATATATTATATGCTTTATCCGTTAATTTCTTTATTATAATCATATATTAAACAACGCTTTCTGTAGAAGACCAAGGAAGTGTATTGTAAACTTCAATATTGTATGTTAATGTTCCTGGTGTGATATTTGTTGCCGTTGGATTATACAAAACCAATTGATAACTATTATTACCAACAATAACAACTCTTGCCTCAAGTCCAGCATTGTTTGTAGTCATGCTAGTAGCTCTACCAATCATTCTTGATGTTATTCCAGATAATGTCTGTGATGGTGATACAAAAGTAGACCCAGATGCTATATTTCCTGGTGTAAGAGTTAGAAGTGTTTTAAATGGTAAAACACCTAGACGTTCAACATCAGCTCTTTTTCCATAAAACTCAACAAAGTAGTCTCCCCAAGGAATCCCTCTAGTTTTTGGTTTTACGAATCCACCTGCCCCAACTGTTCTTGTGTTGTGCGCTTCAGACCAATACATTCCGAAAACAACAAGTCTTTCGTTTACAACTGCTGTTCCTGAAGCTGGTGTAGTAGCCATGGTGTATGTTATTGTATTTGCGTCAACGACTGTACAAGTAACGCCCGTGACGTTGTAGACAGTATCAGTTGCCATTCTTACAGATATTAAATTTCCTGTAGATAAACCATGCGATGTAACGGTCATTGTTGCCAGTGTTCCAACACTTGTAATTGAACAATTTCCTTGATATGTTCCATTTGAGCGAATTAACACGATACCCATTACAGGGCTTGTTAGTCCCGTTGCGACTGTATAAGTGAATGTATCGGCATCAATTACCGTGACTGGATTTGAATCCTTTACTCCATCGGTATTTGAATCGGCATTTACCTGAAATGTCGTTGGATAGGTTCTTGCTATGGTGTATCTTTCTCCGTTAGTTAGCTCATGTCCCACTGCCGTACAAGTGACAACCCCTGTGCCACTATCATATGACATTGCGGTAATTACTGTGCCAGATGCCCTAGCATTGACATTTAAATCCGCTGCTTTTCCTGTTTCATATCCAACCGATTGTCCATTTGCCATTAATGAATAACCGAAGTCATTCCATGAAATCCATGTCCAGTGTCCACAAGAGTTAATAGTTGCCCCGTCTGGTATACCCATTAAGTCTGTAGTAACTGTCGTTGCCCCACTTACTGGTGTTCCAGCACCATTATTTCCAACAATCTGATAAACAGGAGTTTTTCCTGTCCAGTTCCATGCGGTTGCCGCTCCTGTAAATGCCCCAGAAGTAAACACATTAGGATTGAAATATGCCCCAGATAATCCAGTAGCGGATAAATTGGCAGACATACTATTTCTAGCGTTGTATCCACTTTCTGTTACATAAACAGAAGATGACCTACCACTAGTAGGGGTTTTGTTAGTTATAGTTGCCCCTGCGGTTAAAAAGATAGGGTCGTTATTAGAAAGTCCTGATTTATGTTGATAAGATAAGAAAGAATCATCAATGTTTCTTCTTCTCGCTGGCATAAATGGATATAAAGTATCATCTGCCGCGCAATTAACACCAGTATTATTGTATGCCTTAAATCGTCTTATATTGGTTAATGTTGTGCCCAAGGCAGATGTCGTTTGAGTAGAGTTTGCCATGATATTGTTTATAAAAGTAATACCGTCTTCATTATTAAAGTTGGCGGCATTTCTATTTTGGTTATTCACATCTAAATAGTTTCCTTCAACAAGCATATTAATGTTGTTTCCAGAGTTAAGCGGATTAGTTCCAGCACCACTAACCGTATTATTTCTTACTATGCTATCTGTTGAAGATGAACAGTTTATAGAAAAATGTCCTACTTTATTAAGAATATTACCTTCAACGGTTAATCTTCTAACTTTTGTAAAATCTATTCCGCTACCAGAAGACCACTGCTTTACAATGTTTCCTTTGATTATAGCATCATCAGAAAAATCTGTTGCTGTTCCTTCTCTTGGTCCAAACAAAATTACAGAGTTTTCACCAAGGTTTTTCCACGCACAACCATCACTTAATGCGTTCCCGTTGAATTGTGGGGGTTCAATTGTAGATGTAGCTGTGCCAGAATTACTTTTTCTGAAGTATGTTCTTGTGGTTGATACATAGACAACATCACCCTGTGAATAAGATGTTCCTGTTACCCAGTTATTTACTAAAATGTTTGGTGAAGTTTTCTCGATAATCATATCTTTAATGACAACACCAGTTGAATTTCGCGCAGCTATATCTAACGCTTGTAATGCTGGTTCGGTGATTGACCCACCAATCACATTAATATTTACAAAAGAACCGGCATTGTTATTACCAATCTGATACCCTTTACCGTAGGGTCTTAAAATCTCAACATCTCTTACCGTGATGTTTCTAATAGAATCATTACCAATAGTTACGGCATTATCTCCAATAATAACAGAATGTTGTTCTGCCCGTTTTACAGAACCCTGTGTGTAACAATATCCGCAATCTGTAATAGCACCACTCTGAATAGTAATATCTTTTAATGTTCTTTGACCAATTCTTCCCGATGTTGGGTTTGGTAATAAAATGATTCCACCAGCTCTGTAGAAATTAAAACCATTCAAGTAGAATCTTTGGTTTCCTTCTAAAATCAATCCATTAGGTGTTGTTCCGTTTCCTACGTTAGAAAAATCAAAACATTGTAGGTTGTTAATGATGGTTTCACCGTTTAACAAGTGTGATGCGAATTTTACTGCTCCACCTCTAAAAAATCTTGCTTGTATATTGTTCCACACCATTTCTCTAACACCAGATGGAGTTGAAGATGTCTGTGTACAATTCTCTACATATAAGTTATTTAAAACTACGTTGTTATCGGTTAATGTTAAAGTTCCATCAGACGTGTTGGCGGTATTAGTTGTACTAACAAAATATATAGCATGGTCGTTACTATGGCGAGTATCAATGTTATTCATTAAAACACGAGTACACGAAACTAATCTAATATTATCTCCACCAAACTGTGTTGTTTTAAATGTACATTTTCCAGAAGTTATAATTGGGGTTGCCGAGGCACTAGGATGTACAGGGTAAGTAAAGGTCGTTGCTCCCGTTACAGTAATAAACTTAGCCCCATTATAAGTTTCATCTCTCATTCTTTGTACTGGATTGCTTGTGCTATCTGTTATTACATCCATTATGGCAATATAATCACCTGTAACGAGATTGTGAGTTTCCGTTGTCGTACAAGTAGCAACTCCTGCCGTTTGTGTTAATGTCGCTATACCATTATAACATAGTCCATTTACTTTTAGATTTTCGATGGTTAAACCATCTATTCCCTGAAAATGTAGAATACCATCACCAGCCAAAGGGGATTCTCCACCTAGTGTGGCTGGTTTTGTGTTTCCAATTAATTCAGAGTTATTTCCCTCAATGTATACATTTCTCCAGAAATCGCTGCCGCCAGCCAATAATTTCTTTATCTGTCCTCTGACTGGTCTATCAGAAGGCATTTCGATACAAATAAACTTTTTAGTTGTGGCTATGGCATCAATATCTGCCATCATTGAATCAATCGCTGTTTGGTCACTAGATACACCATCACCAACAAATCCAGTATAGTTTGCTGGATTAAACTTAGGTGTGAGATAATTGATTAAAGGTAAAGTGGCATTACTTTTACTAGCTTCAAGAGTTGCGGTAGTTAAATCAACAGAACCCCCAGAACCAATAGCAATTTGTAAATTATTAAGGGCATCTTTTACAGTAGCACCTGTTACAGCACTATCATTTATTACACCTGTCGCATTATTGGTAGCATAAACAAGGGATGTTCCATTAGATTTTAATATTTGTCCATTAGTTCCAAGAGCTAATATGGTGCTAGTTCCCGTTGAACCACCTATTAATATATCACCTTGTGCTGTAAATTTTAATTGTTTGGGTCTTAACTGAGCCATTTTTAAATAGTTTCCTATGAATGTTATTCATAGACTATTTATGTTTTTTTAACGGCTTAATAAAACTTTTCTAACTATTCCTAATAATGCCAAATCTTGTGGGTTTTGTGGTAAAACAGGCAAATAGTTTCTATCTATTCTCATTCTTAAATATATAGCATTAATCTTAAATGTAAATGATTTTACACCAGTATCACCATTGTTGCTTCCCGTTGGGTTTGATGGATTAATAGGATATTGTAAATACCCAACTTGCGATAAAGGTAAATTAAACCAGTCTTCGCTTGTAGGTGTTGAACTCAAAGTTGCCTCTAAATAAACTCTTCCCGTGAAATTTTGTACATATATAGCAATGGTATGTAAACCATCCGTGTTACCATAAAAACCATCGGCGGCAACAGGAGAACCTTCTACATTTAATGCGCCAGTTGAACTAGGGAGTAATATTACACTTTGTACCATAATTACTATTTATCAAAATCTCATTATATTCGGCAACGAAACTTGCCAAATCCAAATATCTATTTATAAACTCACAAAAAACACTAGAAATGTGTTCACAATTATGATTTGATATTTTCTTGTTGTATTTCATCATTTTCTTATAGGGTTCAATAAAAAAAGAACTATTTCCAGAAAAAAAATAAAATACTTCCGTCAACGTAAAAAATATATCTTTGTATAATATTAATGTAACATTTGGTTTAATAGTATATAATAACATTCTATCGTTGATGATAGTTGATGTTGTTCTTAATGTTTCTATATTGGATTTATCTATTTCACAATCATACATGAAAATATTATTGGTCATAGAAATAAACCGTTTTTTCACCTGATTGATAAAAATCATTCAATCTCCTAGCGTATTCATCAGATACCATAAAACCTTCCTCGATAAACTTAGCCATTCTGGATAGATTATAATTAGTAAGAATATTTTTAGATATTAACATCTTATTTTTATTATCTTTTATGAAATTTTTAACAAAATAATAATTGGTTTTGTCCATCGAACAAGAACACATGGTAAAATCGAACGCATTTAGTAATTCTTCTAGTGTAGGGAATGGTTTCTTAATTAGTTGTATATTATTAATATTATTTAATCTACTGTTGTATGTCATCGCAAATCTACTTTCTTTGCCGATAACAAAATCAAAGTTTTGTATAAGATTTCTATTAATTTTATTGTACGTTTCTTCATTTTTAACAAAAATATCAATATCAGATTTTCCCAACCCAATCTTAAAAAATTTTTTACGACAGTATCCTCCCGCCAACCAAGGAGAATTATCATAATCAAAGGACATTCCTATGATTTCTTCTATTGTTTGTATCTTCTTGTAGTGAGAATGACTCTTAATTAAAAGAGATATGTTTTCCATATTTTGGCTTTCTTCCTGGTTTTTTAAATGCTTTATTAAATATCATATTTCCTTCCAAGTATCGTTCAGGAAGCATCCCATCAATCTCTAAAACATTGCTATTATGTATAATTTCTTGTTTTAAATCATGTTCATTTTCTACCACGAAGAAAACATTATCGTCTTTTATTGATACTTCAAGTAGAGAAAAATATCCTTTTGTAATATTACAAAGATTACCCGCAACGTCTTTTGTTTTATACTTGGCATACAGCTTTGTATGTCTTGGTAATAAATTATACTTATATAGTTCTAATGCTAAATTATTGTCCATTTTTCCCTCTAAATATGAGTTGTATAGTATTATTTTTAATCTTTACAGTAGTAGTTCCACCATTTTTTAAATCTCCAAATAATATTTCTTTGCTTAAAGGTTGTTTAATTTTTTCATTGATGAGTCTTTTTAATGGTCTGGCACCCATTTTATCATCGAATCCATTTTCGGCAAGCCACAATATGGATTTTTCATCAATCTTTAGTTTGATATTCTTTTCTCTTAATTTATTTTGTAACTCAAGAACAAATTTACCAACAACCTGTACTATAACTTTTGTATCAAGTTTATTGAACTTTATAATAGAATCAATTCTATTTCTAAACTCTGGTGAGAATGTTTTATTGATGACTCCATCGTCCGATGATGAATCTTTAGAATTAAAGAAACCAATACTGTTTTTCTCCAATTCAGTTGCCCCCGCATTAGTCGTCATCATAAGAATAATATTTTGACAATTTACCGATTTTCCCGATGAACTTGTAACTTTTCCACTATCCATAACTTGTAGGAATACATCATAAATATTTTTATGTGCCTTTTCAATTTCATCTAATAATAACAAACAATTAGGATGTTGTTGTATTTTGTTAATTAATAATCCATCGCCAGCCGCACCATCTTCATATCCAACATATCCAGGAGGAGAGCCAATCAATTTAGATACAGAATGTGGTTCTTGATATTCACTCATGTCAAACTTTACTAAGGGAATATTAAGATTTTTTGCTAATTCTACTGCCAAACTTGTTTTTCCAGTTCCCGTTGGTCCAGCCAGTAAATATGTTGATAAGGGTTTATCGGAATCATTTAGTCCTGATTTAGCCAGATATACAGAATTTACAACCTTTTCAATAGCATTATCCTGACCAAAAACAACTGATTTTATATTTTCTTCAAGTTTTTCAATATTTGTTGATTCCTCTTCTTTTACATCTAATGATATTTTAGATATTTTCTCTATCTGTTTTCTTACCATTTCTGAGGAAATATTAATTATTTTCTTATCATCCATAGTTTGCTGTCTTGCCCCGCAACTATCAATAACGTCAATTGCCTTGTCGGGTAAATATCTATCTGTTATATACTTGCTGGTTAATTCAACGATTTCATCCACAATTTCATCAGTATAGACAACTTTATGAAATTCTTCATAATATTTTTTTAGGTCTTTAATAATTAGTTTTGCCTCCTCAATAGACGGCTCTTCCACATTAATAACCTTGAATCTTCTTACAAGAGCAGAATCTTTTTCAATATGTTTTCGATATTCCTCTTCGGTTGTTGCCCCAATCAATCTCAAATGACCTCTGGCAAGTGCCGGCTTTAACATGTTAGATAAATCCATAGATTTATCACTTGATGTCCCAGCACCCACCATCATATGAATTTCATCAATAAAAAGAATATAATTTTCTTTTTGCTTGAAAATCTTTAAAATATCACTAATTCTTTCCTCTGCCTCACCTCTGTATTTTGTTCCAGCGATTAAGGATGTTAAATCTAAAGACCAGATTATTTTATCTTTTAATAGTTTCGGGACATCTCCTTTGACAATTCTATCTGCCAATCCCTCAACAATGGCAGTTTTACCGATTCCTGGTAATCCCGTGATGATAGCATTATTTTTAACTCGTCTTAGTAAAATCTCTGATAATTCTTGTATCTCATCTTTTCTACCAACCAACGCATCAATTTTATTTTCTTTAGCTCTTTTGTTGATATTAACACAATAAGTATTCAATACTTTTAATAATTCTGGTGATAACTCTTCTTTATCATATAATGAGCTTTTTAAATAATCATTGATTAATTTTCTAGTTATTTTTCTTTTTGCCAACATATAACTGGCATGACTATAAGTTGGCTCTAATTCTACAATTTCTTCTAACCACCGCAGTGAATTATATTTTTTTGATAATGACGTTAGATGTATTACGTTTTTTACAACACTTGATGCTATAATATCAAGACTTACTTTATGTCTCGTAGAATCAAAGGGTAATTCACCAAATACTGGCATAGTAAATAATTCTTCTAATTCTTGTATTATATCCGATTTATCTACATTGATGCTTTCAAAAAAGTTTTCAACACTTGCGTCTGAAAGTAACAAAGCATATAGATAATGCTCAGTGGTAATGTAGGAATGTCTGTGTTTATTTACTAAACCTATGACAATGTTGTCTAATAGTACCAGTTCTTGTATATTTCTTGACATTCAAAATCCTCTTTTGTATGATATTAATATCACTATACAGGATTATTATTAACTGTCAAACTTTTATTTTTGATTGTCTGTTATTTTTTGATAGAAAGTTATAACTTCTTTTTGTCCGAGAATATACCGCTTTAATTCTTGATTGTTTAGTTGATTATTTTTGTATTCATCTTCTTTCAAACAAAAATTAAGTTCTTTAGTTGAATCTTCAAATACAGTCCATGATAAAGGTATTTGAGTTATCGGTTGAACAGTGGGCGGCACAATTTCTATTTTTACTGGTTGATAAACAACTGGAGGATTGCTTTTGGTAGAAAAAATACAAGATGGTAGAAAAAGAAGTGATATTAGAATAAAATATTTCATTGAGTTGATTCCTCTAATTCTTTTAACATTCTGTTGCTTTCTACATTGATAGCATCTTGAAACAGTGTAAGATTATTTGTCTTTTTAGATTCTTCTTTATAATTTCTTTTAATTATTGTTTTCTTAACTTCATTTGAATTATCTTGTATTTTCTTTATATTTTTTGTATATTCCTCATTTAACAGTTTCATTTTAGTATTTTGCTCTTGTAGATTGAGTATAATGGATTCTTTTTGAGCTAAGGTTGAGGTTAATTGTCCAATTTCTTTATTTTTTTCTTGTAAATCAGACTTTAAGTTGCTATAATGTATATAGAATATAACTAATGCTAAAATAAGTATAGCAGATAAAATAAATGTAGGATTTCTAAATATAGGTAGGAAACTAGATATAAGAGAAAACATTAAAACCTCACTTTATGACTATTTATCAAAAAATTAAAAAACTTTTAATCCTTGAAAAACCCCGCTCTCTGACATCACAGGGTTGGTATGATTGGAGAGTTAATACAAAAAGAGCGCATCCCATAAAATACTTTACAAACGAAACATTAATTGATTTTCTTTATCTTTATAAGAGAATATTAATAACTGACCCTTTATGGTGGATTAAATATAGAACCACAGACAGATATCATGTGATTAGAACTGGTATGAAACCAGGATATTGCGATAAACCAGAAATGTTATTATATGCCAATTTCAATTTATTGATTGATTTTGTCGAGAAGGAATTGGGTTGGGAAGATAAAAGCAAGGCATCTATTAATGGAGTAGCAAGTCTTATAGAACAAATGGAGGATGATGATAATCAGCAATCAACATTGACTGGAATGACCCGTGGCGAATCTGCCAGAGAAATACTTGAATTATATTATTGGTGGAAAAATTACAGATTAAAGCGAATTTCAGTATATGATTGCCCAAAAGCAGTCGAAATATACAAAAAGAGAGAAAAACCTATAGATTTATTCATTAATAGGTTGAAAAGCAAAGAAGAAACAGAAATGTACAACACATTTCATATAATAGAAGATGTATATAGATTGGAAGATGATTATATGTTTGGAAGATTAGCTAAAATTAGGACAGATTTATGGACTTAGATTTTACATAAATAGATTGTAGGAACTCACAACAGGAGATTTTGATGCGTCAGAAAAGAGCAACCAGACAACCAAAGAAAACTACAGTTACTAAATCCCCCTTACTAAAATTAAAAGAATCACCAATAGCAATCGTCAAAGAATATGACCACACTCATACTAAAAGACCAATAACAATAACTCCCAGAAGTAAAAATCAACAAGATTTATTAAGAATGTTGGAAGATAAAAGCAAATATATTGTGTTTGCTACTGGTCCAGCAGGATGTGGTAAATCATATTTGGCGACATTATATGCCATTAAATTACTAAAAGAACAAAAAATTGACAAGATTGTCATTACTAGACCAACCGTATCATGTGATAATCAAGATATTGGGCATCTTCCTGGTGATATTATGGAAAAAATGGCACCGTGGATTTTACCAATCATTGATATTTTTGAAGAGTTTTATAGTAAACCACAAGTAAAAAGAATGTTACTTGATGGTGTTATTGATGTTTCTCCGATTACTTATATCAGAGGAAGAACATTTAAAAACTCTTATATCATTCTTGACGAGGCACAGGGTACTACTAACATGACATTGAAAAGTATCTTAACTCGTATTGGTGAAAACTCTAAGATTGTTGTTACAGGTGATATAAATCAATCTGATAGAGGAACAGAAAACGGTTTAAGCGATTTTATTCGTAGAATATCTTTATATAATCCAGAAGGTATATCAATAGTAAAGTTTGATAATAAAGACATTGAAAGACACCCTATCATTTCTACAGTATTAAAAATGTACGGTGAATAGTAAAATAATTCTTGACAAAGTAAAATATTGTGATATTCTCTTCTTATCAAAGAGGGAATTATCCTTTTCAACAATATAACAGGGATTAAGAAAATGTTCGATACTCCATTATACAAAGTAGATGATACTGTTTCTTTGACTCAATCTTGGAATAATAGATATACTTTTCATAAGGTAGTTGCCGTTACAAAAACTACAGTTACATTGGATAATGGTAAAAAGTTCTCCATGTCAACTGGTAAATTATATGGAAATTCATACTCATCCGATAGAATATATCTTTTTCATGAAGGTCATGTTGAGGCAAATCGCCGCGATGATGAAAACAAACAATTCAGAGAAATGAAGCGCGAACTCGAAGATACTTTAAAAAATAAAGGAGTATCCTTTGACAAATTAAAGAAAATCATGGAAATTATCAAAGAATAACATATTCAGTGAATATTTTTAAAATCCCTGTAAAAATTAATCTACAGGGATTTTTTCATAAATAGTATACATGAATAACAATGACATCAAAAAATTAGAAAAAAATCAGACATTATTAACTTATCTTATTGAAATTGAAGATTTCATGGATAATTTAGATATTTATGTTTTTAAAAATTGGATAAAAGGTGAAGTTGTCGAGGGACCAATTATTGAAAAACATTGGATAGGCATAGTTCTAAAATATGATTACGAAGAGATGCCCGATAAGGCAGGAGCATTAAGATTGATAAAATATGGGGCTAAAATAAAGTATAAACGAGCAACAGAGGAAGTTCCTATTGATATTGAAGACCCAGAAGACTATGAATCTGGTACAAAAAAACCAAAATTAGAGAAAAAGAAAATATGGTTAATTGAATTAAGAGTTCCAAAAAACTTATTAGTTGAATTAGAAGATGATTTTAACTTATATGATGATTTGGATTTTAACTTAGAAACGATTGAAGATGCCAAAGAAGAAGGCATTGATAAGCAATCAGTATTTAAGAAGCGGGAGAAATAAAAATGCTTTTTGAAGGACTAGAGGCAAACGATTTAAAAGATACTGTCAAAAATGTTATAAGCATCAATCAATATGAATCAAAGATTGATGACGATGAAGTAGTTGTTGTTGCTTTTATCCTTGATTATAAAGAGCCAGCAGAAGATTTGAATAGATTTATACAAAAATCAACGGCACAATTACTTGATACAGAGGTTAGTGCCACCATAACTAAAGAAGGTTCTTATCTTGTTTTTGTTGAATTTTATGATAACAAAGATTTTCCACAAGAATTATCCGAGGTTTTAAAAGAAGTATCTCAGTTGACTGGTATTAAAAAATGGTATTATTCCTATTATAAAGATAAAACAAGATATTTTACTATAGATAATCTTAAAAAGTCCATAGAAATATATAGAAAAAATAAATTAGAAAAATAAATCACCTTTTTAAAATAATCCTTGACAAACTTATTATCTATGATACTCTCTATTTATCAGAGAGGGAATTATCCCAATCAACAAAAAGGAATATAATATGGAAATCACGGTATTAGAAGTTCGTTTTAATGGTAATCTAGTAGATGCTGTTGGAATAGTTGATTCATTTACAGAAGTTCAATTAGAATATGAAAATTACCCATATTTTGAAGGCGAGGCTCGATTTGCTCCTTCAATTAATGGATATACGGTGGCCGAAGTTCAAGTAGAATACAACCGTTAAGTAATAAATTAAAAACCCCTGTGAAAATTAATCTACAGGGGTTTTTAATATTAATAAATCAATTAGTTAGCCCTTTAATGACACCATATATTTCTTGCCAGTTATCAACTCTGATTACATCATCATTACTTTGATTATAGGGTTTATTCATTAAAATCGGTATATGTCCGATTGACTCACCAATCATACAATTTAATAAATTATCCTCAACCCAAAATGCCTTTTTATATTGTTGTAAAATATATCTTTTAGTTTCTCCAATATTAACATGTTCAATATTTTCAAATATGTCACCGAAGTATCTATCAAGGTTATATTTTCTCAATTTTCTTGTTATTTTCTTTGTGCCACATGCCGTAATACATGACATTTTAAATCCATCCTCATGTAGTTGTCTGACATATTTTACAGCGTTATCAATAGGTTTTAATTGCGAAAACTCTAATATCTCATTAAACTCAAGTGCTGGTGACATTACAATCGTATCACCAGTCAATAACGCGACATCTATTGTTTCGTATCCATCAATAATTTTTTTATATGTAATAGGGAGAGATTTAATTAGGTATTCTTCAAAACCTTTTCTCCACTCAAGTAAAACATCATCAACATCAAGTAAAATGTTCATTTTAATAATTCCAATATACAGGCTGATAAATTAATTTCTGGGTCGGCAACCAACGTATGATTCTTTAAGTACTTGGCAATAATAATGATGTTTCGCATTATTTTCTCTTCATCATCCGAAAACATTTCTATATTTTCATAAAAATATCTAAAAGTATCAATATATTCGTCACTCGAAAGTGATTCAACTAAAAACTTTCTTGCTTTATTTAAATCGCCGCTTTTAAACATTTTAACAAACGAAGAGTACTTTTCATCAACAGAAAAATCTTTATCAGTAACGGGGATTAATTTCTTATCAATAACCTGTTGGTCGATTAGACCTATTGTTGTTCGCAAATCTGGATAGGAAATATTAATAATTTCAATAATATCTTCTTCTTTATAAGTAATTCCCTCGGTATCCAATATTTTAACTATTCTATTAACATATGTATCCATGTCCAAAGAATTGAAATGAAACTTCTGTAGTCTAGAAAGTATAGCTGGAAGAATTTTATTTCTATAATTACATGTTAATATAAATCTAACTGAGTTACTATATCTTTCAATTTCTCCTCGTAGGATTGCTTGACTATTAATAGATAAATAATCACTTTCATCTATAATGACAACCTTAAAATTACCCAACGGCATTGTTGTACAAAAATTAGATATTTTCTCCCTAACGGTCTCAACACTATTTTCTTTACTGCCATTGATAAACAATACATCGTAGTCAATAACACCTACAAGTTTAACAAGGAGCAGGGCGAGACTCGTTTTACCAGACCCTTGTTTTCCACTGAGGAGAAGATGCGGGATTGGAATGGTCATACCGTCTTTATTTTCTATAAAACTCAATATCTTATTTTTAACATTTTCATCTGTAAAAACATAATCATCAATAGTTCTAGGTCTATATTTTTCGATTAATAAATCGGCATTAAACATTTAAAGACTTTCTGGTTTTTCCTCACTAACCATGAGTATACAGTTAGTATCTACCTTCTGTATACTCTTTTCCCCGTCTTTTGTCAATAATTTATATTGATAAGTCCACCTCCCATGTTCAATATAAATCCATTCGCCTTCTTTTACATAATCAACATTTTTACCGATTTTATAAACTTTCGCCCATCGTGGTCTAATTCCTGATTGTTTTCCGTTATTATCAATTAATAGGATACCAGATGCGGTCTTTCTTTCACCTGTCGTTTCCATCTCTACTACTAAAATATCATTTGATAAGGGTATTATTTCGCCCTCCACTGCCTGATACGAAATCATTGTTTTATTCCTTGTCTACTAATTTTCTTGTTGTTTCTTTTTCTTTTGGAGTATTGTCCTTCAACTCTTGCTCGTGTTTGGCAATTCTTGCCATTGCCTGTGATGGAGTTTCAAAAGAAGTATTATTAAAAGTATCTTTAATACTTACATTTTTTATAGGGGCATTACTACTTTTGTAATACTCGTCTATAATTTTTTCTCTTTTTACTTCAATCTCGCCATTTTTTCCGATGATATCACCTCTTGTATTCATTTTTGAATTACCTAAGGCAATATCATGCTCATGCTTTGCGGCAAGCGTCATCATATCAAATGGTTTTCCCGAATTAGTAAAATGTTGTTTTCTTCCTGACATTAGTTTATTTCCTTTTCTTGTTTAAAAAACTCATATGGGTCTATTTCATATTTAATACTATCTATAGCATGTAAATCAATTAAATATAAAATATAAAGCGATACAGAACTTCCTCTGCCCACTCCCCATAGAATATTATTTATAGCTAATATATCCACCAGATATATTAATGAGCGTATCATGTCTTCTAACTTATGTTTTTTAATTAAACTTAATTCTAAATCAACTCTATTCTTTTCTATAATGGTTTCTATTTTAGAATAAAAATAAGACTTTAAATTAATATTCTTATATTTGGTTGGTATAAACCAGTTATTAATACACTTATCAAAATATTCTTCTTTAGTGTACATGTTCATGATAGTCGATGGAGACATAAAATGAGTTTTATCTTGATATGTTGTGTCACAACTATTATTATATTGTTCTATCAAGTCTTTATTTAAATATACACTATCTAGTAAGTCATCATCCTTTAAAAGAATATCAATGGCATATTTCTCATCAACATCAATTAAATTATATTCATTTACTATTTTATAGTTTATCATTGGTTATAACAGTGAATTGCGGTCTAATAACATTATTTTTTTCTTGTGTTACCGTAGAACCAAAGAAATTATCATATGAAACCGTTTCTTTCATCGTTTCTAATTCCTCTGCTGTTTCAAATACGGCATCAAATGTACTAATATCGTCTCTCTCCCACCATGATTTATCAAAAGAAAACCCTTCGTTTGATACCCATTGGTCTTTAGTTGGTAGTATGGTAGCAGGATTGCCATCATACTCTACCGTCATGTGATTTTCTACTAATTTCCCAAGTTTTATATTTTTAACATCAAAAACCGCATTTGAGATAGTTTTCAACTTTGACAGTAACAACAATGCTATAATAGTGTCTGTTGGGGGAGATGGGCATAATACTATTGTATTATCTACTGTCGTTGTTTCGTTATCCGCCATAAGTAGTTCTTCACATAGTGGGTCAATATGTTCAACAAAAATGGCATTATCTAAGACCGTTTTAATAAAAAAATCAATCTTAATAAACGTATTTTGACATATTTCTTCTATGTTCTCCTCTTCAATTTTTTCAACTTGAGTAAAGCCAATCTCAAATGTTAAAAACTCAGGCATAAAAGTAGAATCTAAAATTCTTACTATTTTTAAAGTATTTTTATAACTAAACGAAAAACTATTCATCATTACTTTTCAATCTTCTTTTTGCCATTAAAGGACGTTTGAATACTCTTTTTGTTCTCTTATCCGTTGTATTAGTTAAAATACGTTCTGAGAGTTCATTTCTTAATATTTCTAAATAATTTCTTAATTGATTTAAAACATCAACATTTCCCATGTTTGAATAAAAAGCTATTCTTTTATTCAATTCGGCAATTTTTGTATATATTTCTTCATCTTTTAGGTTTTTAAAGTCGTATTCCATTATACAATTCTATTCTCTGAATGCTGAACAGTAAACCCATTTGGATAGCGAGTTTTTAACTTTTCTATATTATTAAGAATAATATCATCAATACTAACATTGAGTGCCAAACAGGCAGTCATTAGATAAAAAGCAACATCGCCAAGTTCCATTACAAGTTTTTCTTTAATATCTTGTGTAAATGGTTTACCTTGAAAAACCATTTTCTTAACTAATTCACTAACTTCAGCGGATTCACCAAGTAATCCCAGTGAACCAGCTAACAATGTTGAAATATTTACATCTTTTTGTAGGGATACCAAACTTTCTAAAAAAGCATTATCATTGGTGGTTGGTTTACTTAATAATCCACCAACAAAAGTCGAGTATTGTTCGTTTAATGTAGTCATATTATATCCTTTACTATTAAATTAATAATAGCATATTTTATTAAATTAGACAATATAATTTATGAAGTCGGAGTATATAAAAATAATATTTCATCATTGGCTTCTATAGTATAACCATTAATTGATGTATTCAAAGTCACTTGCTTTAAGTTGGCATTAAAGCTATAATCATTAGTACCCTGTCCATTTATAAACATGCCCACTACAATACTCGCGTTCAAAGGAAGTTGAAATAATGTTTGGTTTGTAGTTGGTGCTATTGTAAATAGTAAATTATTTACACCAGAAGTTGAGGTTTTATACTTAACAACAACTTCATCGGTTGTTTCAATACCGAATCCATTTCCAACTGGGTCAAATGTTAATACCTTTGTAGTGTTATTGTAAGTATAAGAAATTGTGGTTTGACCATTTATTAACATTCGCACTACAGATTGACAATCAGACGGTAAAGTAAAAAGCGTTTGTGCGTTCGATGGAGTATAGGTTACAGTTTCTTCAATTGAGGAGCCGCCTCCAGATAACACGGCATCTTCCCATTTTACCCCTTGTGGTTCGGCGGGTCTTGCCACCAACACTTGTCCATCATTTCCAACAGGTAACGCTGAACTTTTATTTAAGGTATCACCAACAATTAAATTTCCTTTAGTCAAGGCACTATTAATAAGTCCATAGTTTGCTATAGTTGTCGATGCTATAGTAGTAATTCTACCCAAGGAATCTACTGTAATGTTTGTACCAATCAAATTACCATTACTATCAATAGATTGATTATATGTTCCTGGATTTAGTAAAGGCAATGAGATAGCAGTTGGTGTTATGTTGGTAACTCTTCCTTTGGTATCAATTGTCAATGATAAGTTATTACCGCTTGTAGTATATACTCCTGCGCTTGATGGTGAAAGATTGTTTAAATCTAATGTAAGTACAACAGGATTTTGTGGATTAAAAGATGTACTAGAGCCTGTTAAAGTAGAACTAGAAATACTTATCGTTTGACCGTGTATGGCATTAATTTCCTGCTTTGCCGTCAAAAGACTCTGTTTTGTTATAGCAAAGTTTGTTCTAAAACCCTGACTATCATTGTCAACATTAGGAATAGGAAAATTCTGGTCTATTGAATCAGGTGTTATTGTTGATGCCATTTGTTATCTCTTTTCATCGCTCGGTGGAAACTTAATAAATCGTTTTTCTTTAATTATTGCCAAATCAAAATCAGTTTTTGTATTTGTTATACTATCAAAGTCAAAAATAGTTTCATTTCCATCTGTTGTTAAATTGTTTATTATTATGGTATCTCCAATATTACTAATATCAAAACTACCAAATGTCGTTATGTCTAACCATCCATTGGGCTGTACATCTATTGTTGAGTTCCAAATATAGTACTCATTTGTATTTATAACCTTTACTACATTACCCAATAAAGGAGATACGATATTGTTTCTTTCGGTAATATCGGCAACTTCTTGATACGATGTTATGAGTGCCGTCTTACTATACTGATAAATTAATGTATCATCAAAAGAAGTGTTACTTATAATGAATCGCTGTACTAAGTACCTATCAATCATTAAAGATAAACCAGTTAGTACAGTATCCAACTTGTTTACTTGTAACGTCTTTACTACATCAAATGCTGTGCCATATGAAACAAATGCGATAGGTATGGCAGAAACAAACTTATCAATACTATTCCTATTTTTTGAAATCATCCATAAAGGATACCCTTCATTTCCCGATACACCAATACCATTTTGTTCATCATTAGGAGAAGTATTTAATGTCACTTCGTCTTTTCTAATATAGCGGTTTTCAATATTTATTAAATCTTTTCTAAAGTTATTCAAAGATTTAGAGAAGAAATTATCTTGCGTGGTTGTGGAGGATGTCTTATAGGGAAACTGTCCTTTAATTAGTCCTTGAGCATAGGGTAAGGGAACTTCAATATTTTGTACATCAAAGCCAGCGGCACCAGAACTTGTATCTAATATTTCATAATAAATCACATCATATAGATTGTTTCCAACTGTATCTGTCACAGATTGGTAATTCAATTTTCCAAACTTAACCGATAAATCCTGATGATAATCTTTTAATTTGGCATAAACTACACTATCTGAAACAGAATTTAATCCTGCCACAAGATACATTCTCAAGTCTTGTTTAATACCAAAGTTTTCATCGTCTTCTCTAAATATATTATTTTTGTTTATAAACGATTGTAATCTAACAAGATTTAATCTATCTTTGGTAGGTAATCCCGTTAATAAAACATCAATACTTATGACATTTTGAGTATCATATATGGATATAATAGTAAAAGTAAATGTTCTATCAACCGAAACAAACTCATTGTAAGCTGATACTGTTATACTATATGTTGCCGTTCCAGAAACATAGGGAGCATTACCAACTATATATCCAGTATTGGCATCAATGCTTAATCCTTGCGGCATTGGGTTACTGGCACTTGATAATATATATTGTATTCTTCCATTGGCACTATTTTTAGCCAAAACACTAAGGTGTGATGGATACGTTTCATATATTTCGCCAATGAATCCAGCGGGGGTAGTCCATGTTATATCACTGGGGTCTTGTATTAATCCTATGTCATCATTAGATATAGTTATACTAAAATAACCATTTGTAACAAACTCTCCATCTCCTAATGTTATTTTAAAATAATATGTGCCACCAGAAATACTAACAGAGGGGATGCCTTCAATTCGTCTACTTTCAGTATTCAGTTTTAAACCGAGGGGTAGTTTTCCAAAACTTGTAGTAATATCAGGTGATTTAAATAATTTTATAATCAACGGGTCATTATCAGGGTTATAAATCAATAAATTAATTAGTAAGTTTATTCCAAGAGGTGTGTTTTTTGGATATGTTCCTAAATTATAGTAAACATTAGTATTAACAGTTGTACTTGGAAGAGTATCTGTCCACAAGGTATCAAACTCTTGTGGTATATTTACAATATTAGTATTCCAGAAAAAATATTTATCAGAAAATTTACCAACAGATGTTTTTGCCCTAATGAAAAACTCATATTTTTCTAACTTTTTATCTAATGCCCCAACAGTACCAAATATCTTGAATGTTCCATCTACTAGATTTTGAAACCTTAATCCAATAGGCAATACTTCATTTGACGGTAATATAGTGTATGTTACAGGCGAACCGTCTGTTAAATCTCTACAAGAAAACACAATATCAATATTATCATCCTGTGATATATCACCCAAATTACTTTCTACTGGTAATAACCATGTAGGCATAACAGAAAGATTCTTTATATTGATAGGTATGGATAAAGTCTGAAAGTGTCTATAATCATCCGAAAATCCATCAACAACAGTAATAGTAATGGTAGATACAGTATCCTCAGTTACAAAATTACTTTGTATATTAAGGTTTCCAAATATATCATTACCTTCATAAATATCGCCGAATAATGCTGTTATATTTAAATCGGTATAAGTTGGTATAGGAGAAGTTACTGTTCCAAGAAAAAAGCTAACTTTTTGTTTTTCATTAAAACTATCAGTTGATATCGCTGTTATTTTAATATCATTTTCTGTATTTTCATCAACTATAATTGTATTAATTGTATCAAAGTTAATCAAAATAGGCGTATACCAAATATACCCTATTCTGTTTGGTGTGACAACAACAGGATTAATAAATATATCATTCTGTTCATTATCTCTTAAATTAGATAAATCATCTATCTCTAAACTTCCTATGGTTGAACGTCTTAATAATTTATTGTATAATTGCGTTGTTGTGAGATTTTTTTCTTTTTGTAAATACATTGCCAAAATACCACAGCAAAAGGCACTACTATAGCTTGTACCAGATTTATATGTATAATAATTCCTTATAGAATTATTCCAATTTGAACCAGAAAAAGATAAACTTCCTACTAATATATCCTTGGCGGGACACAGTATATCAACAAACTCTCCCCAATTTGACCCATTAAAATTATCTTCTTTCCATACTTTATCTTTTTGAATGATTTCTATACTTGGGTTATCGCAGCCCCCTACCACAATAGGCTTTTTTGTATAATTAATACTTGTGTCTACTCTGTATGTGTTACCACTGATTAAAACTTTATTTCTTGATACACCAGCAGATTGAGGACTATAATTATAAGCATCATCATTATCATTACCAGAACTCGTAACAACATGAATATTATTTGCCAATAAAGCAGACATAACATCATCTAGTAACAATGCCTTATTTTTTGTACTGAATGGCATATTAACAATAGACGGTTTATATAATGAGTTACCAAAAGGAGTTGATACGTTTATAGATAAATGAGTATCAATAATATGGTTACAAGAATCTAACAAATCCGACAATGAGGCAATACCAATATCATTAAAAATACGAACAGGAATATAATTCACATTAGATGTCGTACCAAAATCGCCATCAAGTATAATACTCGCCATTTCTGTACCATGCGAATCAATGTAGGAATTATTGTTAAATGGAAGTATAAAATTCACATCATTATTATCAAAAAACGCATCATATGCGAATGTGAGATTTATTTTTTTATTAACAGAATCATGTTGATGGAACACACCCGAATCAATGGCAAATAGATTTACTCCTTTACCCGTTTCCGTTCCAAAGTATTTCTTTTGTAATAATGGGTTTCTTTTGCCAATTCTGTCAAGACCCCATGAGTATTTCTTTTTAAACTTGAGTACAACAGAATTGAGATTAAAAAATATTTCATCTGTTTTGTATTTTATATATGACTTGTCGAATATTTCTTTTCTTATAGAATCACTAGAGGTAAATGATAGTACATTGGGTATATGTTCATATGTCTTTAATTGGAATCCATTACTTGTTATTAATTCGTATATTTCTCCACCTGAATTTATTTCAGCTATATTTGAATTATTTACAGATAGGTGATATGTGTTATTTGTCATGCTACATATATTTATAACTTGATTGAAATCTGGACATAGATGTCCTTAAGTGATTTTCAGGTTATATTCATAATTTCTTAGTTAATCTGTTCTAGCGAGCTACTCGGTCTACGACCTCGCACCTCTCTTAATTAACAAGTAATTCAGTCTGGCTTACGCCCTCCTTCTTACTTGTTAATTACTTTTACCATTACTCAATCTTGTTCTAAGAGTATTTTTATATGTTTATTTTAATTACTTATTAAATTAATTCAATAAAGAAAATATTAAGTTGTAAGTTAGGGCGAGGCGTTAGCCGAAGCAATCTAACTTACAACTTGTGAGTGGCATGGCGCAAGCCGTGTCACGCTACCTTACATGGCAATTACTTTAAGTTAATTTATATACATCAGGTAATTAATTTATATTAGTTAATTTGTGATATATCAGTGCGAGTTATTTTAAAGTATATATTTTATATAAATTTGTTTTTATTTAATCATCAGGTCTACTTGGTAAGTTTTTATTTAATTTATCAATTTAATTCATTACTTCTAATAATCAACTAATACAAGGCATTCTTACTACATCACCCCCCCCCCAAACTAGGTTTTCTTGCTTTCTTGCGCGTAGCGCACGTCTTTTCCCCCTACACCTGCCTAAAACACAATAAAGTGCCGATAACAGATGTAGAGGGAACATTTAAAACATTTTTTATCACGTCTTCTGGAAATATTAATTGTTAGTGTACAAGTTTCTTCTTGCTAGGCGGCCCTCCGTATACCTAATTTTAACACTTGTTCCGAACAACTCTCGTCATTCTAGGGCGGTACAAAAATAGACCAACAAACTTCCAGCAGAAGCCTATTTTTGTTGTATGTTGTCAATAACTTCACAGACAGAGCATACTCTTTATTCATAACACAACAGTATTCTATGTTCCCCTGATTTAGAACTTAATTTTCCTTATCCTACATATCTAATTCTTATAATTACAATTCTTTTGAAAATTAGATTCTAATCAAGAATCTTTAAGCAGCATCAATTCCTCTCCAATTAAGGAGTCAGTTGAGTGATTTTATAGTACTGCCGACTTTTATGTTACCGATTTATGATAAATGCAATACTTTTAATTACAAAATCATAAATGGCCAATAAACTAAGTAAACATAGCTATCCATTTATGAACGGAGTCTTTCTTCCTTTTCACGGGAAATGGCACTCTGTACTGTTACGGTATCCCGCTAAGGGCGTAATAGTAGTCGCTTCCATTCGTCTAGCCCCTTAATAGACTTACAACGCTGCGTCAGGTGTTCCGCATGTCAAACTTAATTAATAAACGAGGGAAATTCTTTGAGTTATAATATGAGTTAAATTAATCGCTAGTATTATTTATATAAATTAACAGAAATTATATCAAATGTCAACTATTCTTTTTAATATTTTCGATATAATTTTCTGCTTTATGGGGCGACATTTCACCAACTTCAACATGAATTATTTTTCTTTCTTGTGCTTTTTGTATTCTTTTGATAAGTATAGCATCTTTTTCTTCATCGGTTAGCGAATCATATCCAGTAATATACTGTTCAAAGACCTTCGCCGCATCTACAATTACACTTGGCGGTAAGGTTTTATGCGCCTCAATAGCGAGTTTTAATGCCTCGATTCTAGTTTCTTGTGTTATTCTCATATTCTTTATTCTTTCATTACTTTTTGTTAATTATTCTATTCCGTAAACAATATCTTTAATTCTTTTGAGTAAATCATTCGCCTGTTCATCTGTCATATTACTTGTATCAATATTTAGAATTATTTCTTCACCTATTTCTGTATGTTCTGTATCCATATTACATTCTTTCTTTATTTTTGTGTTTTTTCATTTCATTCTTGACTCGTGTTATATATTCATCGCATTTACTTGTAGACATATGTTTAAGGTTAATCTCATAAGTTACTTTTCCAGTAATATTACAACGAGTTTTCTTTACTTTACCGCTGTTAATTAATTCTTCTAAATTAGTCATACTTAATTGCTCCCTTGATTATGTTTGGCTAAACAAGATAACGCTACCATTCGTTCTTGGCTTCGTTCAAAATCACTCGCATCGAAATAAAATATACGTTCTTCCTCGCCATCCGCCATATTTTCTTCATTCATAATTAAAGCCTCCTTTAATTATTATTTAGTAAAATTTTAGCTATGGGTTTGTAAAGTATATATAATTTCATTCATGTTGCTGAGGGTGCCAATTTTTTGTATTCGCTGTTGAAATAATCTTTTACACGCCTGTTATCAATAGGTAAGTCACGCCTAACTCTGTAGTGATTTTCCTTAGCAATATTTCTCCAAGGTGTGCCTTCTTCGTGGGTCATGTCAGATAGTGTTTCTGCTGTATATTGCCCATATCTATTCCATATCCAATCAATCAACTTAATGACTTCAGCATTTTGAACAACATCAGGTGTAACGAATGGATTATCCGATTTTGGTTCTTTAATCGGACGCTTACCAAAGGGTTTAAGAACATTGTAAAGCGAATTAAAAACGGGACCATATTTCCATACTTGCGGTCGCTCCGTCAGAAACGGTTCGGACGGTTCAGGTTGTAAAGCAAGCCACCAGCCATGTGCGTAATAGCATAGCTTTTGTAGCTTCATATGCTGTATACCATTCACTTTCCGCCCATGACGCTCTATAAACGTGTTGGCTAGTGCTAGCGGTGTAATTTTTGTCGCAACATTTAATATCATACAATAATAAAATATTTTTTAAATATTTCTAACACTTGGTCTAAATGGTTTTACATTCTTTAAAGATTTTGCTTCCCATACTAACGTGTTATTTTCATGGGATATTCTTTCAGACTCATACCAGTCTAATACTTTAAAGTTTCTTTCAAATCGCGCCAAGTTGAAAAAATAAATCCATGCTTTGTCTTTAAATCCACTCAATTCTATTAATTCTCGGTTGTATAATGAGCCGTTTGATTCATAATCATCTAACATGGACAGGGTATCATCATTAACAAGATACACATCACCTTCGATGCCAAACTTACCAGTTTTTACAACACCAGGAAAACTACTCGTTGAACTACTGTACAAATCAACCATATCAAATGATTTTTGTTTTGTGGTATCCTCACCAAGATAAGTGGCATCTGCTAAAAAATGATTGGCAGTTGAGCCTTTTCTTAAAGTTCCATAAACGAAAACGGGAATTGTATTTTTTTCTGACATCTTAAAATCCTTTATACTTTACCATATTTATCAGTAATTTTAAAAATGTCAAGTATTATTATAAATTGATTTTCCAAAATCCTGGATTGTACTCGCCATCAATCGCAAATAACCAACTTTCACCATTCCATTTTAGCTGTTTATTATCAAAATTATTCTTAACATATTGTATTGTATTGTTATTGAAAGAGTTAAACAATACTGATGCCACCCAACCAAAAGATACACTGTACGATATTTGTATAATATCGTTTTCTTTTGCCGTAAAATATGTTGAACCATTATACCATGCCGCACTATTATTCGGAATATCTTCTAGTAACAGATATCTGTATGTTTGAGTATTATTTAAAGGTAAGGTTAATCCACTTAAAGGATGTGATTTAGTGGGATTTATAATAGCTGTTATAGGTAAAATGGTATTCTGTGGCAAAGTATCAATATCAATAATCCATGTTAATTGATTTTCATTGCTAGGATGAAAATCAATCTTGCCGATGATTGAACCAGAATAGTTTTCCGAATCATTCCCTGTCAATAACCTTAATTGACTCACAGATGGTCTTAATACACTATAATAATCTAAGAGATTTTTCCAACTATATAAATCACCATTCGCATCTCTTTCAGAACCGTTTTGTCCTAATAAAGTGATAGTATCGCCAACCACTCGTATATTATGATTTCCTGGTGTAACAATCTGTCTTGATATAAAATCATTGGAGTCTAATATAATATCGTCATTTTCACCTTTTTCGGGTATATTGCTACTCGCAAGAATATTTGTGACAATTTGTTGTATAATCTGTTGATTTTTAACTTTTACTGGTGGATTGATGAAAATGGGTATTTTGAAACTTAATGAGGAAACATCAATCTCAATATCACTCCCTACGGGTATCGAACGACTACTCCAATTAATATCGGTTAATTCTACAACTGTCAAACTACTCCAATCAATAGGATTAGTTCCCGTTTGTAAATCAAGACTTGGATTAAATAAAGTCAATATCTGTTCTAATATTTGATGCTTTTGACTTTCATTATTAGTCCATATATCCAATTTCATAGTTAAATCATAAGGAACAGGCATGTATCGGTCTATACTATAGCTTCTACCAATTTCTGATGTATAATTACCACTTTCGTCAATTCTTCTTTCAGTAACACTTACTTGACTTGTATGATTGGGTGTCTGCCGCCTCTCTGGTGATAATGTTATACCTTCTATGTAAACACTCATTTGTGGTGTCGCATTTATGGTTGTTTCACTATTATTTCCGATGATACTGGCAACATTCTTATTTGTCATTGCCATTTTTATAGGAATGGTTTTTAAAATTGGTGTACCATCGGGATTATATCCATTCGCAACTTGAAACTCACTGAACATGCGTATGAACTGTGTTAAATATCTTCTTAATTGCCCATCATAGAAATAACTCATGTTTGACATTATACTATTCCTATATTATTTCTTGGCAGTTTTAGCGGCATTTTTAAAATCTTCATCCGATGGAGTACCTTCTTCACCTTTTTTTCTACTTATACCGAGCTTTTTACGTCTATTGACATAATAGTATAAACCTTTTTTGGTTTCTTCGTTTAATGGTTGTATATCACTTAGTTTCATAAATTATTATTCTCTATATATTATTTTATCTTTTACATTATCAGGAATAATAGTTTTTGTATTTTTATCCATGTATATGTTACCATCAACTTGTATATCTACTGGTAATTTAAATAAATTTATACAACCATATAAAATTAAATTTTCACCAACAGTTAAATTATTGCCAATACTAATTAAACTTTTACAATGTCTTAAATATAAGCTACCATTAACAGTTAAATTATTGCCAATACTAACTAAGTTTTTACAGTCAGCTAAACTTAATGAACCATCAATTTTAAAATTATCACTAACACTATTTAACCACATGTTTTCAGATAAATCCAAAATGTCATTAACAGTTAAATTATCTATAATTCCATTACTTAATTTAATAAAACCTATTTTTTTGAGATAAACATTATTTAATGTATAATTGGTATTTTCAATAAATTCAATAATATACTTATGATACTTCTCAACCACATCTTTGTTTTCTTTTCCTTGTAATTGTACTACTTTATTTCCTTCTAATTCCAATGTGGCATGAGGATTATTCTTCCTATCTCTTAATGAAAATATAGTTTTTCCTGTATATCCGCCTTTACCTACGCAATGTCCCATTAATTGACCTTCTCTAGTCTTACAATAGTCATCTGGTAATTCTACAATTTTATAGCCATCATCAAATTGGTAAATCGTTTTAACTAATTTACTGTCGTCTCTAATAATGTCATCGTTCTTTTTCATCCACCTGTCATGGCGTTCTAGTGCCTGTTCAAAAGAAATCCTATCAAGTTTCTTGTAGTCTTCATCTTCTTTATTGAGAGATTTAACCCAATCAATAATCATGTCTACTTTCAATCTAAGACTAAAAACACTACCCAATCTATATATCTCTTGTTTATTATCAATTGCCTTGTTCAACCAAGGATATTTTTTTTTATCTTCCTCTGTTGGATTGTATAATTTTAAAAACTCACCTGTTAAATTAATATAGTTTTTAACTTTTTTCTTTAACCAATTAATTACAAACACATCCGTAACATCTTTTTCTTTTAGAAATAAATCTATAATATTATCAATTTCAATTGTATCAATAATATTGTATTCGAGTAATATTGATTCTGTTATAATTTGATGTATCTTCATAAATTAGCCTTTGGTTTAATAGCTTTGGATAATGCTTGTTTTTGCGGTGATATTTCACCTTGATTATTTGTTATAGTATCATTATTTATGAAAGAAGCCAATATTCTATGAGCGGCAACCCATTGTTTTCTGTAATCAACTTCTCTTCTTCTCCAATTACCATCAACTCTTTTATATAATACATTTGGTTCATAATCGGTTCTTAAAAACCAATCACCTTCTGTTGGATTACTCGGAAAGGAATTACCAGAACTAGCTAATTCTGCCCCATTAGGTGGAATACCATCGCCAGTGAATATCCAAGGATACATACTTGTCATCTCTTCGTTGGGTACAACATAAAACTGCGCTGTCTCAAAGTTTCTTCTATCAACCTCATTTTCTGCTTGTTGTATGATTGCCTCTGTTATACCAATATCAATGTCAATCTTACTTAAAATATCTCTTATTGTAGTGTCAGGATAGTTTTCATCACTACCATCTAATATATCTTTATATTCTTGTGAATCAGTCAATGGTTTAATTTTAACGCGCAAAATATGTGGATACCATGTTTGTGAATAACCACTACTTGCTCTATTGACATCTTCCACCACATAAAATTTATTGGTTATACCCTTTGAACTATTCAATATGTATTCATCTCTTAAATGGGGTAATTCAACAACATCACCATTCATTATTTTTCTGCCAATCTTGGCAACACTATCATTCATATGAAACTCAAGAAACAAAACATCATTTTCTATAAAGATATTGAATTGTTTTAAATCAAAATCGGCATCCTGTAGATTATACACCGCTCTTAATTCATAAATGTCTTTATCGTATTTTCTATCTCTGTTTTCAAGAAATAATAAATCTTGTATGGTAGTTTCATTTCCATCTGTAATAGGGGGCAAAGTTGAATCACCTGTATCTAATTGGTCTTTTGGTCCAAGATATTTGTGTAAATATACACCAGTCCCACCGATGTCAAACATCTCCTTAATCGTCCTGTCAAACAGGCGATAATCATTCTTTTTAACAGGATTCCATAGTGATAATTTGGGCATACTATTATTTATTGTAAATACAAAAACAATTATTTAAATTAATCTTTTCTCAATATTTTCAAGTGTTCTGGAAATCTAATTTTAGAATATCTATCTAAAATTACAGAACTACCTACTTTTGTATCATATGGAAGTCTGGCTAAACTTGTACAATTACTCAAGTTTAATACATGACCAACTCTTAAATTATCACCTATTTTAACTAAATTAACACATCCACCTAAATCTAAGTTAGTGCCAACTTTCAAATTATCGCCAATTTTAACTAAATTAATACAACCATTTAAATTCAAATAATGATTAACTGTTAAATTATTCGGTAATTTAGTTAAAATTTCACAATTTTCCAAATCAGTGTATGTTTCATTTTCTATTACTAGTCCATCGGGTATTTCATTTATTTTGTATACTTCATTATTGAGTTTAATTAATCCAATTTTTGTATAATAACCTTCAGTCAACGTATACTCACTATTAGTAAAAAATTCTTGTAGATAAGGATGATACTTTTCAACTACATCTTTGTTTTCTTTTCCTTGTAGTTGTACTACGCGATTTCCTTTTAATTCTAATGTGGCATGGGGATTATTCTTCCTATCTCTTAATGAAAATATAGTTTTTCCTGAATATTTTCCTTGTCCAACACAATGTCCCATCAATTGACCTTCACGAGTTTTACAGAAGTCATCGGGTAATTCTACAATTTTATATCCATCGGGGAAAGAGTAAATAGTTTTTACTAATTTACTGTCATCCCTAAGAATGCCATCGTTCTTCTTCATCCATCTATCATGGCGTTCTAGTGCCTGTTCAAAGGATATTCTGTCTAGTTTTTTGTAGTCTTCATCTTCTTTATTAAGTGACTTAACCCAATCAATAACCGAGTCTACTCTCATCCTAAAACCAGCAACCTCTGTGAATCTATATATTTCTTGGTTATTATCAATCGCCTTGTTTAACCAAGGATATTTTTGTTTGTCATCTTCTGTTGGATTATACAGATTCAAGAATTTTCCTGTTGAATTGATATAATTGTTCACTTTTTTCTTTAACCAATTAATTACGAAAATATCAGTAACTTCTTTTTCTTTTAGAAATAAATCTAAAATATTATTAATTTTATCATTATTGATAATATTGTATTCGAGTAATATTGATTCAGTTATAATTTGATGTATCTTCATACATACTATTTATAAATACTTATATAATAGGAAAAAATATGTTATCACCATTAAAACAAGAAATTATCAATGATGTTAGACTAACCCTTGGTGAAGGATTGGTTGATGTTTACCTTGACCCAGAACATTATGAATTGGCATTAAAATTGGCATTTGAAAGATATAGATTAAGGTCAGTAAACTCTACAGAAGAAAGATTTGCGTTTTTAGAGGTACAACCAGGACAAAGAGACTATTACTTACCAGAAGAAGTAATTTTAGTGAAAAATATCTTTAGAAGAGGTACAACGGGCACTATTTCTGGTCAAGGACTCAATTTTGACCCATTTGCCTCTGCGTTTGTAAACCAATTTGTTTTAACAGGTGGCGGAAGCACAGATTTAGTGACATATGAATTGTTTTCTGGATTTCAGGAAATAATAGGTAGAATGTTTGGTCTATATGTAACCTTTCAATACGACCCAACATCAAGAAGGTTATCTTTAGATAGAGACATCAGAAACGTAGAATCAATCTTACTACATATACACAATACAAGACCCGATGATATTATTCTAAAAGATATATATGCTAGACCTTGGATAAGAGAATATACCGTGGCAAAATGTAAAATGATGCTTGGAGAAGCATATTCTAAGTTTTCTACAATCGCTGGACCACAAGGAGGCGGCTCATTAAATGGTGCTGAATTAAAAGCCGATGCCAAAGAAATGATGATAACTCTTGAAGAAGAATTAAAGAATCAAATGGATTCTAATATGGGTTATGGATTTATTATTGGCTGATTTACAATAATTATGTTATTATAATCATATGAAAAAAGCTCTACTGCCCCGTTATGATTATACTTTACTAAAGAAACGGTCTATCGCAGTTGATGATAATACCTACAAACACAATGCTTGTTTTGTAATACATTGTTATGATGACTATTTAGAGTATCATTATAGAATACTAACGAAACGTAACCATGTGATGTTTAAATCTCGTAAATTAAGATACATTTCATGAAAACGGTTCAAGTCAATAACGAAAAATATGATACTTTTTTAAAAAAGGATATTTTATATCTGTCCAAATTGTATTTCAGTGAAACAATTAAAGAAGATTATTATGAAGTTGAAATAATGAGACCTTTTAGTTATGCTGATGTTTCCTTAACTTTAGTAACTTATTAGATTGTAAAATTTACCATAATTATGTTATAATTATACTATGAAAACGCTTCGTGTCAATAATAAACAATATAATACCTTTTTAGAAAAAGATGGTAGTTATTTTACTAAAATAGCATTTTTTGAAACAACTAAAGAAGATTTTTATGAAATAAAAATAATGCTACTTAGTTATGAATTTATTGACATACCAATTAATTTTAATAGTAATATGAGATTATTATGAAAACTTTAAATATTGAAAAAAATAAATATATAACATTAAAAGAAATTGAGTCTATTAATACTGTAATCCATAATGAATCGTGGTTAAGGGGTGGCAAGTTCTGTATATATTATAGTAAAAAGATTTTTTCTGGAAAATCACAATTTTTATCTATTAGCAATATTATGCTGTTAGAGTTTCCCTTATGAAAAAGATTATAGGTATTTTAGGACTGGCTGGCTCTGGTAAATCCACAATAGCAAATATATTAGTTGATGATTATGGATTTAAACAAGAATCATTCGCAAAACCATTAAAAGACAGCGTTTCAACTATATTCTCATGGGATAGAGAATTATTAGAAGGAAGCACACCACATTCGAGACAATGGAGAGAAACAATTGACGAATATTGGTCAAACGAATTAAACAAAGAAATTACACCCAGAAAAGTATTACAAGAAATTGGCACAGAAGTATTCAGGAATAATTTTCATCAAGATATATGGATAAAATCGTTAAAGAAACGAATACTTGATAGCAACGATAATATTGTTATTACGGATTGTAGATTCATCAATGAGTTACAGGCAATTGAAGAAGTTGGCGGAAAATTATACAGAGTAATCAGAGGTGATTTACCAGAATGGTATGATATTGCCAAAAACATTAATGATGAATCAATTAAAGATATGGAAAAATACAATGTACATTATTCGGAATGGGCATCGGTATCGTATAATACAGAAATAATCTACAACAATAGTAATTTGAAAACATTAAAAGAAATTATAAAAACAATAATTTAAGCATTACTAAACCTTTCAACGAAATTATACCCTTATTTCAATAATTTCATAAATAATAGTATAAAAGAATTAAGACATTGAAAGGTTTATTATGACATTGGTATCACCAGGCGTAGAAGTATCAGTAATTGACGAGAGTTTTTACAGCTCGGCAGGAAGCGGCACAGTTCCGCTAATTATTTTTGGAACAGCGGAAAACAAAACAGCACCAGATGGGGCATCTGTGGCAGAAGGCACATTAGCATCAAATGCTGGTAAATTATATACAATTAGCTCACAAAGAGAATTAATACAAACATTTGGCAATCCTATTTTCTATAGTTCAGGTGGAACACCTATTCATGGTTATGAATTGAATGAATATGGTTTACATGCTGCTTATCAATACCTTGGTGTTGCTAACAGAGCATATGTAGTAAGAGCGGCAATTGATTATAGTTCACTTTCACCTCGTGCCACAACTCCGCGAGGTAATCCATCAAACGGTGCGTATTGGTTGGATTTATCACAAACATCTTTTGGTATATTTGAAAGTAATGGTGGTTCTGTACCATACAACGCATTTGGAGCAAGAACACCATACATCATTAATTCAACTTCGGATATTGACAAAGAAATATTGGCAAATGTTGGATATGCTGACGCTGTAACGGCAGTTGCCTCTGTAACAGGAAGTTTAGTAATCAATGGTGTGACCGTTGCGGTTTCTTCAGGTAATACATTAACACAGATAGTAAATGCTATCACAGCGGCAGCAATTCCAGGAATACAAGCAGGTGTATATAGACTTGCTGGTAAATCATATTTATTTTTGAGAAATATTGCTGGCGGAAACTTGGTAATTACAGGTACAACGACTGCTCAGTTGATTACTGATATTGGATTAAAAGATATTTCTAATACAACATTAGTTGCCCAAGAAACACCAAAAGCTACCATTGGAACAGCAGGTGAATTTGCTGTTTTGACAAAAAATAGTGATTATTTAATTTTTCAAAAATTAAGACCACAAGCAGTAAGTCAATCAACGGATTCAGCGGCTATTGACTTATGGTTCTTAGTTGGTAGCGCAAACTGGAAAAAGGCAACCCCAACAAGAATAGTTGGCAGCTCTTCACCAACCTTAGCAGGATTAAACAGTTCTGTTTTGACAATAAATGTTGATGGATTATCTGGTAATGATGTTGCTGTAACATTTAGTTCAATAACAACTCTTTCAAACGTAGTAACGCAGATTAACGCAGCAATCACTGGCTTGGCAGCAAATCACCCCGCAAAAGGTATTGTTGCCTCTAATCCAGCAACGGCATTGGTTATTACAAATACGTTTGGCGGAAACATAAAATTGACAAACACAACGTCAACTCCCGCAACTTTACTTGGGGTTACAACAACCTTAGTTAAAGGGAATGATTTATATTATTCCCCGCACACGACAATTCCAACGGGTTCATCTGTTGGTGATGTTTGGGTTAAAACAACCATTCCTAATGCTGGAGCAAAGTATTTACTAAAGAGATATAATTCTTCAACAAATACCTTTGGCGTAGTAACCGCCAACCTATATGCCGATGATACGGCAGCTAATACGGCTCTTGGTTCTACAAGAACAGCAGGTAGTGTTTATGTACAATATAATGCGTATGGTGACTCTACAGATGCTTTGGCAAGTCATATTTTAAGAGTATTCAATGGCACAACATGGAGTAACCTATCTCATACTCCATCCTTAACGGCGATAACATCTACTCCAACAGAAGATACACTATGGTATAATAGTTCATTTGCTGTTGATATCATGGTAAATGATGGCGACCAATGGAAAGGGTATAGAAACTATTCTGCCTACTCTGGTACAGATACTAATGGACCAATCTTAAGTGGTTCTGCTCCAACAACACAATCAGGTGGCTCACCTTTGGTTGATAATGATATTTGGGTAAGAACATCTGATTTAGAGAATTATCCAAAAATTTACAGATTTCAAACATCCAGTAACACATGGGTATTGATTGACAACACAGACCAAACAACACCATTCGGTGTAATATTCGCCGATGCTAGATGGAGTGCCGATGGTACATTAGATGGTGATAAAACAACATCCGCTATGGTTACAAGTGATTTTGTAGACCCAGACGCGCCAGACCCTAGAGCATATCCAGAAGGTATGTTGTTGTTTAATACAAGATATTCTACCTTGAATGTAAAACAATGGAAACCAAATTATCTTTCAGTTGATTTCAATGGAACAGATTACACACAAACAGTATATACAGTGGGCGCGTACTCTGGTTCACCCGTTGTCGAAGAAGGACGATGGATTACAGTATCAGGTAATAAACAAGATGGTAGTCCCTACATGGGAAGAAAAGCACAACGTCAAATGATTGTACAATCATTAGCGGCAACTATTGCTGGTAATGAAGACATTAGAGCAGAAACGATTTTCTATAATTTAATCTCTGCTCCTGGTTATGTAGAATTACTTGATGAAATGATTTCTTTAAATACAGACAAGAAAGAAGTTGCGTTTGTTGTTGGTGATTCTCCAATACGATTACCTGCCAATGGAACAGCTATACAAAAATGGGCAAATCCAGAATTAAGTGGTGCTTCTAGTAATAGTGAAGATGGTTTAGTATCAGCTTCGCCTTATGCTGGTATTTACTATCCTTGGGGCTTGGGAACAAACATTGATGGTTCGGAAATCGCTATTCCACCATCTACAATTGCCTTAAGAACAATCGTAAGAAATGATATTGTTTCTTATCCTTGGTTTGCTCCCGCTGGATTTGAAAGAGGATTAGTAACAAATGCTACAACTGTTGGTTACTTGACAAGTGAAGGTGAGTTTAGACCAACTGTTTTAAGCAATGGTTTAAGAGACGTTTTATATGAAAACAAAATTAACCCTATTGCCTACATTCCAAATAGAGGATTAGTAATATACGGTCAAAAAACATTATCACCTGTTTCATCTGCTTTGGATAGAATAAATGTTGCTAGATTGATTAACTATATTCGTTATAAATTAGATAACCTTTCAAAACCATTCTTATTTGAACAAAACGACCAACAAACAAGAGACGCTGTTAAAAATGCGTTTGAAAGATTTTTGGGTGATATTTTGGCACTTCGTGGATTATATGACTTCATTGTTATTTGCGATGAAACAAACAATACTCCTGCGAGAATTGACAGAAATGAACTCTGGATTGACGTGGCGATTGCGCCATCGAAGACCCTGGAATTTTTATTCGTCCCTATCAGAATTGTCAACACTGGTACTGATTTAAATCAACTTTTCAATAATAGAACAGCTACTCAGTAATATAATAAAATACATAAAAAACTTTAAAGAGGGCTTAAAATGCCCTCTTTTTTATTGTAAACCAACATAAAATGAGTTATAATTCCTATATGGAAAATTATGTAGAATGCGCTATTTGTAATAAAAAATTTAAAATGCTTTCAATTACGCATTTAAAACAACACGATATTCATACAACAGCGGATTATGTAAAATTATACCCTAATAGTCCTACAATGTCTGAATATACCAGACACCGATATAGTGTTCATGCTACTAAACATAATAATTCTAGGAAGGGAGTACCTAGAAGTGAAGAAGTAAAGTTAAAAATAAGAAATAAAACCAAAGGAAGACAGGCACACAATAAAGGTGTTCCCATGTCAGAGGAACAGAAATTAAAATTAAGCCGAGCTAAAACAGGGTTAAAACAAACAAAACCGAGAAAGCCTTTAACACAGGAACAAAAGGATAATATTTCAAGAAAACTAACTGGACGAAAAATACCTAGAGAGATTGTAGAAAAATCAACAAAAGCAAGAATGGAGTCTTTTAAAAATAAACCAAAGAAAGTTAAAAGTATTGATTACGAAACGATAGAATGTGCTATTTGTAATAAAAAATTAAGAATGATGAATACCCGTCATTCATTGACTCATGGTTTAACACTGGAAGAATATGTAAAATTATATCCTAATTCAAAAATTATTACTGATTTCACCGTAAATAAGTTCTCTAATTCAAGAAAGAAGTATTCCGATAATTTAAAGGGGAAACCTTTACCAGTACAAACAATTAGAAGAATGAATGAAGCTGGTAATAAAAGTACTTTACTGTTTATCGAAAAGAATAAACATTTAATAGAAAAATTGAATATCAAATATATAAAGAAACTATCTCCGAAAATGATATTATTTGAATGTATAGATTGTAATACAGAAATACCCTTACTTCATAGATTTTTCTCTATAAGATTTAGAGAAAAGATATGTAAAACATGTTATCCTGAAGAAACTTATCGCTCAAAAAATGAAATTGGCATTGTAGAGTATATTAAGGAATTATTGCCTGATGAGGATATTATGATTTGTGATAGAAAATTAATATCACCTCAAGAATTGGACATCTATATTCCTAGTAAGAATCTAGCGATTGAATATTGTGGGATATACTGGCACAGTACAAACGCAGGAAAATCAGAAGATTATCATTATAATAAGTATAAAAAATGTAGGGATAAGAATGTTACTCTATTGACAATATTTGATTGCGAGTATAAAACCAGTAAAGATATAATTCATAATAAAATCAAAGAATCTCTTGGATTGGGTCAATACATCGCTATAGGTAATCATACAATTAAGAAAATTACTAAGAAGGAAGCCGTCATATTCATAAAAAACCATGATTTGCCACAAAATAAATATAATGGTATATTTTACGGATTATTCGTAGATAATATGTTGATTTCTGTAGTTAATATCACAAATGAAACAATAAATCACTTTTCTTATATATTTTGCGTTAATTTTAATGAAATTATGGAATTATTTGTATTGTACTTACAGAAACAATTTAATAAACCTATAAGTATTATAATTGATAATAGATTCAACTATTATAATTTTTCCCAAAATGAAACCATACAATTACCTCCAGTAAGATACTTCTTGGATAGAAATAATGACAAACTATCAAATAAAGATTATGGAAACTATATCTATGATTGCGGCATCACAATGGTTAATAAAATGGCAGGAGCAGAGGGGATTGAACCCACAACCTTTGGTTTTGGAGACCAACGCTCTACCAGTTGAGCTATACTCCTATTTTGTTAGAATTATCATTATTTTATTATGAATTACAAGAACTATTTTTAAAATTATATTACTTGTAATTCTGGTTTATTATTTACTGGAAGATATAAATTATCCTCGTGTTTAGCTATACCATCATTAATAAGACTTTCTATGGCAACTTGCGACAAAGGATATTTTTCAAGACCGTTCGATTCGATAAATCCTCCATCTTGGAAGACACCTTTCAAAAAGTTATACCATTCATCTTCATTCATGTTTTTATATTCAATCATAATATATTCCTAGAATACAGGATTCAGTTCTACTACTTTTAATTCACCTACAAATGAATTTCTTAACCATATACCTTGCCTATGAAATGCTCTATCCCATGTATAACCGTCAAAATTAGAAAAGTCCTTATTAGTCAAAAGATGCTCCGCCACTTCTTTGTTATCGCACAACCATATGTTATTAGTTTTAAAAGATAAAACAGACATTGGTGTGCCTTCGTGAGCACAAGTACCCGATTGTACTCCTAAAAACTCTTGTTCTTCTACATGAAATAAAGCAAACATAATGTATTCCTTTTTTTAATAAGAAGGATATTCCCCTCTTTGATAAATAAGAGAATATCACATTATTTTACTTTGTCAACAAGTATTTTAAAGTAGAGTTTTTGTTGTGTCAGGAAAACTCTAAAACCCCGCAATAACTGTTTATATTCCCTTTAGTCATTAACGGACGATGAGTATACAATGATACAGGAAATCACCAAATGTTATTTAGCATCATCTTTGATAGATTTCAATAAATCATTTCTATTCATGATTATTACATCTTTTCCTTGATATTGATTGTTTTCTATACTTTTATTATCCTTACCAACAACATAGTCTATTTTCTTAGCTTCTAATTCTAATTTTATTTTTTTAAACTTTTGTTCCATTTTACTTCTTGAAGCATCGGTTGATAACTTTAACATATTTACTGCCGCACCGAATATTTCTCCTGCCACTCTCGTCTCAGCATTGAATCCTAAATCCATCAATGATTCATAACTTGTCATGGCTTTTTTCATTATATCGTTCATTTCATTATCATGATTCTCAATGATGTCTTGTTCATTTTCTATTTTTTGTAATGGTTCATTATCTTCTTCTAATGATTTTAATAAATCTTCCATTGATGGTAAGTTTAAAGTTTCTTCGATTTTTTTAGATGACATATAAATTGACAATCCTGTTAAAGTAGTATATTATTATTTATGCTTGCGAAGGAGAAATCCTGAACCTATAATTCTATTGCTGGTGACTAGGAGGTTGTCTGACCATAACGAAAGGCGTGAACTGGGCATTCATAAAGTGATAGAAGTTCCTGAATAGACAGGAATAGCAAGTTTATTTTCTCATACAGAAAAATAATATAATTCTTATAAATAGTTGTATACTGTTTAGGAGAATTATATACATGGCAAATACATTATCGAAGTTTGGAGTACCATTACAAAATGGCGGCGGAAGAGGCGGGTTGTTATCCCCAAAACTTAAGTATCGCTTCCGTGTAAGATTTATTAACTTTGGACCAATAGCTGGCGGATTAGAATTAACACAACAAGTTGTAACTTGCGATAAACCAACCGTTTCTTTTCAAGAAATATCTCTACATTCTTATAACTCTACTGCCTACATTCAAGGTAAGCACGAATGGAATACAATTTCTGTTGGTTTAAGAGATGATATTACAAACAACATTTCGAGATTGGTTGGACATCAAAACCAGAAACAATTAAACCATTTTGAACAAACATCATTTGCTTCTGGTATTAACTATAAGTTTACCACATTTATTGAGGTATTAGATGGCGGTAATGATGCTGTATTGGAATCATGGGTTCTCGAAGGATGTTTCTTGACATCTATTAGTTATGGTTCAATGGATTATTCTGCCAGTGACCAACAAATGATTGATATAACAATTCGTTATGATAACGCGACACAGGCTGACGGATTGATGACACAATTACCACAATTGATTGGTGGTCAGACAGTCGGCTAGTAAAGGTTTAAATGGCACGGGGTTCATATAGCAATACTAGTGATGGAACGCCTCTAATTATTAGAGATTCACAAACGGCATCTAAATTATTTGGTTTAGGTGGTAGCTCATTTGTTGCCGTTCCAAAAAACAATTTTTTATTCTATGTAAGATTTTTTAGAGGAACAACCTTTAATGGTAGTGCGGCAAAAGAAACTAACGTAGATTGGTCGAGAATTGTTGGATATTTTGTAAAATCTATTGATAAACCCCGAATAAGTTTTGATGTTGACGAGTTAAATCAATACAATAGAAAAAGATTGGTACAAACAAAAGTAAAATACAGTCCTATAACAATAAAATTCCATGATACTATAGAAAACAGTGTACAGGCACTATTCACTGATTATTACTCTTTTTATTATGGCGATGCTAGAGCAACTGGTGACTCGGATTGGGCAAATGATATAATTAGTGGACAATTAAAAGTACCACAGGGATATTGGGGATATGACCCAAAGAAAACTAATGATGATACAGCCAGTTCTGGTTATTTCTTTTCAAGAATAGAAATATATCAATTCTATGGAAATAAGTTTAATAGAATTGATGTTGTAAATCCGAAAATAACCGAGTATAATCCCGATTCTTTAGATTATAGTGATGGAACATCAACCTCTGAAATTAATATAACTTTTAACTACGAAGGACTTGTCTTTAAAGAGACTGGTAGAAGCATCAATGACCCAGAGTATTCATGGATAGCAACAGAGGCAGGACTTGATTTAGGACAGTATTATGAACCAGAAAACTATGAAAGAACTACAGGTAGTTTCTTTAATCAGTTTAAATCTGATGTTAATGATGTAAAAAAAGCCATTTTTGGTGGAACTGACCTTTTTGAAACACCCGATATTAATAATGGATTTTATGAAACAAATAATAATTTAACACCCTTAAACTCAATTAATAGCAGTAGAAGAGGGTCAATTAGTTCATTTGGTAATTTTGATTTTGGCGACAATACAACCAATGGTTCATACACAGGAAATGATGCCGTAAGAAATAATGCGGCAACTAATAGTTTTTTTGGAAATGGTAGTAGAACACCTTCGGCAACTACATTTGACCCTAGTATTTTTGATACTGGTTTGGGAGTATCTAATGGTAATTCTGGTGGATTTTTAGCTTCGTCATTGTCCTCGGCGGCACAAAGAAATGGTAATTCTGTTCCTGATTATGTAGTTAAATCTGGTAGTCAAACAACTTTTACTAATTCAGGATATAATATAATTAACAATACTCGCTCTCCCAATTCTCAATTGGGCTTTTCAAAAAATCAATCAACTAATAATGTTATTGGTAGTATTTTGTTTGATGTTTAAGGAAGTATATGTCAAGATTTCAACAAGGAACTTTTACACCAAAGAATGCCGATAAATATGTAGGGAAAAAATTACCCTACTATAGAAGTAGTTGGGAATTGAGATTTTGTATGGTGTGTGACCAACATCCTAATATCATTCAGTGGGCAAGCGAACCTGTACAAATACCTTATTACAATCCTGTAACCTTAAAAATGAGTTTTTATATTCCCGATTTCATCATCTATTATGTTGATAAGAATAATAATAAAAAAGCAGAAATGATTGAAATTAAGCCTATACAACAGGCGAGCTTAAAAGAAGCAAAGACTAAGAAAGATAAAATAGCATTAATTGTAAATATGGCTAAATGGAAAGCGGCAAAAGCATTTTGTACCAAACAAGGCATGGTATTTAGAATAATGACTCGTGACCAAATTTTTGTTTAATAAAATCATAAATAATAGTATACTGTTGAGGATTCCCCATGAAAAAACTAAAAGACTATCTTAAAGATAATGTAAGAACATATAAATATCGCATTAAAACTGTTACTAATCTAACAGATAAAATGATTGACAGAATTGATGCCGCATTAACAAAATATGATTGTGTATTTTTTGGCACACCTACTGTAACAATCATACAAAACAACCCTATTGATTTTACTCAATTTATGAATGTTGAGGTAACAATTATTGATGTTACAACGCAATTACCATTAAATCCGACTATTTTTGAACAAGAATTAACTAATTTACTTAAATTACCAAAGTCATATTTGATTGTAAGAGATATAAGCGAGCCGTTGGATTATGAAAATTTTGTAAAAAAAGCAAATGAAGAAATTGAAAAGGTAAAAAAAGACAAAAACCTTAAAGATACCTCTTTGATGGATACAACCCCTGAATATGATGAAGAAACAAAAACCGATACTTCAGAATACTATGGTAACGAATACAATAAGAAATTGCTTAATAAATTATCTTATATCACAACAAAAAGAAGTAATTATACACCAACGGAACAAAGTGAAGATTTCAACAAAGATATTGATACGCCTAAAGCGGTATCTCCAGAAAAGTCTAAAAAAGTTGAATTATATAATGACAAGGTTGGTAAGTATGGAAACTTTATAGATAATAAAATTAAAGCTGTCACCAGAAAGTTTAAAGATGAAGATGGAAATACAGTAATTGTTACAAAAAAATACAGCGACTATAATACGAATAAAATTGATGTTGTAAAGAAACCAAAAGGTAAATAATGGCTGACTCTTCAAAGATTAGAATTAGTGAAGGCGGAACATTAGTAATTAAAACAGATACTAATACGAGTAATGTTGCCCAAACTGGCGTAGGTATAATCGACCAATTTAAAATAGTCAACACAGGAACAGGTGAACCAATTTATATTGGTAGAGATAATAGTGGAAATGCCCAATTTAGAACACTTAAAGGTGGTAATGGTATCACCATTAATAGGTCAACCGATACATTAACAATAAATGCCCCCACTCTTGGGGATGCTGTTGTAAGTGGTAGAAACTTGGCAAGCGATGGATTTTCTATATTTTCGACAATCACCAATAATGAAATAACATTTAAAACAATAAAATCTGTAACACCATCATTAACAATTTCTGAAAATTCAGGTAATATTTTATTCAATTTTGATACATCACAATTATCCTCAGTTGATACAATCACTAATATCGGTACTTCTGGTGTTGGAGTATTTAAAAATATTGCCACTAGAAATGCCAATTTATATAAACTTAATCCTAATAGTAATAAATTATCTATTGCCCTAGACACTGTGAATGATAGAATTAATTTTGATGTTGTTCCAAGTAATATTCTATTACAAAGTCTTGGTAATGTAGATAATTTAAGTCCAACAAACGACCAAGCATTAATATGGAATAACACACAAAGTCTATGGAAACCCAAAAATGTAATTGTACAATTAATAGCAGGAACAGGTCTAACAGGCGGCACAATCACCTCTAGTGGCACAATAGCATTATCAACTACTGGAGTAACGGCAGGAAGTTACACCACTCCTACATTGACCGTAGACGCAACAGGAAGAATTACAAGTATATCTTCTACCACACCAGGAACAGTTACAAGTATTACTGCGGGAGGCGGATTAAGCGGAGGAACAATAACAACAGCGGGGACTATCTCATTACCTGACACGGGAATAACAGCGGGAAATTATTCATATCCTACATTAACAGTTGATGCTAAAGGTAGAATAACTGCTATTACTACAAATACAGTTGGAACAGTTACAAGTATTACGGCGGGAAGTGGGCTGACTGGCGGAACAATTACTTCTACTGGTACATTGGCATTGGCAACAACGGGCGTTACATCGGGAACATATTTTTATCCAACATTAACAGTTGATGCTACAGGGAGAATATCTTCAATATCATCAAATACAGGCGGAACAGTATCTAGTATTTCGATTGTTGGTAGTAATGGGTTATCTGCCAGTGGTAGTCCCATAACATCCAGTGGTACAGTAACCGTAACTTTGAATAACACGGCGGTTACTGCGGGAAACTATTCATATCCAAGTTTAACTGTTGATTCAACAGGAAGAATAACTGCTATTTCATCAAATACCGTTGGAACAGTTACAAGTGTTAATTTAACAAGCTCTGGTGATATTTCAATTTCTGGTGGACCAATAACAACATCGGGAAGCATAGCAGTCGATTTATCTGTTATTTCTGGTGTTGCTGGTAGCTATACCAATCCTAGTGTAACAGTTGACTCAAAAGGAAGAATAACAACAATAGCGAATGGTTCTTTTACTGGATTATTGGCATCAAATAACTTATCTGATGTATCTTCAATATCTTCTGCTAGAACAAACCTTGGATTGGAAATCGGAACAAACGTACAAGCATATTCAACTGATGCTGTTTTTTCTAATACGGTAACAACTTATACAAGACAGCAAGTATTTGGAACATCAACATTGACCGATGGAGCTAATATAGCGTGGAACTTAGATAGTAATCAAGTCACAACTGTTACTCTTGGTGGAGATAGAACGCTTGATAATCCAACAAACATGATAAATGGTGGAAAATATACAATTATAGTAAAACAAGATGGTGTTGGAACAAGACTCTTGACATTTGATACGGCATATAAATGGGCAGGTGGAACACCCCCAACCTTGAGCACTGCTATCAATGCCATTGATATAATTGATTTTATAAGCGATGGTACAAACATGTACGGTACAGCGAGACTTAATTTCTCATAAATACTTATATAATATGGAGAAATATAAAAATGCGTGACCTAATTAATATAATCAATGAATCTGAAAATAATCCCTTGACAAATAAAAAATCTATGACATTATCTGAATACATTAACAAACAAGATAATTTATCAGAGGAAAAGAAAATGAAATTACAATCTTTAGTTGAAGCATCTTCTGACGAAGCAATGATTAAAAGTGTTTTTGAAACAAATGAAGATAGAAAAATAGGCGATACCCTATTAAACATAAAAGGCGTTTCTATTCCTAAATCTGTTATATTGTATAAAAGTACAAATGTATTAAGGGTAGCAACAAATGAAGGAAATAACGTAGTAAAAATAGATACATTTTCAAAATTACGAAATGAACACAAAGAAATAGAGATTTATGTTCCTGAGTTGAAATTAATAGAAACAATTATTTAAAATAATTTTACAATACATTCTTAAAATCCCTGTAAATTAAGTTTTACAGGGATTTTTTATTTTCTGTATAAATACTTATATAATATGGAGAATAATTTAAATGGCAACCAATTTTAACGTAAGTATTTTTTCTGACAGCACCGATGAATTAAGTCAAATACTTAATCTTTCTGGTGTAAAAGCCTGTACAACATGTCAACCTACGTCTGTTGTAGCGTTGGGAGAAGATGAAACAGATTTTGATTATGGCATGGTTGAATACAAAAACAGCAATAATGATGAATATAGTATTAAGCCGTTGGTTAAAGGTACTACATTAAAGAATAATATTACAAATAATTATGGTGATAATCCGTTAATGGATGGAGAAGTTAGCGAAGATTCAATCCAACTATTAAAAAATCCTAATGAAAAATCTTCTGATGATATAGCAGAGATTCTTAAAAAAGTAAAAACCGATGGGTTTGATGTCATTTCATATGATGAAGTGATTTTACTCGGAAAAACATTTGTAAAAATGCTTGAAAATGATAACACAGATGCGTTTGCCGCCCTACATGCTATCTATAATCATAAAAAAATCAGTTTGATGGATGAATACGCCGCTTACTTAACAAAATAAAGTATGTTTAGTATTCAAAATACTAAATAGTCGTTGATGACTGATAAAATTGAAATATTAAAAAAACCCCATGTATTAGATGCCTATACTCTTGAAAACATTGAAGAGTTTAAGAAATGTCATGCTAGTTGTTTATACTTTGTAGAAAATTATCTTTATACTCAACATCCAACTAAAGGAAGAGTACCTTTTGCTCCATACGAGTTTCAAAAGGACATTATTAATTCCTTTGCTAATTATAAAGATGTAATTGTAACTGTTTCAAGACAGTGTGGAAAAACAACATGCGCCGCCGCCTTTATTTTGTGGTTTGCCATGTTCAATCCAAACTCAACTATTTTAGTTGTGGCAAACAAACAGGTACAGGCACAGGAAATTATAGAACGAATTAAGTTTTTCTATGAAAATATGGATGAAAATAATTGGCTAAGGTCAGGAATAGTAGAATACAATAAACAGAGTATTGTATTTGATAATGGTAGTAGGATAATCAGTAGAGCCACCACAAAGGATGCTGGTAGGGGTCTATCGCTATCTTTACTATACATTGATGAGATGGGTTTCATACCCCCTAGAATAGCACAAGAGTTTTGGACGGCTATATCACCAACATTGAGCACGGGTGGCAAATGTATTGTAACATCTACACCAAATGGTGATACGGATATATTTTCACAATTATGGAATCTGGCAAATAAAAGAATTAGTGATAGTGGTGAAATAACCGAGCTTGGTGTAAATGGTTTTAGACCTGTATTACATACATGGAGAGAACATCCAGACAGAAACGAAGAATGGGCGAATAAAGAACGAGCAAAAATAGGCGATAATAAGTTTAGAATTGAACACGATTGTGAGTTTTTATCATATGAAGATACATTGATTGATTCCCTTGTATTGAAACGATTAGAACCTGCTGATTATTTATTTAAACAGGGTGAAATAAGATGGTTTTCTCAAATTGAACCAAACATGGTATATTGTGTTGCCTTAGACCCTAGCACGGGAACTGGTGGAGACTTTGCTGCCATACAGGTTTTTGAATTACCAACCTTAAGACAAGTCGCTGAATGGCGTTCTAAAACTTCTAGTATTAGTGAACAATTATCATTAGTTATAAAAATATTAAGCTATATAGAGAAAAAACTTTTAGAAAATCCAGAACAAGAAATAGAACCAGAAATATTTTGGAGTGTTGAAAATAATGGCATTGGCGAGGCATGTTTAACCCTAATTGATACGCTTGGGGTTGATAAGTTTCCAGGAATATTTGTAAGTGAACCGAAGAAAAGAGGTAAGACAAATATTAGAAAAGGTATGAATACAACAAAAACAAGTAAATTGTTATCATGTATGAAACTTAAAAGTTTAATTGAATCTGATAGAATTGAAATCAACAGTCCTGTTTTAATACATGAGTTGAAAAACTTTATGGCAAAAGGACAAACATTTGAGGCAAAATCTGGAGAAACCGATGATTGTATTAGTGCCGTGTTTATAACATTAAAAATAATTGAAGTTATTTCAAAATGGGATGATGAAATGGATGGTATCATTGATGATGATATTGATATTGGTGAAGATGAAGACGACTATGATGCTCCTATGCCTTGGGCAGTTTTGTAATTTCTCATAAATAATAGTATAATATGGAGAAATATAAAAATGCGCGACCTAATTAATATAATCAATGAATCTGAAAATAATCCCTTGACAAATAAAAAATCTATGACATTATCTGAATATATCCAGAAACAAGACATATCAGAGGAAAAGAAAATGGCATTACAATCTTTAGTTGAAAAAGAAGGCGAGAACATTAAAGTAGATAATTCAGAATATATTAATATTGCTAAAAAAGAAGTAAAAGGGGCACTTCTTCAATTAATTAGTGATGATAAGTATCGTAAAATGGATGTTGAACTACAGGATGCCTTTGATGAAGTAGTTGGTGTTGCTATCTCATCAATAGTAAAGTTTATTAAATAATATCTATAATTAATCATTCTTGAAATCCCTGTAGATTAAGTTTTACAGGGATTTTTTTATAAATAATATGTATGGCGACCACAATTGAAAAACTCACAGAAGAAGTATTTAACATTTTAAAAGGATATGGTGAAAAACTCACTTTATTCAATCAACAGGGTGACAAGGTTTCAAAACCAAGAGAAGCCAGTAAAATATATTGTCAAAATAGTGGAATGATGGTATCAATAGGTGATTATGGTATTAATTCATCCGTTGACGTATCACTGAGTGGAAATGATAGTTTAAAAGAATTTAAAGATATTATAGATACCTTGAAAAAAGTAGCTGTAAAATATAACATGTTATTTGATATAAAAAAGTTTAATAAGCAATTAAAACCGAAGGACTTCTTATTCGATTTAAAAGAATCATTTGGAGATAGTAAATATATAGACTTTGCCAAAGAATATTATGAAAAAATATATGGTAAACCAGATGATGAAGAGGAAATAGTATATAAAGATGAAGTATTAGGATTTGCTAAACTTATTGAAAATGTATTATCTGGTAAATTAAAGTACAATAAGTATCATACGGCATCAAATCCTAATAAGATTGATAATATAACATATTTCTCTAATGACAGAGCGCAAATAAAGAATACTCTATTTAAAACATTTGTAAAAGGTATTGCCGCGAAGATAATCAATAACAAAACATTAAATAATTTTGAAAAACTATTCTCTGAAAAATTGATAGAAATATATAACAATGAAGTATTAAAAAAAGATAAACCATTAGAAGAAGAACAAATATTTGAGAGTTGGTTTAATGAAAAATACATTGTTAATGAAAACTATAAGTTGATTAAACAAGATGAACATGGAAAAAATATTGTATATGAAAGCGGTGATTACTATATTGCCGTTGATTCAATAGATAACTGTAAGTATGTGACACTCTGGTATAAAGATAAAAAAGTTGGGTATTTATTACTAACAGAAGGAAGAACATCAGATACAAGAGGATATTTAACTGTTTATAATGTACAAATTGACCCGAAACACAGAAATAAAGGTTTCGGAAAGAAACTATACGAAATAGCTCTACAATTTATATCTAAGCAATATAAAGGAATTGGTGGAGAAAATGAACAAAGAAGTAATAAAAAACAAGTTCCCTCTATATATAAATCTTTGGGTGGCACACAGCATAAAAGTGGTGATTACACAGTAGATAAATTAAACGAGAGTGAAGAAATACCAGAAACTATTAATGTTGGTGGCAAACAAAGACCTACGAGAAATAGCAAAGGAGAATATATTGCCAACACAGAACAAGCAATAGTAAACTTTTATAAATGGTTTAATGATAGCAAAATGGTTGATAAAGAAGGTAGACCTTTAGTAGTTTATCATGGCACTGATTATGAGTTTGAAGATTTTGATGAATCGCATCTTGGAAAAAATCATGGTTCAGTATCAAAAATTGGTTTTTGGTTTACCGATGATGAACAATATGCCAAATTTCATGGCTCAAATATTAAGACGGCTTATTTAAAAGTATATGCGCCTAAAATAGTAAAATCTACAACCAATATTAAATCTAGTGATAAACAACAGTATGATTCAATTATACAATATCCTTCTAAGGAAAAATTAGGAAGATTTGAAGTAGATAATGCTGGAATATACTGTGTGTTTGATAAAAACCAAATTAAATCCATTAAAAACCTAAATGAAGATGTTATTGAAATACCCTACACCATTGAAGTTAATGGAAAACAAAGACAAACGAAAAATAGTGAAAATGAATTAATATATCCTACAATTGAAGGAATTATTAATTTCTGGAATTGGTTTGGAGAATCGAAAGCAATCGACAACCAAGCAAGACCATTGGTATTATATCATGGTTCACCTGATGCTAGATTTATGAAAGCATCTCCCATCTTCATGAGTGTACAAGATAGATATGGAGAGAAAAAAGGTGTTGGCGCGTTTTGGTTTGCGAAACATCGAAAAACAGCTTCTACTTATGCTGATGATAGGAGAGCTTTTGATTATCAAAACGCAGAACCGGCTATAATTCAATGTTATTTAAAGATTGAAAATCCATTAATTGTTCAAGGAGATGGTAAGTATTGGAGAGAAGTACAAGCTATTGGAAAAACAACTGATGTAATCGAAAAAGCAATAAGTAGTTCACATGATGGTGTAATTATTAAAAATGTTCTTGATGACTATAATAATTCAAAAAAAACAGTAAACACAGATACATATGTGGTATTCGATTCTTTACATATAAAATCTGCTGTTACTAACAACGGTGATTTCTCATCTAATTCTAAAAAAATTACAGAATCAGATGACACACCAAAAAACAACGACATGATTAAGATAGCATACAACAATAATTTATACACAGTTTGTTATCTGGGTCAAAAAGATAATAGTGCCTTTGTTAAAACAAAAGGTGGCAAAATTAAGAAAATACCCGTTAATAAGTTGAATATTATACAAAACCTATCACAAGAATCTGATATAGTACTCGGCGGAGACATGAGCGATAACATCATTGATAAAATAGCAAAAAAACTTTAAAAAATAGATAAAATTATATTGTATTTTTTCTTAAGAAGAGATATATTGAGTATATGATGATTTTAGAAAATAATATCTAAAATATTTCATAAATAGTATATGACAAGTGAAATTGTCACATTAACTCATTTTTAACTCATATATAACTCAAAGGAAATTATAACTATATGGCACTAAATATACACGCAGTTCGAGAAGCTCTACAAAAACAAGAGCGTAATACCGACCAACAATCCACAAAAACAACAGACAACGCAATTTATAAGTTTTGGGATATGACACAAGGACAAGAAGCAGTAGTTCGCTTTTTACCTGATGGTAATCCTGATAACACTTTATCATTCTGGGCATTGCGCCAAACTATCAAATTACCATTTATTGGAGTTGTTGGCGGAGATACAGACAAGGAGGTATTCGTACAAGTGCCTTGTGTGGATATGTATGGCGATAAAGGTTTGAAATGCCCTATCACGGCAGAAATTGCTCCTTGGTGGAAAACAAATAGCAATAATGATGAACTACATGAATTGGCAAGAAAATATTATCGTAAAAATACTTATATTTTCCAAGGTTTCGTAGTAAAAAGTCCTTTCCAAGAACCAAGTGTACCAGAAAATCCTATTCGTAGATTTTCAATCACCCCACAAGTATTCAATCCAATCAAAACATCATTGTTAGACCCCGACATGGAAAATCTACCTACTGATTATGTTGGTGGTAGAGATTTCAAAATCAAGAAAACAAAAAAAGGTGAATATGCTGACTGGTCTTCATCAAGCTGGGCGATGTCCTCAAGAGATTTGTCTAAGGCTGAACTTGATGCTATTGAACAATATGGTTTGTTTGATTTGTCGAGTTTTATACCAAAAAAACCAACGACAAATGAATTGAACATTATCGTAGAAATGTTCCATGATAGTGTTAATGGTTTGCCATATGACCCCGCCAAGTATGAACAATACTATAAACCTTGGGGATTTAACTCTTCTGAAGAAACAGCAGAAACAACTGTTGCTCCAGCTCCAGCGAAAAAGGTATCTGTAGTACCTGTTACACCAGTACAAAGTGATGAACAACCACAAGTAGAAACTTCTGTTGATGAATCAAAATCAAAAGCGGCGGATATTCTGGCAAAACTTCGTAAAAATAATTCTTAATTATATAAACGCAACTAGGGGAGGAGTTACTTATTCCTCCTCCCCATTTTTTAACAATTATATTAAGGATTTATTATTATGAAAAGACCTGTAGATTTTTCTAAGTTTAGAAAAGATATTACAAAAAGTATACCAAACATCTCTGCTGGTTTTAATGACCCCTCTACATGGATTTCAACTGGAAATTATGCCCTAAATTATATGATTAGTGGCGATTTCAAAAAAGGTATTCCATTAGGTAAGGTGACTGTGTTCGCTGGAGATAGTGGAGCTGGAAAAAGCTACCTTTGTTCTGGTAATGTTGTAAAGTACGCACAACAACAAGATATATTTGTTGTATTGATTGATACAGAAAATGCTCTGGATGAGTCATGGCTTAAGGCACTTGGTGTAGATACGTCAGAAGAAAAATTGCTTAAATTAAATATGGCAATGGTTGATGATGTGGCAAAAACAATTAGTGAGTTTGTATTACAATATAAGGCTATGGAAGAAAAACCAAAAGTATTATTTGTGATTGATAGTCTTGGTATGTTAATGACACCGACAGATGTAAACCAGTTTCAATCGGGTGATATGAAAGGTGACATGGGTAGAAAACCAAAGGCACTTGGAGCACTTGTTACAAATTGTGTTAATATGTTTGGTAGTCTTGATATTGGACTTTTGGCAACTAACCATACATATGCCAGTCAAGACCCTTATAATCCAGACCCTAAGATTTCTGGTGGCGATAAAAACATTTATGCCGCAAGTATTGTTGTTGCCATGAAAAAACTAAAACTCAAAGAAGATGAGGATGGTAATAAAATTACAGAAGTTGCTGGTATTAGAGCTGGCTGTAAAATTATGAAAACTCGTTACAGTAAACCATTTGAGGATGTTGAGATTAAAATACCTTATGATACGGGTATGGATATTTACAGTGGTTTATTTGATTTGTTTGAAAAAAGAAAACTAATTGAAAAACAAGGTAATAGATATTCCTATGTTGACCTAAAAGGTGTTGAGCATAAATACTTCCGTAAACAATGGAATAAAAATGAAAACAATATAATGGATTTAGTAATGTCCGAGTTTACAGAAAAATTATTATTAAAAGAATCAGTTGTAGAGACTGAAGAACAAGATACAGAGGAATAATCATGGAAGAATACGAAGAATTAGTACTAAAGGTTTGGGAGGTAATGAATACTTATCTTCCAACGAAGAATAAAAAAGATGCCGCATTAGACCTTTTAACGGTGTTCAAATCATCTGAGATTGATTTGGATTATGAGGTATTAGAGGATTATGATAATTTTATGGCATACGCCGTAGATACTATCAGAAACGCATCAGATGAAATTGAAGAGGATATATTTGAATAATGTCCATGTGGTTTTCTAAGATTACATCAACCGATGGCTTAATTCATGTAAATGATGCCATGAAATACTTTCAAAGTGAAATTGATAAAGCTAAAGAAGAGGTGATTATTAAAGGAAGTATTGAAAAAATGTCATCAAGACTTCCAGGACAATTGGAAACCAGATTTAGTCAATTACAAGAAATCGAGGCAATATTAAAATACCTTGAGAATACATTGACAAGTGTACATGGAAAAAAATATAGGCACTTCTTAGAAAAACATCCCAGACAATTATCAAGTAGAGATGCTGAAAAATATACAGAATGCGATGATGATGTTATTGAAATAAGTAACATCATCAATTCTGTCTCATTTGTAAGAAATCAATTTTTATCAATATTAAAAGCATTTGAATATAAACACTATCAACTAGGACATTTAACAAAGTTAAAGACTGCTGGTATGGAAGACTATGAGATAAGTAGATGAAAACAGTAAAAATTACAAGAGAAGTACATGATAAATTGAGGAATGATATAGATAATATAGATGATTTATATGATTTACACGATTTCTATATCCACGGTCCTTATAAATTTATTGGATTGATTAAAATTAATGATGCGGTGTATAAAATCAATCGGATACCTGAAGGAATAACTGTTTATGGTAATTTAAATTTAAATAATAGTAAAATTTTAGAAAAATTGCCAAATAATTTAACTATTTCTGGGGATTTAAATTTAAATAATGTTGAAGGTTTATTTAAATTGCCTGATAATTTAACAGTTGGTCGAGACTTACAACTCAATTTTTGTTCAAATCTAAAAGAATTACCTGATAATTTATCTGTAAATGGTAGTGTATACTTATATGGGTGTACAAATCTAAAAGAATTACCTGATAATTTAATAAATGTTGTTCATTTAAACTTAAATGAATGTTCTAATTTAGAAAAAATGCCCAATAACTTAACAGTTAATGGTTGGTTGGAGATGAACCGATGTACAAGTTTAAAACAATTACCCGATAATTTAACGGTTAATAGTTATATGAAGTTATATGAATGTACAAGTTTAAAACAATTACCCGATAATTTAATTGTTAAAGGAGATTTGTGTTTATCAGGTTGTATTAGTTTAACAAAGTTACCAGAAACACTTAACGTGGGAGGAAATATAATAATCTACAAAAACATGAAGGATACGTTATATATCCCTGAACATCTACAGCATAAAGTACAGATTCTTTAATATTTTAATATTGATAAAATTGTAGATAAATGATATTATAGTATGATATGAAAACAATAAAATTAATTATACAAGATGAAGTTAATGTTAAGTTTGAAGACCTAGATGCGAAATACAGGAGAGAGTGTAACCATAAACTGAAGTATTTCATACATTCTGCCAGACATACACCAGCATACAAACTAGGTAGATGGGACGGAACAGTAAGTTTCTTTGGATTATCTGGTACAACATACTTAAACTGTCTTGACAAGATTTTACCTTATCTTATTGAAAATAATCACGAAATAATAATTGAAGATTATAGAAAACAACAATCATTTAAGTTTGACCTCATAGACGAAAATTACATTATAGATAATTGTAAAAACCCAATATGGCCAGTAGGACATCCAAATGAAGGTGAATACATCATCATCAGAGATAAACAAGTTAATGCCATCAACGATTATCTAACCAATCATCAATGGATTAAACCAATCGCCACGGGTGCCGGAAAGACAATCATGACTGCTGTATTATCCCATAAATTAGAGAAATATGGTAGGTCAATTGTTATTGTTCCTAGTACAGATTTAGTAACACAAACAGAAGATGATTACAAGAATATTGGTTTAGATGTTGGCGCATATTATGGCAAGAGAAAAGAAATAGACAAAACTCATACAATTTGTACTTGGCAGAGTTTAATGGTATTGAAAAGAAGTAAAGATGAAGAATCAAAAGAAATACTAGATAAATTACTTGATGGTGTCGTTGGTGTTATGGTTGACGAATGTCATGTACTAAAAGGCAATGAGGTAAGAGATTTATTAACTGATACTTTTAGACATATTCCTATACGGTGGGGATTAACAGGTACTATTCCAAAAGAAGAACACAATAGGATGTCTCTACAAGCTGCTATTGGAAACACAGGGGAAGGAATCACGGCAACAGAATTACAAGATATTGGTGTACTATCTAATTGTACTATAAATATTATACAAACTATTGATTTAGTAAAATATAAAGAATATTCTGATGAAAATAGCTATCTGTTGAAGAATAAAGAAAGAGTAGAGTGGTTGGCGAAAACAATACAGAATATATCAACAAATGGTAACACATTGATTCTAGTATCAAAAATTGATATTGGTAATAAATTGACTCAATTAATACCCAACTCAATATTCATACAAGGAAAAACGAAGTCTACTGATAGAAAAACCGAATACAATGATATTAATACAGAAGATAATAAGGTTCTGATTGCTACATATGGTGTTGCCAGCACTGGTATCAACATTCCGAGACTGTTTAATATAGTATTATTAGAATCAGGAAAGAGCTTTGTACGAGTAATACAGAGCATTGGTAGGGGATTACGCAAAGCCAAGGATAAAAATCATGTCACTATATACGATATTTGTTCAACGGCAAAGTTTTCAAAAGTACATTTAATACAAAGAAAAAAGTTTTATAAAGAAGCAAAATACCCCTTTACGGAGAAAAAAATAACATATGATGAACAGGAATAAACAATGAACATTTTGACAAGTGATAATAAACCGTATTCAATGGATGACGTAGGAAAACAACTGAATAATAAAGTAGATTTTTGTGTATTAGATTATACTGATACAAAAAATCCTGATTTCTTTTTCGTTCCCTTGATATTTATGGAAACATTCAATAAACCTTCTATAACTTTAAAAATAGGACAATATCATATACAAATGCCGATGGATTGGAGTATTGTTGTTGGTGATATTGACAGAAGTGAATTAGAAATAATACAGCTAAGTCAATTAAATGACAGAGATTTTCAGGCATTTGTCATGAATCCAATTAACGGGTATATGCCAGCATTTCACGATATTCAAGTAGTTGATTATGCGCCCGATGTAATATGGAATATTCCAAAGTTAAAATATGGTTATATTCTAACAGTTCCTATTAATAACGGTTTTAAATCACAGGATAGGATTCATCCCCCTTCTTGTTGTTTCTTTGTAAAAGATACAGTAAAGATACCAGACACGCTTGACTTGAACTCGATTTTAGTATAATATCTAAAAATGAACATCATAGATTTATATTTTGAAAATACCATAGAAGAAATAGAACCATCTTTACCAAAATCTAAGAAATTAGATATTTTCTATGTATTATCTAAAATAGAAAATAGAGACTTTAATTTCTATAGTACACTTGATGATGAACAAAAGAAAGCACTGTCTCCCTACATTCTAAATAAATGGATGTCTGTATCATATTCTAATAGAGATAATCAAGAATACTATATATCTGCCGCCAATTTTATAAATGAGTTTGTATTTGAGTTGGGTAAGGATACCGAATTACTATGGAAGCTACTTTGTTGTATGGGAACAAAGAAAAACGTAAAACATGGATGGATTAAGGTATCGTCTACTAATAATAACCTTACAAAACTACAAAAGTTATTTTTAGATTTTTATCCGCATCTTTCAACTAATGAGATTGATATTAGCATAAAGAAAACATCACTTGACAATTTTCAAGATATGCTCAATTATACAGAGTTATCAGATAAAGAATGTACATTACTATTAAAGGATTTTAAGGCTTTAAAATGATGACAGCAAAGAAGGTAGAAGACATTGAACAGGAAGAGGCACTATGTTCCTTCTGTGGAAAGACATTTTATAAAGAGTCAACTCTCTTTCGGCATATGTGTGAAAAGAAAAAACGGCATATTACCAAAGATGAAAGACATGTACAACTAGGACTTGCGATGTTTCATAAGTTTTATAAAATGAATTACCCCTCGCAGAAACAAAAAACTTATGAACAATTCGCCGAATCCTCTTTTTACACGGGATTTGTTGACTTCGGAAAATACTTGATAATGCGGTCAATTATTGAACCACATAAATACTGTGATTACTTATTGAAAAGTTCAGTACCTTTAAAGAAATGGATTGTAGATTCAACTTATGATGAATGGTTGAAAGAATATTTAAAATATGAAGATAGCATGAAATCAACAGAAAGAAGTTTATTTACTATCTCCGATTACTCAAAGGATAAAAATACACTCTTTGAAGACTTTTTTGAAGTTGTAAATACAAACATAGCAACCGATATGATTAAGAGGGGACAATTAACACCTTGGGTGATTTATCTATCAAAAACAGGCAATAAACTTTTAAGTAGATTAGATGAAGAACAAATTGGAATATTGGAAGATTATTTGGATGTTTATTTATGGGAAAAGAAGTTTGAATTAAATAAAGATATAGTTCCAATAATAAAAGAAATGTTGAAAGAATTGAAAATATGAGTGATTTAAGTGATATTTATGGTAAAGAGTATAAAAGAACAACTCCTGATGTCATAAACCCGAATGATATTAACAAGTTAAATAAATTAAACAGCGAAATCATTATGTTAAAGAATGATGTTAATAAACTCAATAAAGAATTACAGAATGCCAAGAATGATATTAGAAGTATTCTTGATGAGGTTAGAAAACTTAAACGAAAATAATTAATAGATGCCTGACATTGACATTGATTTTGGTGATAGGGATGAGGCATTGACGGTGATTAAACATGTCAATGCCATGCGTATTAATGAAAAAAATAAATCAATAAAACATGCCACTGGGATTTATCTACAAGAAATCCCAAAAGACATATTAACTAATACATCAACTATTGAATATAAAGAGGCGGAAAACATCGGATGGATGAAATTAGACTTTTTAAACCTTGGATTTTACAAACAAATAAGTGATAGAAATCACTTAAAGAAATTAATAAATAAAGAACCAGATTGGACATTGTTACAAGATAAAGAATTATTGGATAATATTTTTCATCTAAATGGACATCATGATATTGTTAAAAAGTTAAAGCCAGACAGCATTGAAAAACTCGCAGCTACATTATGTATCATTAGACCAGGAAAACGTCATTTACTTAACTTAGGATGGGATACCATCTTTAAAAAGGTTTGGATACCTGATGTTAATGACAAAGGTTACTTTTTTAAGAAATCGCATAGTATTTCATATGCTGTTGTAATTGTAGCCCAATTAAATCTTTTGGAGGAATCAATTAATAACTTTGACTAGTTCAACTTGTTTTCTTCTTATTCGCTTACCTGAAATCTCACAGAGACTAACAATATGACCATCTTTTATTGTTAAATCTTTTGTAATGAATGAACAAAGGCATTTTCTAAAAATTGACCATTCACTCCTTAATGATATATTAATGGGTATTTGTCTATTTGTTTCCCACCACCATTTTTCACCGAGTTCAAGAAATAATTTTTTTTCATCTAAATCGTGTAATCTGTTATATAAATACATACTCGTAATTTCTGTATCCCTATTGTTAATTATTCCTATATATTCTTCCTCGGTGGCACTGTATGTTGCCATACTAAGAAAGGGGAAGTTTTTTAATATTTCTTGTGTTTGTTCATTCATGTTTTTTTCGATAAATAATAATGTAATTATTACTATTATTTAGAAAAAAATTAAATGAGCAAATTATCAGTCTTTTTAATTCCCAGAAAAATTATTGCCACTTTGGGAGACATGGGTGTACAAAATATGAATTTTCCTCTTAATCAATCCGATTTTAAGATTTACAAGCAGCTTACCAATTCGATAGACATTTATATTAAAAATGTAGATAGAAAATCGGTTAATTCTATTGGCAAAAATGTATCAATTATTATTACAGAATATAATTCAAATACGTTATTATTAAAGAAATCACTACAGTTGATTGATGCCAGCAAAGGATTCTATAAACTCATTCTAACACCTACCGAAACACAAAACTGGAATACTGGATTTACCAGCTATAGTTTGCTATTAAAAGATGAAGAAGATATCGAAAGACCTCTTTATATAGACCATAATCAAAGAATTAAGGGATATTTTGAGTTTTTGGCGGATTCGTATCCAAATCCGAGAGAATCAATTTTAATCAAAGGTGGCGACCCCACCGCCGAAGATTACAGTGGTGATTTTGTCCCTCAAGAATATAACGAATTTAACGAAGTGTATTATGTAACGGGTGCTTACGCAGGTAATCAACAAACGTACAATTTAACTGGCATACAAACTTTTGTCATATATACAACTGATTTTACAGGAAAACTATGGGTTGAGGGAAATCTTGATAATTCACCTTCTACAGAAAACGAGGATTGGTTTAACATACCTTTAAATGGTAATGAGTATAAACAATATCAAGATTCTACAGGAAATGATTCATATACAATAGAAATGAATCTACAGTGGATTAGATTTAAATATTTCCCAGACCCACTCAATACAGGAACACTTGATAAGGTATTATTCAGAAATTAAATTGATTTAATCTCATTTTTCCTCTATAATAAATCTGTGAACAATACCTTATATGACTTAATATATCCACGAATAACTGGCGAAAAGAAAAAAGCAATTAATGGATGGAATTGTTTTAATGGTGAATGTTGTATTAATAATGGACACAGAAAAAAGGATATCAAGAAAAGAGCGGGGATAACTCTAACAGATGAAACTTTTGGTTATCATTGTTTTAATTGTTCCTTTGGTACTAGATGGACAACAGGAACAGAATTAAATAAGAACAACAGAAGATTATTAGAATGGTACGGATATGATAAGTCAGAAATAGCAAAGATTGCCTTTGATTTATGGAGAAGTAAACATAATTCAGAATTAATAATCGAGAATAAAAAAGAAGACATCATTGACTTTAAAGAAAGACCGTTGCCAGAAGATACATATAATATACTATTATTATTAGAAACAGGTTATCATGAAATCAATTTTGTAAATTGTGTGGAATATCTTGATAATAGAGGATTTTTAAATGATTTATCTAAGTTTTATTTTTGTAAGAAAGACCCTAGAAAAATTATAATACCCTTTTATTTTGATGACAAGATAGTTGGACATATAACACGGGCAATAGATGATTCGGCATTCCTTAAATATAAAAAAGATGTAGGACAGAATTATATTTACAATAATCACTTACTAACATCGGATTATAAAACAGTGATACTAGTAGAAGGATGTCTCGATGCGCTAGCAATAAATGGTATATCTGTTTTAGGTAATAATATGAATGAAACACATATTAAATGGATTAAATCATCAAATAAAAATATTATTGTAGTTCCTGATAGGGACGAAGCAGGAAAGAAATTAATAGAGGTGGCAAAAAACAATAAATGGGGCGTTTCATATCCTATTTGGGAAAAAGATTGTAAAGATGCCGCCGAAGCCGCAAAAAGATATGGAAAGTTTTATACAATTTATGATATATTAAAGAACATATATTACGACAAAGATATAACCCTAAGATGGAATCATTGGCTGGAAGGCAAAACATAAATGAATTATAAAAAAGACAATAATAAAAAGATTGACTATACATTAGATGATGAGGTGTTATTCCTACGGTTTTTACTATCAAGTTCTGAGGCATATATACGCTGTTCAAATATTCTCAATCCAGAATATTGGGACAGAACTTTAAAACCTGCCTGTCAATATATTATTGATTATACAACAAAAAACAATATATTGCCTACACCAGAACAAGTATTATCAAAGACTAAGAAAAATATTGAAAAAATACAAGAGATTAAACCACAACACATTGATGATTTTCTTATTGAAATAGAACAGTTTTGTAGACACAAAGCATTGGAATTGGTGATAATTTCTGGACTGGATTTGCTAAAAGAAGGTGATTACGCTGCCATTGAAAGTAGATGTAAAGAGGCAATGCTTATTAGTCTCACAAGAAATTTAGGAACAGATTACTTTGAAGACCCAGAGGCAAGACTTTTGCGGATGCGCGACAAAACAGACATGACATCAACAGGATGGCGAGAATTAGATGATGTGTTGTTTGGTGGATTTAACAGGGGTGAATTATCATTATTCATTGCCCCATCAAACGTAGGTAAAAGTATATTTCTACAAAACATTACTGTAAACTGGAAAAACATGGGTTTGAATGTTGTTTATCTAACACTTGAGATGAGCGAAGATTTAATTGCCTTGCGTATGGATGCTATGAATACCGGATTAGATACAAGGTCTATTATCAAAGACCCTTCGTATGCCTCAAGCATCATTAAGAATCAAAAAGATAAATCAGTTAAAAATAAAGGAAATATCTTCATTAAGTACATGCCCACTGCCGCTACAACTGTTAATGACATTAAAGCCTATATTAAAGAGTTTGAAATACAAAATGGTTATAGACCAGACGCTATAGTAATTGACTATCTTGATTTATTATATCCGAGCATCAAAAGTATTGATATTAGCGACCAATTTATCAAAGATAAAGTTGTAAGTGAAGAAATAAGAGGATTTGCTCAGGAGTTTAAAATGTTATGTGTCAGTGCCTGTCAAATTAATAGAGAGGGTTCACAACAATCGGAGTACAATTATAGTCACATTTCTGGGGGCATATCTAAAATCAACACTGCCGATAATATCATAGGTATCTATGCTACTGCTACTATGAAAGAACGGGGAGAATATCAATTACAAATGATGAAAACAAGAAGTTCATCGGGAATCGGTAAGAAAATAGACTTAGCGTATAATCCCGAATCAATGCGCGTAACTGATGCCAATGGTTTGACATCATACACAAATAAACAACATACTGATAATTTAGTTAAAGAATTGGATAGTATGAAGAAAAATCCTGTAGTTACTAGAATGGATAATTCCAATTATACCAATAAAGAAGCTCTATTAAGTTTATCCTCAAAGTTTTCCTCGTAAAAATCATAAATAATAGTATAATATATTGGAATAATTTTACATGGCTGGATACTACAAACAATTAACTACTTTTTTAATAGAATCAATGGAAGAAAACCCTGTTGAAATCATTATTGATGAACCAGAAGAAGAAATTGTCGTAGATACTGTTACACCTATTTTAGAAAGTATTATTGAAACATTAAAAAGTCATCTACTACAAGGTGAATTTTCCGAAGAGTACACAGCGGGATATTATACTGGAATATACAAAGCTATTGAAAATATTGAAAAATATGTACCACAACAATTAAATGGAATCAGTCAATAATGTCAGAAAAGCGTTCTCAAGATTTATTGGATGAATTGGGAAACTTTATACCAAAGAAGACAAAATATGATGTTGTACATGCTCGCTCAATGACAGCATTGGCAACTAGTATTAATTTAATGAGTTTTATAAAAAGTAATTATACCGATGAACAGTATGAAGATTTATTAAAAAAGTTTTTTCTGGCAGTAAAAACAGGAAATACAAATAAGTTCATACATAAACTAAGAGAGATTGAAAAAGATGTTACTAGATGAGATTTTAATGGAAGATGAACTATCAGAGAGAGGCTTTCTTAGTAAAGTTTATGATAAGGCTTTATCGAAAATTGACCCTAATGGTAAAGTTGGAGCAAAGGCGGCAGGAAGATTAGAACTAGACAAATTTGTTAAACAAATAACAAAAAACTACGGAATATATCTTGGGAAAATTGGTTCTGATGGTTCATATAAAGACCTATATGCTTTTTTGACAAATATAGTTAAATTTAATGACGATAGTCATGAAATATCTACCTATTTACTATCAAAAAATATAAGAGTTCCGTTTGCTCAATATAAACAAAACATAAAAAACGCCAAAATAACAGTAAAATCACCTGTACCTTATTCCGATAAAGTAGTTAAAGATATATTCTACCTCATGGGACAATATGCCTATGAAAATGATTTAATAGACGATGGATAATAGTTGACAACACTCATAGTAAATGATAAATCTTTACTATGAAACATTTTTATCAAATCAGCAACAGACAGTTTTTAAAAATTAATACAGGTAATCTATCCGTATCTGAAAAGATTGACGGCAGTTTTATGTCTGTTGGAAAAGATGATTCTGGATTCTATTTAAAAACAAAGACAAGAACATTTAGAAATGTCTATGAAATAGAAAATATATCTCTTTGGATGTATAAGCAATTTTTCTGGTACTTTTCCTCCTACAGTAATGAGTTTAAGAATGGAGATTTTATTGATTTTGAAATATTGTATGGATATTTACCCAATAGTATTCCGAGGAAATCCCCTACCAATACTCTAGTAATAACCAATTCAAATATAGACATACTTAAAAATGAAATACAAATCGCGGCGCAGATACCTGTAGTAGATGATAATTTACAATTAACTCTTGTTAATAAAATAGAAATATTTACTGTAGTAAAGAATAAGGTATTTAATGACACTCCAATATTGACATTATTATCGCAGTATATTGAAGAAATACAGGCGATGATTATAGATAAAATCCCCAAAAAAGATATTGATGATAAGAAGATTGTTTATAATGGTAATATAATTTCCTATTATCCATATATACCTTCGCAATTTGACTTTAATTTTATTGAAGGCGGTGTATATACCGATGGTAATATAACATTTAAAATCATGGATGGTGATAATTTCCATCTTTGTAATAATTATACTCACATTTGGCGAAATTATCTCTTTGGAAGAACCAAAACAGAGGGATTAAACTATTTGATAAAATCGGGCACTGTTCCAAAGACAGAATTGGATGAAGCATTCAAAAAATATCTACAATTTAGTAAAGAATCAACAATAGAAGTTAATGGCTCTTATATTTCCTATAAGGGATTTCTCGACCAAAAAACAAGATTGTATTTCTATAGCTTAAAACAGGAATTGTAATATGGGCGGCAAGATATTTGACAATACATCTCCTATATTAAAAAACGATGTTTTTATTGTTTTAAATGACCTTGCTAATTTTTTAGGGGACGACATTACTTGTTCATATCTCCTTGATAGTATTCTTGGTTCTGCCACTAAAAAAGATGTATCAAATGATATTGATATAAACTTCGATAAAGAATCGTTTGATTTATCAAATATACATAAAAAATTATCCGTATTTAAACATGTTTATAAAAAGAATATGTTTAGTGTTTCTTATCCGCATCCTTATAACAAAGAACAATATACGCAAATAGATTTTGTCCTCGGAAACTATGAGTGGCAGAAGTTTATCTATTATTCATCGCCAAATTCTAAGTACAAGGGATTGTTTAGAAATATCTATCTCTCTTCTATAGTTGCCGAACAATCATTGTTTACATTATTTAACGGTGATGATATGATTGCCCGTTATGGTCCAACGCTACTCTTTAATGAGGGTGTGTTTTGGAGGTATAGAGGAAAATCTTTAAAAAATGGAAAACGATTGAAAACATTAAAAGAAATGTCTTCTATTGACTTTGAAGAGAATTTTGGATATAAATCCCTGATTAAAATACCTTATATAAATACGGTGGATTGCTTCATTGATTGTTATTTTGACAATACAATAGACCAAGAACAATTAATGACTATAGAGGGGGTTGCCACTATTTTTAAGGAGATGAACAACCATAATCAACAAAGACTTGACACCGTTACTAAAATATTCAAAAATAAGATAAATACCTTGGGGATTACTATTCCAGAAGGACTTTATGATGAGCTTTGATTTTTTACAAGATTTAACAGAAGGTAAGACAATCAAGTCTATTTCTGACTTTAAGCGATATAATGCCAGAGATTTAGCAAATATGGTATATTTGTATCTACTGGCAATACAAATCATGCGTAAAACATTTCTTAAAAAACGCTTCACTATGAATTATGCCGAGCAAGTATTAACAACTAACTTTAGAGGTTATAATAACATTAAGAATGACTTTTCCCTATTGTTATATGTATTCATGACGCACGATAATGAATCTATCATAAAGATGCTCAAAGATAAAGAAGAAAGCAGAGTATTCATTAATTCTGTAACTATTGATAAAACATTGTTAAGAGGGTACTTCGCTCGACTCCATAGCGGAGAACACGATAATCACTTAGATTTTACATTTATCTACATCATGGAAAAAAGATTGGGCATTGAAGAATCAAGCTATAAAAATCTTAGAAGATTAATTGTTGACTGGGATATAGACCAACACAATAGAAAAAAGATAGCTGTAACAAGATTATTACAAGCATTAAGACATAGATTGCCAGTACAAGACGAAATCAGAAAAAACTTTGAAGAATGGGCATCAAAAGAAAAAATGGAATTAGATGTACCATGTAATGCGGAAACAGGAAAGTGTAAAAAACCTAGTACATTTGTATCAACATTAATTGGCGCATTATTAGGTGGCACAGTAGGGAGCAAATAATGTTATTAGATGAATTATTAAAAGAAAACGCAACCGCTGGTTCTACATCATCGGGAAATGTGGCTTGTGTAGCTATGCCATTAACAAGTGATGGTTTTGATATAAATGGACATCAAGGCATCTATGAAAAACAAAAAAAGAAAAAACAATCTAAACCAACCATGATTAGACGCTAAAAATAGTTTTTGTATAAATAGTTGTATAACTATCGCACATAATTAGGAGATTTAAAATATGTCAGATAAAGTAAACGGTACGTCAAAAGGTGGTGAGTTTCTTACTAAGAACCTCAACTACTACAAGATTCGTACACTTGTAAACCTAACTGCTTCTACAAGCCCAACAGATGCTAACCAAATTAACATCGACAAACTTGTTGAAACCATTAGCCTCAGAGCACAACCAGTAGTTTTGGATTTTTCTACCAGCGTAGAAGATAAAGCAGCTATCACTGATATTCCTGCGGCTTCTGCTCTTCCTTCTGGTAACAACACTGTATATGTGTTGAAGTTCGCTATTGAGCATGATGCTTGGGAAGGTGCTACACCTTCTCTCGCTTCTAGCTTGAATGGTGTGGGTGATTTTGTATTCACTTCGCCAACAACGAACAACAACCTCGCGGTTACGTTCTCTAACACAAACAGTCTCTAAGATTGTTTTAAGATTAAAAAAGCCCCCGATTTGGGGGCTTTTTTGTTTTTATATTTTTTCTGAACTTATTTTTTCTTTTTGTTTCTTTTGTACATTGATAGAAATAGTGGGAGATAATTCTTTCATTGTTTGTATAGCTCCAATGATACTTTTATTTTCATCATAAATTGGTATGAATGTATTTAAAAATGAATATTCATTATTTTTTATTTTAAATGTACTTTCATCAGAACATGGCTTTCCTAATAAGCATTTTTTCCAATTATCAATTGGATATAGGTTATCATTCATCATTTCTTTTATAGAAGTAATATAATTTTTAATATTTTCTCCAACTTTTATATTGATGTTAAATATTTTTTTTAATTTTTCTTTATAGGAGGTATTGTAATATACTACATTCCATTCTTTATCTACGGCAACTAACATCTCATTGTTACTCACTGTGAAACTTTCTAAAACTTCTTCATATATTTTTACTTTATTTTTTATTAATGTGTTTTCTTGTTCTTTTTTAATTAACTCTGATTTGTCTTTTATAAAAACAAACCACAATTCTCCATCAGTTGTTTTATATAGGGTACTAGATAGCGTAATGTGTTTTATTTTTGATGGGTGTTTATCAAGTGTAATGTGTTTATTTTCTACTGTATTTTCAGAGTAATTTGTTAATATTTTTTCAAAATCAATATTTCTTTCAAAATCACTAGAATATTCTGATAAAAGTTTCAAAATGTGATATTTTGAAAGTTCATCTTTTGTAAGTGATAAAAGCTCTTCGGCTTTTATGTTACAGTAAGTAATATATCCACTAACATCTAGTATTAAAACTGGTTCTTGTATACTATTAATTATTTCGATATCTACATTTCTTCCAAAAAGTGTTTCATCTTTATCTAATTTACATGATACTTCATCTGCGATTTCACAGGTAGATTTAACAATCTCCAACAGGCTCAATTTTGTTTTTTTTAGTCTTTCCATGTTTTCAATATCCTTATCTGTATCTGTATCTTTTCTGTTAAAGCCAAACTTCATTTGATTTTATTTCCCAATTTTGTTAATGCCAATTTAATACCGCTTAATGCCGTTATTACTGATTCATTACTTTCATAATAATCTTCTATTAATTTTTCTAGTTTTTCTTCTTTTTTAGTTAATTTTTTATTAAGTCCCATTCTATCCCAAATGAGGAAGGCAATGATGGCAACTAGCAAAGCTATAATAGCTTCTACTCCACCAGTGGATAAAGACTTTAAAATATATGTGACAACAGTATCTATGACTAAGCCCTCCGCATTATATTATTATTTATGATTTTTACATAAATAGTTGATAGTACAACTTAATGGAAAAAATAATGACATTATCTTTTATCTCAATTTTAGGAAAATATGGCTTAGATGAAATGACAGCTAAAAAGTTTCTTTATATGTTAGATGGTGATGATTACATGAAATTACTTGATATTATTGGAGATAATGATATATATAATAGCTATAGTAATTTCGAGAAAATGTTAAAGAAATATAGAATTATGAAAAAGGACACAAGACAACCAAGAAATCATTTAGTGATGGCATCTAAGTTTAAATCGGGTGCTGGAAGTCATACGTCTAAAAAAGATTATAATAGAAATGATAAGATTAAAGAAATTGAAGAATCATTAAATGATTGTAACACTATCTATGAGATTGATAGTGTATTGAAGCTCGCAGGTACAAATAATTCAAAATCATATAAAGTTGCCCAAAATCTCCACACATTAGAAAATGCTGTAAAAACACTAATATCCGAAGGTATAATCGACAAGAGAATTATACAGTTACAAAATGATATAGAGAACTTGAAAAATGCGAATCGCAATAATAAAAGATAAACAAGTCATTATTGATAATGAACAAGCTGAATTGTTAGAAAAAATAGAACAAAATAAGTTTGTCTACTCAAAGGATTTAACAGACAGAGAGAAAATTCTTGCCCAAAAATTATATATTAATGATATTTTATTGAAGAAAAAGTATAATAACTGTTTAGTTTACATTCGAGCACCCAAAGATTAGTTTTTTTATAAATATATGTGAAACTAGTTATTTGGAACAATTCCCTGATGCTCATTGACGATATTCATACAACTGATAATACATTGAAACAATTCAACTCCATGCTTAGAGAAGAGTTTGATTTGTCATTGTCGGTAGATGACATTAATGAGGCAAAGAGAATATTTAAATTATATGAAGATAAAAATAAACATTTGTCTTATATTAATCCATCCATATCAATAGAAGATAAAGTTTATAGAAAAAATACACTTATCATGGAATCAATGAGAATTATTCTTAGAGAAGTCGCCCCAAAACGCTCAAAATCAAAAAGAGGAAAATATGAGACACAATAAAATATCATTACTATTAGAAGATGGTCTACAAAAAGCAGAAGTTATTCTTGCGGCAAAAGACTTAATCAATAACATACAAAAAGCAATCGAGCGATTGGCAGAAATCGAAATCGAAGATACCATGCCTCTTGCCGATACAATGAGAACTGTATTTGGTGAAAAGTTGTCTGATGATTTTGAACAACTTGTAAAATCCGAGCTTGATTCATCTATTGAACAGTTAAGAGTATCAAAAGATAAAATTAGTGATTTCATCACTGGTTTAGAAGGTAATTTTGATGTTTCTAGCGAAGGAAACTTTAGTGACATGGCATATGATGATTCCAATGATGCTGTTGAAGTTGCCCCTCAAGAAGAAGAAATGGATGATGGATTTGGAGCTGTGCCTACTGCTGCTGGCGAAGAAGATGAACCAGTTGGTAGAAAACTTAAAGAATCCGCCGATGATGTTAAAAAAGGTGATAAAGTAAAAGTATTAAAGACGGCAATGGCGGATTATTTGGAAAAAAATAGTAAATCTCCTTTGAATCCCATCGAAAAGAAATATTTTGAAGAACTGAAATATAATTTTCCTGATTTAGTTACTACTGTTGTTGATATTAAAAAAGATGGTATTACTGTTGTGTTAAAAAAAGGCAATAAACAAACAACTATGTTTATTCCAGCAATGGCGTATAAAAAACTCGAAGGTGTTAATGAATCCATTGATACTTTGGTAAGATGGATTTTAACTGAATCTGCCCAAAAGATGAACAAAGAACAGTATTTTGACTTCAAAAGTAAAATTCTAAATAAGAAAAAAGAAGACCCTAAGAAATTGGCAGAGTGGATTAAAAGTAAGAAGAAATAGTATGAAAATCTTTGAAGATAATGATGATTTTGAATTGAGGGATGTTCTTTTGAACATCCTTCTTCCTATTAGCCAAAAAGGTGTTGGGTTCATAACCTTTAAACAACTTAAAGGCATTCTTAATAAATCATCTTTGAACATGGTTTTAGATAATGATGTCATTAAAAATACCTTGATTACTATTCCTGTAGTGGAAAAAGTAGAATCAGACAGTTCATTTCCAAAAGTTGGAGATATTGTTTACTTTAAAGGTAATTCAGAAACTAAAAATAAACAGAAAAACTTTCAAGGAACTATCGAGAAAATGGCAACCAAAACAGCGAAGAGGTCTATTAAATGAGTATATTTCCAACTGCGAGTAATGCCAATATGTTATCCTTTAATACATCATTGGTTTTTAATGAAATTAGAACATTAGAGAGAAAAGTACTTGACCAAATAGCTTTACAATTATTTACGGCAACTGTTAATACAGGTACAGTAATGACGGCAAGTGACACGGGACAGGCATATTATAATTCATGGAAAGCAACCTCTGTAAATAAAGTTTTAGACGACCAGATGAATACGGTCATTAAATATTTTCAAGACTTGGGATATTCAATAGTAAGAAAACTTAATACAAACACAAACAATACATTCTTTTGGGAGTTAAAATGGTAGAACTGGCAACATGGAAACAATATTTAGATTTAATATTGAATCATCCCGAAACAAAAAAAGATATTGATTTTAAAGATGAATATACTATTAAGGAAACTCTTAAAACGGTATGTATCAAGTACTTGATGACTGCGGAGCAACAATATAATGATGTATATTTTCCAAAACTACCAAAATTAGAATCAGATAATAACGAATTATCCTTGTTAGTAAATGATTTCATTAAGAATAATAATGTATTTGAAGACGGTTCAAAGGTTTTAAGATTTTCTAATTTTATTAAAGATGTATTTACTGAACAATATAATGATATTTTTGAATATTTTTGGGTTAATAGTAAAGAATTACGAGATTCTATCAAACCAAAAAAAGTTGTAAACTATCATGGAATTAAACTTAACATTGAAACCCTTGCTGGAGATATTCGTAAAGGGGTTAATGATGATGGTGAAGAATGGTCAAGAGAACAAGTTTATCATTATGGTAGTATAGTTAATACTATTTCTCCCGATGGTGAAGAATTAGATTTCTTTTTGAATACGAAACCCGTTAAGAATGCCCCTATATTCGTCATACATCAACTAGATAAAGTTGGAATGAAGTTTGATGAAGATAAGTTCATGATAGGCTTTAAAAACAAACAGGCGGCGATTAACGCCTATAAAGAATCTTGCCATGATTTTAAAAACAAGTTTGGCGGTTGTACAGAATATAGTATTGATGATTTAAAAACCTTGATATTTACTAATAAAAATCCCGATGTTATCTATACCGATGATGAAACATATGATGAATTTGTTGATGATGGTATTATTGATGTTACCGAGATAGAAAACCTCACAGAACATTTTGAAATGTTAAATGAAAAAATGTTTAAGAAAGACAATCTCAACGATATTGTCATGGGATTTGAAGCAGAGTGTTATGTTACTGCTTCATATAGCGCGTATGCCAAGCAAAGTGCCAGAGAAGAAGGTGATGGGACACCAAGTACGACTATTGATTTAAAATCTGTTACTTCTCCTAGTGATATTGAAGAATGGGTTTATACTATACAAGATTATTTAGACAATGTTGGTGAGCACACTTATTCTTATAGAGGAATAATAGATGAAAAGTATAAAGAATGGCAATTAGACGGCGAAGATGAACATATAAAAAACTTTATTAAAAAAGATGAAAAAGATATAATAAGAATATTTAAAGAATCAAGAACAGCCGCTTTTAAAGAAAATGACAATAATCGTTATTTTAGAGCATATGGCGGGACTTATTATCCATTGGATTTCGATAATATTACTGACAATGATAGTAATATGATAGAAATAATCTACCTGTTACTTAAAAAACAAAATGATTCACATATGGATATTCAGTATCATATACAACGTATGTTTGATACTATGTATGATAAAGAAACATTTTACAAAGAGTATTATAAATCATTAAATCAAGTGATGATAGATGTAATTACAGAATTGGATGGTAGTGGTTCAGTATACACTAACGAAAGAGGTGAATATAAATTAGTTATTGATACTTCACAGGGAACATTAGAATATTGGGACGACATAACACAATATGATGAAGACGAGGAAGAAGAACAATCAGAACACTATCATCAACATGCCCCAAAAATAGAAAAATTAACAGGGTATGAAACAATAGTAAGTGATGGCTACCATCATACCGAAAGAAGACCAGATACTTATATTTTAGAACCAGATTCGTCTTTAGACAGTAGTTATGATGGTTTAGTACCCGTAGAAATCATTAGTCCACCATTTGAATTAAAAACTGGTTTAGAACAAATCAATAAAATATTTAATTACATACAAAAGAATGGCAACACAAACGAGGCAACAGGTCTACATATCAATTTAAGCATTAGAGGAAAAGGTTATAAAGACTTTAACTTATTGAAATTATTAGTTTTATCAAATGACTCACATGTATTGAGTAGTTTCGATAGAGAAAAATCAAGATGGGCAGGGAGCACAGTAGAAAAATTAAGAAAAACGATATCAACAACATTAAATAAGGTGATTGATTTAGAGCGAATTGAAATTATTTTAAATCCACTCATTGATAATTATTTCACTAATGAAAAATATCAGTCTATTAACCTATCCAGATTAAAGAATAGTGGATATATTGAGTGGCGAGCGGCGGGAGGAAGTGGCTATCATACTAAGTTTTCCGAAGTAAAACGCAACATTGAACAATTTGCTGGAGCAATGGAAGCAGCATGTAATCCAGATTATATGAAAAAAGAATATTATACAAAATTATTCAAACTTGTTGATGGTATTGTTAATAATCAAGATACACCAACGACAAACAATGATGTTATAAAATATTTAAAGAAGTTTTCATCTAATATTCCATTTTATAAGGAATTATACACATTATCTTCATATATCAATGGGGTAGATTTGGATAGTAGGTATGCTCACCTTGGTAATATGAGTAGAGAGCAGACTATATTACAATTTTCTAGGCTATTATATGATGTTTATAAATATACGATTAAAAGGGGAAATAAAATACCACCAAAGGATTTATTGGCTATCCGTACTATAGCTAAAAAACTTGACATAACAAAAGATGACTTTGAGATGATTGAAAGATATTCATCTATGGTATTATCATTTGATATTATACAGAAAATACTAGGTATTAAAGAGTTGTCCGACTCTCATTTCATTAAGGTAACTAATCTTTTAATAGAAAATGAAAAATATTCAAAAGTTATTACGGGAGATTTAAAAAAATTAATCGAACGTAAATCTGGTCTATCGTTAGAAGATTATACAAAATTGTTAAAAGAACAACAACTTAATGAAAAAATGTTTAAGAAGGACAATTTAACAGATATTGTCATGGGATTTGAAGCAGAGTGTTATGTATCATCAACGGGGGAACTACCAGATGATTATGAACCAAATGCTCCCAACCCACAAAAAGAATGGGTGCTGTCTGATATTTCGTGTGAGTCACACTTGGTTGATGATATTCAAGGTCTTTTTGAGAATGTTGATGATTTTGACAACTATTATGAGGCATTTTCTGAAATAAAATTATCATGGATGTTTGATAGAAAAAGAATACATTCTTTTATAAAAGATTATGATAGTATTATTAAAAATACTTTTTTGAAATCAACGGATTATCTTTTAGGCGATGAAAATTATGTGATTAGTCTTCATGATAAAAAATACTTACTAAATTTGTCTACAATGACTAATGATAATAGTGAGATGATTGATATAGTAATAGAGATGCTATCTTTCACTAATGAAAATTATACGGATGTTGGAGGAAAAATTGATGAATTGTTTGAAGAATATTTTTCTACTAACATGCCTGAACAATTTGATACTATGAAAGATTTTTTTATATTTATTCTTAAAAGAATGGGAAATCAATATGAGTATGAAAAAATAAATGGCGAACACAAGTTATACATATCAATAACAGATGACATACTACAATATTGGGACGATATATATAGTGACAATGACGAAGAATCAACCTCTATTCATTACCATGAACACGCGCCTGTAATACAAAAACTAACAGGATACAAAACAATAGTAAGTGATGGCTATCATAATACAGAAAGACAACCAGACACTTATATTTTAGAGCCTGATTCGTCATTAGATAGTGATTACAATGAGATGATTCCAGTAGAAATAATCAGCCCACCATTTGAATTGAAGACGGGGTTAGAACAAATAAGTAAGATATTTAAATATATTGAAGAGAAGGGTGATACTAATGATGCTTGTGGATTACATATTAATTTAAGCATTAAAGGTAAATCATACAAAGACTTCAATTTATTGAAACTTTTGGTATTATCTAACGATTCACATGTATTGAGTAGCTTTAATAGAGAAAAATCTAATTGGGCGGCAAGTGTAGTAGATAAATTAAAAAGGGTAATTTCATCAAACGTACAATCGGTTGGTGATATACAGTTTATTGAAAATACATTAAATCCTCTAATTGACGAATCTTTAACCAACGCCAAGTATCAGTCTATTAATCTTTCAAGACTAAAGAATGATGGATATATTGAATGGCGAGCAGCAGGAGGTAGTGGTTATCATACTAAGTTTTCTGAAGTAAAAAGAAATACCGAAATGTTTGCTGGAGCAATGGAAGCAGCATGTAATCCTGAATATCTTAAAAAAGAATACTATACTAAATTATTTAAACTTGTTGATGGTATTGTTAATAAACCAACTGTTAGTAGCGATTGGACAGATAGTGATTATAAAAAGTATATAGAAAAAAATAAAGATAAAATACCATATTATAAAGAATTGTCTGTATTGAACAAGTTTATTGGCAAGGCGCACTTATTTAATATAGTTCCGTTTTTAACCAGCAATGATAGAAAAGACGCATCGGGGATTTTCAATAGCATTCTTAATGAAATTATTATAGTTTCCAAGAAGAACGAAGAATACCTCACCCCCACGGTTAAAAACGCTTTGAGAAGTTTATTTAATAAAATGAATCTAAATAAAGATGATATTTTTAAAAATGTTCAAAATTATACCTCTTATAGACAACCAGAAATGCCAGTTAAAGAAATTAATGACATAATGGGTTTCGAGAAAGAATTATCCGATTCTCATTTCATCAAAGCAACCAACCTTTTAACAGAAAATGAAAAGTATTCACAAATAGTTAGTGATGATTTAAAAAATATTATAGAGAGTAATACAGGGTTATCATTACAAGAATATACAAAATTGTTAAAAGAACAAAAACTCACCGAAAAGTTTTCTAAGAAGGCACATGATTGGGTTAAAAAGAGAGTTGACGATTTATATCCGAGTAAAGTTAAAACTAAGGGATTAGCGTTCGCATTGGCATGGGAGCAATATAAAAACAAGTAAAATGGTTACTATTCTTTGGATTATTTACCTTTTTAAATTGATTATTTTTTCATTACTATGTTATTATGTTTAGATGGCAGTACATCACAATGATTTATATACTTATCCAACACTACAAAAAATAACTCTTGAAGATGGTAAAAGATATTACATATCACCAGAAAATAATAAACTCCATAGTGTTACAACAATTTTATCTGCCACAAGCGATAAAACCGCTTTAGAAGAGTGGAAAAAAAGAATTGGTGAAAAAAAGGCGGCACAAGAAACAAAGGATGCCTGTGCTATAGGAAATCTCCTACATAAGTATCTTGAAAATTGGATACAAGGTATTCCGACCAAAACAGGTACTAATCATATTCATAAATTAGTCAATAAGATGGCAAACCAGATAATCAATAAAGGGTTATCTAAAGTATCTGAATATTGGTGTATGGAAAAAACCTTATTCTATGAGGAATTGTATGCGGGAACAGTAGATTTAATTGCCGTATATGATGGTATCCCCACAATAATTGATTATAAAAACTCAAAAAAGATTAAAAAAGAAGAATATTTAGAAAATTATTACTGTCAACTTGTAGCATACAGCATAGCACACAATGAAATGTTCAATACAAACATAAAATCTGGTATTATTTTAATGGCATCAAGAGATGGAGATTTCAATGCCTTTGAATTAAACGGGGAAAAATATAAAAAATATTATGATATTTGGTTGAACCGACTGGAGGATTTCCTGATAAATACTAATACAGATTAGGAAAAATTATAGCATGATTGAGCAGATTTCAAGAATACAATTAAGAACAGGTAAAAAAGATACACTACCAGAGGCATTGGCACAATCAGAACCAGGATTTACAACAGATACAGGTGAATTATTCATCGGTGCTCCTGATTTAGAAAAAATACAATGGCGCAGGTCACTGGCAACATCTAATGAATCTACTAATGCCACGGGTACATTTCCCTATTCAAACATAAAAATATTAACTGAATTTGATATGGCTTATGATTTAGATGGCAACATTTATCAGAATGGTCCACTATTCAGTAATTCAGTACCACAATCTACCACAATATCCCCTGTAGTAATTAGATTAGATGTCGCACTGGCATTCGATAATTATATTATTGATTATAGTTTAGTACTTGACGACCAATCTGGCGTTGGACCATTTCAAAAAAGAATTGGAACTATTTCCATAGTACACGATACGACTAATGGTTCTACTATTGATAATGATACTAACATTTTGATTAATGATAGTTATTCGGAATTAAACGGTATTGTAGACGTACAATTTGCCGCAAGAGTGGCAGATGACGGCGGAACATCTTATCTTGATTTATTACTGGTAAACAATGATGTCGCTACATATAGATTAAATTGGAGTGGTAAAAAATGGTTATCAACTCCAACATCATAATTGACATACAGTACAATTTATGATAAAATCAAACAATAAATAATTTTAGGAATAATTAATGAAAGTAACAAAAAGAAATGGTTCTCAAGAACCTGTAAATATCGAAAAAATCATCAACAGTGTTAAAAAAGTTTGCGAAGGGTTAGAAAATGTAGACCATTTTACTATTGCCACAAAAACAGTTGGTGGATTATATGATGGTGTATCTACGAAAGAACTCGATGAACTTTCCATACAAACAGCGGTAGGATTTGTTAAGGATGACCCGATTTATTCAAAAGTTGCGAGTAGACTATTAAACTCTCTCATTAATAAAGAGGTAACAGGTCAAGAAATTCATTCATTCAGTCAAAGTATTCAATTGGGATACGATAACGGACTAATTTCACAATCAACACTTGATTTCGTCAATAAAAACAAAAGAAAACTTAATAGTGCCATCAAAGAAGAAAATACCAATCTTTTTGAATACTACGGATTAAAGGTTGTCTATGATAGATATTTACTGAAACATCCCACAAAAAGATTTGTATTTGAAACACCGCAATATTGGTTACTACGAGTTGCGTGTGGACTATCCGATGATGTTAAAGATGTTATTGAGTTTTACGAATTATTATCCTCATTGGATTACATGACAAGTACCCCGACATTGTTTAATAGTGGCACAACACATAGTCAAATGAGTAGTTGCTATCTCTTGGCTAGTCCTATTGATGATTTATTGGATATTGAAAAAAAGCATAAAGACATTGCCATGCTCAGTAAATGGGCTGGTGGCATTGGGTTATCCTATTCAAATGTTCGAGGTACTGGTTCATTGATTAAAGGGACGAATGGTAAAAGCAACGGTATTATTCCATTCCTACATTCATTAGATGCCAACATCGCCGCCGTCAATCAATGTTTATTACCAGATTCAAAAGTTGAAACATCGGGCGGATTAGTTGAAATAGAAGAATTGATTGAAGGAAATCTTGTTAATACAACTTCTGGATTACAAGAGATTGCCGAAGTAATGGAGGGAGAGTATGAAGGAGAAGTATTTGAAATCATTTCTAATGGTAAATCAATCACACTAACACCTGAACATCCCTTATTGATTATTAAAAATGCCGCTAATCATCCTATTGAAGAAGTTGAAAGACTTTTTAATGAGGGATTGTTAAAGGCGGAATGGCTTGATGCCAAAGATATTAGAGAAACAGACATTTTATTGACTACAGAATATTAAGGATTGATATGTATAATAACGAAGACCAACTACAAGAGTTAAATAAAGAAGAACTTTTCTTAAACGAACATAAGAAACTACAGTTTAAAAAGATTACCTCTATTGTAAAAAAAGAATACACGGGAAAAGTATATGATTTAAAAGTAAATAATACAAAAAACTATAATACTGCTATTGGCTTTGTACACAATGGTGGAAAGAGAAAAGGTGCTGCCTGTGTATACTTAGATACGCATCATCCCGATATTCTTTCTTTTTTGGAGTTGAAAGATAATACGGGTGAAAAAGAGCGCAGAGGACATAACATTAACATTGCCAACTGGATTCCTAGTTTATTCATGGAACGAGTTAAAAATAATGAAATGTGGAGTTTATTTGACCCAACTACATGTAAAGAGTTGAATGATTTATTCGGAGAAGAATACAATAAAAAATATTTTGAATTAGAAGAAAAAGGCTTATTTGTTAAACAGATTCCAGCAAAAACAGTATTTCACAGAATGATGAAAACATTATCTGAAACTGGCAACGGGTGGATGTGTTTTAGAGATTCATCAAACATTCGTTGTAATACTGCTACAGGTGGAGATGTCCTACATAGCTCAAATTTGTGTACTGAAATTTTGGAGCCGACAGCATCAGGGCAATATGTTACATTTAAGAAAGACGAATTAGACAGTATTGATAAAACTAATCTTAATATCATTTCTTATGATGCCGAGAAAGAAGAGTTTACTGCTATTCATAATGGCGAAACTGCTGTTTGTAATCTTGGTAGTATTAATATTGGTAAATATTTCAAAGATGGTACGTTAGATGTTAAGAAATTACATAAGAATGTTGCCTTGGCAGTAAAGTTTCTTGACAAAGTTATTGATAGAAATTTTTACCCAACATATGAAGCAAAAGCGAGTAATAGTAGACATAGACCTGTTGGTTTAGGAATCATGGGACTACAAGACTTTTTCTTCAAGATGAAAATTCCTTTTGATAGTAATGAGGCAATTAAATGGAGTGCCAAGATACAAGAAGAGATTTATTATGCTGCCTTAAAAACAAGCTGTAAATTGGCAAAAGAATTGGGCAAACATGCTGATTTTGAAAAATCCCATGCCGCAAATGGTTTACTACAATTTGACTTGGCAAAACCTTTGTCTCAATTAAAAGATTCTATGGTTGAAATATTCCCTAATGGCACTATTATTGAAGATATGGCGCGATGGAATGCCCTTAAAGAAGATATCAAGGAAAATGGATTGAGAAACAGTCTTTTGATTGCCATTGCCCCTACTGTGACGATTGCCGCTATTACTGCGAGTCAAGAATGTATTGAACCACAAATATCAAATATCTTTAAAACAGAAACATTGAGTGGTGAGTTCATTCGCACAAACAGATACTTGGTTGAAGATTTAAAAGAAATTGGATTATGGAATAAAACTATTGCCGATAAGATTATTATGGCGGAAGGCAGTATACAAAATATTTCTGAAATCCCACAAAGCCTTAAAGACCTATATAAAACCGTATGGGAAATTAAACAACGATGGTTAATCAATCATGCTACTGTTCGTTCGTATTTTATTGACCAGAGCCAAAGTTTAAACTTGTTTGTGGAAAATCCTAAACTTGAAACATTATCAAGTATGTACATGTACCTTTATGAACAGGATTTAAAGACATCTTATTACTTGCGTAGTAAAGCGGCAACTAAAATAAACAAGTCAATGACAAGTGATACACAAGAAGTAAAAAACCTTGAAAATCCAGAAACTTGTGAAAGTTGTACTTAAATTGAATGAGTTTGTAGTTACTGTTCATGAGTATAAATTGATGAAAGATAATAGCATCAAAGCGATACGATTAAATGGTAACTACATGTTATCTCTTAAAGTTGTCGATACAACTGGCTATTGCGTTCATGATATTCTTAACAAAACCAAAGGTCATAAATATACTAAACAGATGACATCCGTTAATTCTGGTTATCAACTACTTAGATGGAAAGAAATAAATTAAAATGAGACTTGATGAGATAAAATCTACTGTTAATATTTTTGAAATGACATGGTATCACGGTTCACCAAAAAAGTTTAATGGATTTGAATACTCTCAAGTTGGTAGTAATAATGCCTACTATCAAGAAGGCGTTGGATTTTATTTAACATCGAGTAAAGAAGATGCCGCAAGATATACAGGTGGAAATAATTCATTAAGTGGTCATATATATGAAATAAGACTAAAAAAGTCCAGTAAGAAAATCATTAGAACTGGAATGAGAGTCAATAAAGAAGTTATTAGCAAATTAATGAAAAAATCTCCCAATTTAGAAGATACTCTTGAAAATTGGGGAGAAAATAAATCTCAGGCATTTCAAGAAGCATTAAAAACCTTCATGAACTCAAAGGATTTAAAAGATGCTATTGATTTTGTTTCAAATGATTTTTATAGAAATGCCAACACAGAATATCTTGAAACAATTTCTGATTTTGGATATTATGGATACTTAGTTGATAGAAAAGGTGGAGTTTATCATCTTATATTGTTCAATCCCAATGATGTTTTGAATATGAAGGAAATTGATTTTTCTGATGAATAAATTGTTGTAAATAATCTAACATTATAGTATACTTTAACAATGCTATCGTTTTCAATATCTCAAACTGATTATAACGTATTACAACGATTTAATGCTTTTAAAATAATTGATGTTAAGGTAATTGGGACATATAATATGTTTATCTCATTTATAAGTGATTTCACAAAAGTGCGAGACACATATAGAGTATTCAATCTTTCAACCGAAGAAAAAACTGTGCCATTTACATATAATATTTGTTTTACCCATCACAATACTTCATCTCATTTAAATAATGTGATATGTGCCGAAGACCTTTATATTTATGATATTAGTATAAAAAAACTACCAGATTCATTAAAGGTTAGAGGCACAGTATGGGCAGATAATCTTGATTACTATCCAAAGCATCTTACCGTAAAATCATTCAATACAGAGTTATAAAATGAAAACATTTTATGTTAAACAGACAATATTTGAAGATATACTTAAACTGTCAAATTGTCATGTGTATAGTTATAGTGATTTTTGTATATTATTATGGATAAATGAAACTGAATCTAGTGATAAATTACTTACTATTGTGAACCAAACAACAGAAGAGCGAATATCGCAATATGGTATTCATATATATGATGGTGACGATGTTGAAGAGCGCGATTTACAAAATGTTACATTTTTTGGCTGTGTATCTATAGATAAATCAACTATAACAAAGTTACCAGATTCATTAATAGTACATGGGACAGTATATGTTGAAAATGATACAAAATTAGAATATTATCCAAACCACCTCGTAGTGGAACATCGGCGCACAAGATGAAAAACTTTTATGTTAAACAATCTGATTATGATATTCTTAATAGTTGCCCAATTATAGAACATGATTTAGAAATAAATGATTTTTTTATGTCACTATATAATACTGCCCATCTCGTACCAATAAAGTATATAATTAATCAGTCCATAGACAGAAGGGTATGCGATGTTGTATTTTTTATAAAAGATGATATGGATATTACTGAACAAAATTTACAAAATGTAACATTTACATCGGATTTATTCATTTATAAGTCAACTATAAAAAAACTTCCAGATACACTAATTGTTAATTGGATAGTATGGGCAGATAATCTTGATTACTATCCAAAACATCTTATTGTAAAACCATTAGACAGCTTACCTAGAGAGGCGATTTAAATGTTCGTAGACGCTATCCTAGACAGAAAAGAATCATTAGTAAAAGTTGTTGAACGAATTAACAAGGATAGAAAATACGTTGAGTATCCGCTAGAGTATTCATTCTATCATCCAGCAAAAAATGGTAAGTTTACATCTATTTTCGGTGATAAGCTAGACAAATACATAGCAAAAGACAATTTTGACTTTAAGGAAAAGCTACAAGACTTTGAAAATGAAAGAATATTTGAAAGTGATATTAATCCTATTTTCAAATGTTTAGAAGAAAACTACAGGGGGTGCGACACTCCAACACTAAATATTGGATTTTTCGATATTGAGACAGACTTTGACCCTGAGAAGGGGTATGCCGACCCGTGGGATACTTTTGCTCCTATCACGGCAATAAGTCTGTATGATTCATCAACCAACATTTTACATACATTGGCATTAGTTCCGCCAACCTTAACAAAGGATGAGGCAGTCAACTTGTGTTCTGATTTCCAAAATACAATAGTTTACTCGGATGAAAAAGAATTATTAAAAAAGTTTTTAAAATTAATCTATGATATTGATGTATTATCAGGATGGAACAGTAAAGGCTTCGATATTCCCTATATCATTAACCGAATAAAGTTACTATTAGGTGATTCATTCGCAAAAAGATTATGTCTATGGAACATGAACCCAAAGGAAAAGGAATATAATGAGTTTGGAAAGATAAGAAAAACATATGAACTCATGGGTAGAATACATCTCGATTATCTACAACTATATAAGAAACATAATGGGCAAGAATTACAAAGCTATAAATTAGATTATGTGGCGGAGATTGAAGTAGGTGACAATAAAACACCATACGAAGGAACACTTGACCAATTATATAAAAATGATTTTAAAAAGTTTATAGATTATAACAGACAAGATACGTTACTATTATATAAAATTGATAAGAAAAAGAAGTTTATTGAATTGGCTAATCAGATTGCCCATTATAACGGGGTATTATTACCTACAACAATGGGCAGTGTATTATTAGTTGAACAGGCAATCATCCAAGAGGCGCATGACAAAGGTTTAAAAGTACCTGATAGGAAAAAACAACTCGAAGAAAATGAAGACATAGAAATCACTCCCGCCGTTGGAGCATATGTCGCTAATCCTAAAGTTGGAATACATCAACAAGTAGGAAGCATTGATATTAACTCACTATATCCAAGTGTCATTAGGGCATTGAATATGGGACCAGAAACCCTTTTTGGACATATTAGACCAGAGAAAACCGATAGTCTATTAAGCAAACGGTTAAGAGAAGGTTGGAAAAAGACCGATACATGGGAAGGATTGTTTTGTACTCTTGAGTTTGAAGAGTTATTAAAACAAAGTGATGAAAACATAACTATTGATTTTGAAGATGGCACGGCATCTATGTGTACTGCCAAAGAGTTATATGTCATGATATTTAAAGAAGATAGTAAATATCTCATTAGCGCAAATGGAACAATATTCAGAAAAGATAAAAAAGCCATTATACCAGGACTATTAGAAAAATGGTATAGCGAACGAAAGATTATGAAGGCGAAAAGTGAAGAGTATTATAAATTGGCAAGTGGAGTAAAGATTGAGAATAATGATTTTTTAAATAAACTTAAAGGTTTACTTTAGATTTTTTTCTTTATTAACTATTTTTCTTTTTTCTACTAGATGTTCACACAACATTGCGGCATCATCCTTACCCAATTTCAACATTTGTTCAAAATGTTCAAAAGATTTACTCTTAGATTTACAATCATCTGATGATATTCTTATTAATTTAATATCATTGTTTTCTGCTATTTTGTTTTTTGTTTCATCGTTTTTAATGGATACTGTTAATGAATGATAGTATTCATTGTCTAACTCTATTAAGGTATTGTATTCTGGTAAATAAAAATCAAACTCTTTACCCTCCAGTATATAGTGATACTTGTACTGTATTCTGTTTTTATTACAAAAATCCATATACCAAGTTTCCCATCTGGTGGGGATATGTGAATTGGGTCTTGTTATCTTTCCGTTTTTTATATTTTTACTCATATTATCGGACAAAGTTTTTGTATATATGGCATATTCTTCTTTATTTTCTTTTCTTCTTAACCAACTCTCTTTCATTTTGCCGATAGTTTCTTCTGTATGTGGGCGTGTTTTTTTACCTTTCTTACTATTAGACAATTTTTCTTTAGTCTCTTCGCTTTTGGGAATGCCTCTACACTGTAATCTGGGTCCCTTCATTTTTTCAAGTGTCTCTTGGGAATGCTTGAAATTATCACCTTTTGCGAGCCTCGCTTTTTCAGCATTGGTTGCCTGTCTCCGCATATATCCATCATAATCTTCCGCTTTTTTTCTCTGATGGAGTTCTCTTGATTTTTCTGCTATTTTAAGTCGCGTTTCGGTTGATGGGCTTAAAGAAATATTGTTTTCTCTTTTGTAATCATAGTTTTCTTTTACTTTTTTTGATTTACTTTCTGAACTAGCCTTACATATAATTAGAGAATTTGGATACCGTATGATGTATTCATCACATGATATTGAATGGCATTTTTTCATATGATAATTTAATTCTTTTAATTCTTTATTACATATCTTACATTTTACAAAATCTATATTTTCTACTTGACTACTCATATCATTCTCCTGTATTGTATTTATAAAGGAGTTTAAATGAATGACAATATACTCAAGAGATAAAATACAAGAATTTGTCTCTAATAGTGATGCTTCTGGTTTATCTGTATATATGAAAGAACACAATCTCATATTAAAGGATGATAAAATTGTTCCAAGTAATACAGAAACGTATTACAAAGAGGCATCATTCTGGGATGGAAGACAACACACTCGTTAAGAATTAGCAGCGACCTTGAATAGCAATGTTCACTGAATAACCACTTTAATTGCTGGAAACTCCTCAAAAAAGGACAATCAGCAGCCAAGCCTTGATATTCAAGGAAGGTTCAACGACTAGAGAGAAATCTCGTAGCCTCAAGTGAGGCGAAATGGGTGGAATCCTTTAAAAAAAAGGATTGTGATATAGTCTGGTCTTATATGTAAATATAAGCAGTTCTTTTAAAGAACGGTATGAGATTAACGACCTCATGCGAACAAAAAACGAAAATCTTACTTAACAGCCTTTATGGTGCTCTACTCAATGAGTTTTGTAGATTCTTTGACCAAAGAATAGGACAATCAGTTACATTGACAGGTAGAAGCATTGCCAAACATATGAATAGCCAACTATCTTACGAATTAATCGGAGAATATAATCATAATTCAAAGGTTAATATTTATTCTGATACTGATAGTTGTATTTTCTCAATAGCACCAGCATTAAGTGAAGAAGATAAACATTTGCTAGATGATAAAGAAACAATCATTGAATTATATGATGGTGTTGCCAATAGAGTAAGTGATAGTTTTAAAGACTTCATGATTAAAACATTTAACTGCTCCGAACAAGAGGCATCAATTATTAAATGTTCAAGAGAAAATATAGCAAGTAGAGCATTATTCATTAAGAAGAAGCGATATGCCATGCTTGTATATGATAAGGAAGGCATCAGACAAGATTCTAATGGGGTTGGCTCATTAAAAGCAATGGGTATTGATTTAAAGCGCAGCGACACTCCTAAAGTTATACAAGACTTTCTTAAGCATGTTTTAATGGAAGTATTGAAGGATTCTCCCATTGAAGATATTATTGATTATATTAAACATTTTAGAAGAGAGTTTAAAAGCAGACCAGGATGGGAAAAAGGCTCACCGAAAAAAGTTAATGGGTTGACTGTCTACGCACAAAAAATAGAAGAAAATACAAAAAAAGGATTTAAACCGAAGGGATTTACAATACCATGGCAGGTACAAGCAAGTATTAATTGGAATATGATGAAAAAAGTATTTCATGATAACTATTCAATGGATATCGGTGATGGACAGAAGATTATTGTTTGTAAATTGAAACCCAATACATATGGCATCAATAGTATTGCGTATCCTATTGATGAACCGCATTTGCCAGAATGGTTTAAAGATATGCCGTTTGATGATTCTACAATGGAGGAAAAAGTCATTGACGATAAACTAGAAAATATGATAGGTGTATTAAATTGGGATTTAAACCTTACTAAAGAAACTGCTATTTTTGAAAGTTTATTTGAGTTTTAAAATGAAGATATTTACTACAACTATTGATGAATTTAATCGTTTAAAAGAAATAAACATGATACATCATCGGGTTTCTTGTTATTTAATGAAGAAAGACTGGAGAGACTATGAAATACAGTCCGAAAATAAAAATGACACATTTATGGTAATGCGTTACAAATTTATTTCTGATGGGGTTTGGATGGACCACGATACAATATTTGTTGACGGAAAATTATTATGAAAACAGTGATTTAAAATGAGATGTTTTACTACAACCGTTGATGAATATAACAAGTTAATTGAAATGGATATTGACTATTGTTATGCGGTCATGTATTCCTTGTATACTTCGGATGTACATACATTTGCTGATAAGGACAATACATATATGCTATTTAAATGTACATGGGGAAACGATACTTTTATAGACTTTGATACTGTTTATATTAAGGGAAAACTAATATGAAAACTTTAATCATTAATAAAACATGTGACCTTTGGAATGATGTTGGGAAAAATACTCATACTTATATAGGTGATACTTTTGAAAATCTAAAAAGAATAATTCCTGATGGTAATGATGTAATACGAGTTTTTACAACAGATGGTATCACAATACATTGTTTTAATCAAAACGGAGTGGGGCTGAAAGAAATTATTACCATTGATGAGGTACTAGAAGATTATGAAAACTTTGATGATTGATGATAGCAGCCCCGATACTAAAGCAACGCCCATTCAAGTTTATGAACAACTGAAAACAGTTGACATGACAAGAATGAGATATTATATTCGTAAGGCGGTTAAACGCAATTATTCATTGGATTTGATGGCGATAAGTAAAGAAGGAAAGGAAATATCATTTTGGTATTATAATATAATATGAAAATATTTGGAATAACAAAAGAAGATTATTATGACTTATCAAAGCGACAATGTGATGAAAATTGTAAAGATAGTTGTTATTCACAGTTAAAATCATCAAATCATAGTATTTATTTACTAGTTAGTTGTAAATATTGTAAGTGGCCAGTAACAACTGGTAGCACGATTCTTCTATGAAAACCTTGGGAATAAATAATGAAAATTATAAATTATTGAAATATGAGAATATTTATGTTTTTAGAATATCATATGGAAAATTAAACTTTACCATGACATATTCTTATATTGATTCGGCATACAGCCATCAAGGACTTATTTATGGACATATTCTATGATAGTATTTGGAATGACAGAGGAAGAATATACTATATTATTAGATACGAACTACTTTAATGATTGTTTAAATCCATGTAAATCTTCTCTAAACTCTTTAAACGATAATATTTTCTTTGAGGTTATATTTAGTTATTCTATGCCAGTTCTCATTCGCAGTAGGATTTTATGGTCACTTTAAATTTATCATTTATCAACTATAATAAACTTTCTATTGGAGGGTATAACCCAGATAATTGTTATATTTTATCTATACATAACGAGAAGAGTACATTTTTAAAGATTTCTTGTCGCCATTTTGAAACGGTTTATATTTATGATAATAATTGGCATTACAAATAAACGATATCAAAGGTTAAGGAGTGTTCAAACATATCCAAGGTTTCCAAAATTATTTTTGAAGGAAGGATATCTTGATATTTGGGAATATCAAACAATGGAAAAGTGTTTTTCGTTCGATATACCATATAAAATCTTATGAAAAAATTATGTATTAAATCAAGATGTTATAAAACCTTACTTAGAAAGGATGTTACTATCTTTAATCATTCTATAAAAGAGGGATGGTTTACAATAATAATTTCACATAAACATAAAAAACTTTCTATCGAGGTAATACTTAACGGAAAAGTATTATGAAAACTACTATACTCGAACAATCTATCTATGATATATTTAAAAGTGTTGATTTATCACACACCAAAGATACATTACATTTATTCAAATGGAGCGAGCGCAGTAAAATGTATGCTTTTAGTGACCGACTTCGTGATAGTCGCGGCAGACCTTTGTCAACACCTTTGTTAGTAATAGAATAATGTAGGAAAAATTATGAATACAATAACAATGTCGAAAAAAAATTATAAAATATTTAAAAAAAACTATCTTGATTATGGTTGGCATGGAAAAAGTGTACATTCAGAGCTAATACGAGATGGATATATAAAGTTTGATAATTCATACATATACCACAGTATATTTGAAAATTATTCTAATTTTACTTGTAATAATATATCCATTTTTAGCGCAAGAAAGACACCTGATGGATTTTCTGCCCAATCTGCTTTATTTTACTATGGGGAAATTAGTAATTTTGGAAAAAATAATAAAATAGACAAATTAGTCATGAATCATTGTTTTAATATAGAATCATTTCCCGATGATTTAGTTTGTAATGAAATATTTTGTAGTAAAGATATGCGGGATAATTTATGGGACAATATGATTAATCGTCCCCTCAGACATAAAATACAATATTTTTAAATAGATTTTTATATAAAAATGGGTTATTATAGGATTATATAAAGAATAAATATACTTACATATAAAAAGGAAATAATAATGACAGGCATTTTAGAACCAGGATTTGAATTAACACTAAGACCAATGAAATACCCTTCATTTTTTCAACATTACAAAGATGCCATTAAGAATACATGGACAGTAGACGAAGTATCTTTTGTTACTGATATAGCAGACTTAAGAGATAAATTAACACCAGCAGAAAAGCATGTAATTAGTCGCTTAGTGGCATTTTTTGCCACAGGTGATACTATTGTTGGTAATAATCTCGTATTATCTCTATACAAACATGTTAATTCTCCAGAAGCAAGAATGTATTATGGCAGACAGTTGTTTGAAGAGATGCAGCATATTGAAGCATATCTATTGTTACTAGATAATTATGTATCCGATGACAATGAAAAAAATGAAATGTTTAAGGCTATTGAAACTATTCCAAGTATTAAAACAAAGGCAGACTTTTGTTTTAAATGGATAGCAACCATGTCAAAAATTAAAAAATGTGATACCGATGAACAAAAGAAGGTATTTTTGATGAATGTTGTGACTTTTGCGGCGGCCATCGAGGGATTGTTCTTTTTTGGAGCATTTTCATATGTTTATTATTTGAGAAGCAAAGGATTACTTCATGGACTTGGTTCAATAACAAATTGGATTTTCCGCGATGAAACGGGACATATGAACTTTGCCTTTGAATTAGTTGATGTGATTAAACAAGAGTACCCTCATTTGTGGGATGATGACATTAAACAACAAATATTAGACATGTTAGAAGATGCCATACAAGCAGAATTACAATTTTCTGAAGACGTATTAGAACTTGGTATTGCTGGATTATCAAAGACAGAAATGAAGGAATACCTTGAATATGTTGCCGATTTACGATTGGTAAGATTGGGTATGGATAAAAAATACAATTCTAATAATCCTTTTCCCTTCATGATTCTACAAGATATGGCGGAAAACACCAACTTCTTTGAAAGAACAGTTGTTGCCTATCAAAAAGGCGTTTCTGGTGAAGTTAAGTTTGATGAGGATTTTTAAATGTTAGTTTTAAAACCAAAAAGCAATGCTATCATATTGCTTAAACTAGTAACAGGCGAAGAAATTATTGGTCAATCAATTGATACGGTAGAGTATTTTTATCAACTTAAAAATACGTTCATGGTTAATATAGTTGATGACCATACAATTTTAATTCCTTGGTTAAAGGGTGCTCTACCAACAACCACGATTAATATACCAGTTGACAGAGTTATTGTACCAACAGTACCCTCTAATGAGGTAGTTGAATTATATAATAAAAAAGTATTTGATAATGATTAAAAGAATTGTAAAACTAATTAAACTATTATATACTGGTAAAATAGAAACATCAACATTCAGTGTTGATTTAAATACTAATCAGTTGATTTTAAAGGATAACTTTACTATTATATCTAACGAAAATCTTACAATAAGAAGCGAAAAACACATTATGCTTGATACTAGTAAATTGCCAGAATCAAGAAAAGGATACTATTATTCTATTTGGATGAATAGCAAAAAAGATGAAGAGGGAAATCCTTTAAAAGACGAGTTTGTGTTTAACAATGAAGTGACCTTTGTGGAGAAGAAAGAATGGCAAGACCAAATCTAGCCGCATTAGCATCGGCAATATATAATCCAGGTTTATCAGATTGTTCATTGAACACCAGAAAATCTATGATTGACCCATCAGATGATATTTTAGAAGATTATAGAAATATTGTTAGAAACTTTCCTACTAAAAATATGGCAGAAGGTGCTATATATAATCCAAGAGAATGTGCCACTGATGATGCTATAACAGGTATTAACAACGCCAAGGGTTCTCTACAAAAGACATTTGATGAAATCGCAGCGGCAGGTAGACCAAAAGTATCTGCTGGTGGCATACCAACGTATACACCAAGTAATGATGATAAGAATCTTTTTGAAGAATGGGCGGCAAAGTTTCCAGAAATATTAGGAAAATTATCACAGGCAGAACAAGTATTGAATAATTTTAAAACTCATACTAATATGCTAATAGCAAACTTGGCGGGATGTATAGGACTGGCACAGGCAAGTGCTGGACTACAGGCGAAATTATTCAACTTAGTTGACCCTTGTTTGAACTTTGGTGATTTTTTTGGTAGTATTCTAGGAAAAGGTGCTAATTTTATTGCCAAGATACAAAATCAAATAGAAAGTCTTATATTGTTAATAGCAAGTACAGTAAAAGATGAATTACTCGGAGAGTTGTTTGATAAGATTGATGCTATTGCCGCCTCTGTTGGAAAACTATTGACTTTGGTATTAGATGAAGTTGATAAACTTGCCGCCGCCTTACTAGAAGCGGGAAGATTGGGACTGAGTAATTTATTATGTTTCTTACCATCTGACCCTTGCGCCGCAAGTTTATTGGCAGAAATTGCTACACCAGCATTAAGAAAAGTCTTAAACATATGACCGCTATTACGAGATTTGGGGATTTATGTACGGGACATCCTTCTTATCCATCTAGGCAGAATATACAAGGTTCACCCGATGTTTTTGTAGAAGGTAGGGCAGTACATCGTCAAGGTGATTTATGGGCAGTACATTGTTCATCGAGTGATTGTCACGCTGGTAATTTATCGGCAGGAAGCTCAACTGTATTTGCCAATGGTTTACAAGTAGGAAGAATAGGCGACCCTGTTTCTTGTGGTAGCAGAGTAATGACAGGTTGTAACACTGTTTTTGGATAAGTTTTATATTGACAGTAATATTATTAATCATATAAACTCTAATTCTTATGATACAGAAAAATCAACTATATAGGCATTTCAAAGGAAATATTTACATAGTTGTTGACTTTGCCAAAAACTCTGATAATGAAGATGTTGTAATTTATAGAAATATAAATGAAGAACAATTATGGGTTAGAACTTTACAAGAATTTACATCTATGGTAATATATAACGAAGTTACTGTGCCCCGATTTACATTATTAAAGGATTCCCAATGAACGGTTTAAACAAATTAATTGATTATGATGATATTGTTTTAATACAAAAAGTTTTAAGACTACCAATTGATACTACTATACAGTTTAATAATTCTTATAGTTTTAAAAACAGTAAACAAGTATATACTGGTAGTCCGTTTATTTTATATGATGGATTGGTAGAAGATAGAAGACTCTCTGCCGCCTATAAGGTTTTAAAAGATAATCGGATTAATTCACTGGTTTCTATTAATAACATATCAATTATGTACAAGGATAAGATATATAAACAAAATCAAGGAGATAGTGTATTTTATCCATTACATGTAAATGAGCCAACTGATAATTACGACTTATTCCGAACGAATATGCCAGCGGAAGCATCTAGTTTCCTAGAAATCATCAGTAGTAGTTATAGTGATACAATACTAAAATATATACAACATATAAGAAGTAAATATCCGAATACAACTATTATGGCGGGAAATACTATTGACTCTGTATTTGCCAAAGAAGTTCTAGATACTGGAGCAGATATTGTTAAAATAGGATTTGGCGCGAATAGAGGGAATAGAAACGAAGATATTAGATACTCTAAAATATACAGTGCGATTGAATGTGCCAAAGAAATTAATTCTATCGGTGGGCATACTTGTATGGACATTGACAATCCACCATATGTTAAAAATATTTTAAAACAGTTGGCAACAGGAGTAGACTTTATTAAAGCAGATTGTTGCCATCATGGTCTTAATATCAGTAATGATTTTGTTAAAAATATGGATTTCAGTCTTATAACATTGGGCATTAAAAATATACAGAATATGAACACAGTAGAGATAATGTTGAAATATAGTCAATAAAATAAAAAATAACTATTGACAAACGTATTTTTTCGTGTATTGTGTAGTTATTAACAATTATCTATAAAGGGATAATACAATGTTTGATAACGTAAAAGAAAAACTACAGAATATTTTTAGAAAGAATCGTGATTCTTTTGACACACGAGTTGTTGTAAAACACAAGTGGTCATGGGGAACAAGAGTTCTAATGTTGGTTTCCACATCATTGATGACACTATTATCCGTTTTAGTTATTGGAACGGTATTGATGGGTTGGATTTCGGTAGGAAGCAAGAATTTATACAATAAAGGAATAACTGTTATTAGCAAAGGTACTGAACAATTTGACAAAGTAGTAGAATATTTTTCTCCTAATATTGTACAGAAAGAAAAACTACCTACTGTTATTGTACAAGGAACAAATAATACACCAGAAATTAAAGAATATGACGAACCAGAATCACCAGAAGGATATGATGACGCTACAAGAGGTGGAATGGATACTTTAGTAAAAGAACATAGTAAATAGGAAAAATAAAATGATTTATACAGTAAAAGTACCAGTTTTGAAAACTTTAGAACCATATCTTACAAAAGATTATATTGAAATCTCAACAGAGGTATCGGCGGAAGAGTTTATACAAATACAGAAGGCGATGTTTTCTGGTTTAAACTTAACACAAGTTGAATCGCCTTCTACTGCTATTTTTGATGTCTTTAATCCAATAAAAGTGTTTAATAACTATAATAAATGAGGAGAATATTATGAATGACAATCTTGATGACGGTTCAGAAGTAAACGGTACGTTATTGGCTGTTATTATAATTATTTGTACTCTTATGTTTACTGCCAACATTTTCAAACTATTTATTTAATAAAGGAATAATACCATGAATTACGAAAAATTATATCAAGCCGCTTATAATGCTTTTCTAAAAGCATTTGAGGCAACTGGCGACCAATATAAGAAATTATCTTGGTTCAATAAAAACAAACAAAAACATACTACCGTTGAAGATGTAGAGAAAAAGAATAATGCTATTATCAACGAATAGTATAGGAAGAAGTAACATGAAGTTCAGTATCACAATAAAACAAATAAAAAATGGATATATTGTTAGTGATGGGCAATATGGTAGTGATAATGAGTTTTACTGTAAAAATATTAATGATGTAAACTCGTATATTACGGGAACGATATTACCCGATTTACAGACAAAAGAAGAGGGTAAACATCCTTCTAATACAAAAAAGTAATAAAGAAAGATTTTATATGACGATAGATAATAACATGTTGGAAGTAGTAAAAAACTTGACAAACCAACTCGATAAATTGTCAAAAGACTATAATATCTTGGAAGAAAAGTATAATAAGGCTATTTCTCCGAGAAATATTATCAAACATAATTGCGAAGTTCCAAACTATTATTGTAAAGTTCCCAAACTCAATGATGAAGAATATAAGAAAATTGAGGCTTTTATTTATCATAGTCATCATTTTCTTACCGATTATAACTTTAGTGGTGATAGAGATTCGGACAGACATTTAGATGACAATTTGTTTAGCATGATTCGGGCAGCACTCTTGATAGCATTTGATGGTTGTGACGGAGTAGGTATGACTAATGTTACAGATATTTGTTCACGCATTCAAGGTTATCTTGAAACAGACGGATTACTAAAAAGTAAATTATAATGTATACGGTGCTTGCCATGCTCTAGCAGGTACTCCAGCAGTATCACCAATAACAGAAGCATTTGTATACAACATGTTTGTGATAACAGGATTTTGTCCACCAACATAATCAACTTGCCAACCTGTTTGTGGTGTACTAGATGGGGTTAATCTCACCATAGTTTCCGCAGGTATAGCAGTTGTTGTAATTGGTATATGTTTTTTGAAAGTAATAGTTCCTGTGGCGGGAGTTGCCGCCTGATTATGTACTCCATAAATAAATGTATTCGCATCAACAACGTAAACAGTGGCATCTACCATATTATATTCATTTGTAGTTGCCCCGAAAATACCTATCTTATCATTAGTAGTTAATCCGTGTGATGTAGAAGTTACAGTAGCATATGCCGCCCTTAATGTAGCACCAGTAGCAGGTGTTGTTGCCAGTGTGCTTATAGCGTATGTGAAGGTAGTTGCCGTAGGGGTACTAGCAACAATTTTTTGACCGTTGTAATAGCTTCCTCCCGCGCCTGTGATGAATACGGGTTGACCAACAACTAATCCATGTGAACCACTTGTAGTTACTGTGGCAACGCTTCCAGAGCGAGTTATTGAGGATATTGTTACTGTTGTTTTAACAGCCGTCATACTTTGGGCAGCACCATACACAACAAATCCTGTTAGTCCTGTCGCACCAGTTAATCCTTGTAATGTAGTACCATTGTTAAGAGTATAACTAATATCAATTGTACTTCCGTTGATTACTGCGCCCGTGGGTTCTGCCCCTTTTAATCCCGTTGGGTAGGTTGTATTATCTATATAATTTAGTACAGTTTGAGCAAACATCTTCTCAAACCTCCAGTAACCTGTTACGGAACTAGAAGGGTGTAAATCATCATCGTGTGTTAATGAATGTGAAGCACCCTGTGTATAACAGTTTGTTATAGTAGGAATAGTATTCTGTTGTGCGTTTCTAACATCTCTATAGTTACTATCATTAGGTGATGAAGCAACATCATTAGTACATGTTTCAGAAGCAAATACAGGAAGCTGTCCCGCTGTTCTTGAGAAATTTGCTCTCAATAAAGAAATCATTGTAGGAAATTGAGTAGCCCATTCTGATTCTGTTCTTTTTGTAGCGTTATTGCTATCGTTAGTCCCTAATCTTATAGATATAATTTCCGCATCACCTCCAGCATTATTCAATGCGCTTGCGAAAGTAGTATGAACAGTAGAACCAGAAACACTCCATGTATTACCGCTATTGGGCAATAAGGTTGTGCCGCTAGTTGCTCCGTTATAGTGGGCAATTGGTAAACCCAGTGCTATTGATAGTCGTGTTAAACTGTGTAAAACTAGACACGAAGGAGATGGTGCTCTTAAATCTTTATATGTTCCAGATGATTGTTGCCAAGCACTAATCGTATCATTTGTTGCTGTAAAATCTGTGCCAGCAGTACCAGAAGCCCCAACACTTCGTTGGTCTTCCAAACTTTCCCCAGCACTGATAAAGATAATCCCCACACCCCACGGCAATTGTGTACGCTGTATATTGGCAGTATTATTGACATGTCTTACTTCTAGCGCATATTGTCCACCTTGTGCGATATTAGGAAGTGTTACGCTCCATGTACCCATTGTTGGTGTTGAACCTCTTGTCCATCCAACAACCTGTGAACCAGTGCTGTTAATAACTCTTGCTTCTATACCTGTTGGTGAACCAGTATAAGTACCTGTAAAAGATACTGTTTTGCTTGTTGTACCAGCCGCACGTTGGAATACTTTTGCGTAAACGGTATCAACGCCATGGGTGGAAGTATTAATAGCAATAGGAACACCAGTGAAAGCATAACCGCCTCTTGCTTGTGGTGTACCAAAGCGTGTAATTGTATTTGAACCTGTTCCGCTATCGGTAATTGTAGAAGCAGATATATCAAATTTAGAATAAAGAGTCGGAGATTTTGCTAAATCCGTTATAATATCTTGACCAGCAGCTAAGTTGTTAATATCGGCATTAGTCAAAGTCGCATCAAGTTTAAACAAATAACTCATGTGGTTATTAAAGAAGTTATTAACAGCTTGGTCATATCTACAACCGATGAAAAAGTTACCCGAAGGAGTGACGGCGGCAGGGGTATTGATAGCAACAGGTGTCCCAACAGTTACAGAACCACCAACAGGACACGAGAAGGCTTCTAAGTTTGTCCCATTTCGCCGCATACCCACGATAAACCAGCCGTTCACGTTGTTTGCCACAAGTGTTGCCCCTGTGACTGTTGTTGAACCAGTGGCATTCCGATGAACACCTGTTAAAACACCATTCGCTAAATATAGCCGTGCGTTTTGTGCGCCCCCTGTGTTGCCGTGGTTGAAAATGTGTTGCGTTAAGGAAGCATGTAGTCTAGTAATTTTAACAAGAGCACAAACAGCCCAATCAGCATTAGGATAATCAAGATTTGCGGCATCAGCAACGGAATAATAATCCGTTGTACCATTAAAATAATTAGAACCTCTAGCAACTACTGTCGAAGAACCATTTGGTATTGGTGCGGATAATGTATTGATAAATCCAGATGATATTAGGGGAATCATTATTATTAACCTTTATTATGTTGTTGTATCGCCTTGTATCAAATTTACGCCATTAGTACCTGAGTTTGATACTGTTAGTAAACTAACAACAGAGTATTGACCTGTTGTTTTGAATTGTGATTGTCTATTTACGAGTGTTCCACCAACTTCTTGAGTAAATGTAACCTGACCAACTCCTAGTTGTAATAAAAGACAGTTAAATCCTTTTGGTAAACTATTAGGAACAGTTACCGTTATTGCCGAGGCATTTGACAATGTAACCATTTTACCGCAATCATTAGCGGCAATAGTGTATATTGTACCAGTTTGGTCATTGAAGTTTCCTCTAAAACCAGAAATAGCATTGTTGGAATCAATTAATACACCACTATCTTGTAGGTTTCCACCTGTACCACTATATTTTGCTATGGCAGTATTGGTTGAACTTACGGGTGTTGGTTTATTGGTTAAATCCGTGTAACTTCCTGTTGTACCAACGGTTGCCAAAGTTTGAAAGGTTTTATCTCCTCTGAAATATTGACCTGTTGTACCAGGAGTAATCGTATTTTCTTTACCAGATAAAGCAGTCGCAGTCGCAGTACTAACAGGTTTATTCGCATCACTTGTATTGTCTACGTTTCCTAAGCCAACATCCGCTTTTACTAGTGTAATTGCCCCCGTTCTTCCAGCAACAGACTGTACAGGTGCTCCAGCACTTGTAATAAAGTTGGCATCATTAGTTAATGTACTTGTTGTTGGTTTATTGGTCAAATCATTGTAACTACCTGTTGTGCCTACAGTTGCCAATGTTTGCCAAGTTTTATCACCTCTCCAATATTGACTAGTTGACCCAGCAGTGATAGAGTTTTCTTTACCTGATAAAGCAGTAGAGACAGCCGTACTAATTGGCTTTGCTGTATCGGCTGTATTATCTACGTTTCCTAATCCAACATCGGCTTTGGCAAGAACGATAACCCCAACTCTTCCAGCAACAGATTGTACAGGGGCTTGGGCACTTGTGATAAAATTAGCATCGTTAGTTAATGTACTTGTTGTTGGTTTATTAGTCAAATCAGCATAGCTACCTGTTGTAGCAACAGCAGCAGGGGTAACACCGTTAATTTTTATAACAGTTGCCGCATCTGTTGTACCAGATAAATCACCGCCCAGAGATGTACTTCCTCCGCCTCCACCACCGCTTCCTGATGAAGAAATTACTAATACATTGCCATCTGTTCCACCGATGCCATCGGCATCTTCTAGTGCCAAAGTTATATTAGTGCCAGCTCTTAAGGCACGGAGTTTAATAATTCCCCGAAGGAAATCGGCATCATCAATCAAACTTTTTCTATCACTTCTATCTGGTGATGTGGTTAATACGTTTTTAATAGATGATTTTTCGACCATTTTTAATTATTTCCTGTAAACTATATTTATATAGTTATTTATTAAAAATAAGAATATATTTAATTAATCCCATACTCCACTATTTGATTGCCATGCTCCATCAGTGAATATCATCGTTGTTATATTGTGTACTGAATCAAATGGTACATAAACGATGTTTGTATAAACAGTTGCCGTTGTTGCTCCGCTATTGTTCAATATTCTGGCATTGGCAACTGTAATTATAGTTGAATTGTATGTAGTTAAAGTTTGTGGTACTAGATATAGTATCTGCCCCTCTACTCCATCTGCTAATGTATAATAACCAGTTGATAGTTTATTTACACTTTTAGTTAAATCAATCGGTGTTGGATATACAGGGTCGCCACTACTATTAGTATTGGTTATAGTGCTTTTTATTAAAGAACCTGGTAATTTTGTACTTCCATTAACAGAAAAATCCCATTGATTACCACTTGATGAACTTGTTGGGTCAATGACATTAGTGCCAATTACCATTCCACCATCTGTTGTAGTTCTTATATATTGGGCATCATTTCCTAAGAAAATATCCGTTGCTGTTAAATCACCAGAAGTTAAATGTATATGATTTCCTTCTGCCGCTGTTGGGTAAATTACTAATTTTTGAGTTGCGCTTCCTCCCCCATTGGGTGTTATTTCAACTGTTTGTAATTGGCTACCAAGCGCACCTGTAGCTGTGCCCTCTGATATTATGCCGCCCGATGGTAGCGTCAACGTACCATCTGGTGTAAATGCCCAGTCTTTTAATATATTTGAATCTTGTTTGTTTAGGCTTATTCTAAATCCATCTACTCCATTTAACCAAGCAGCATGACTAAGTGTTTCCGATTCAAAATCTAATTCTGGTCCACCACCATTAGTTCCCGCTTTATTAATTAGTATCGGATAATTTCCATTATTTCCATCTACACTTATTAAATCACCATTGAAGGTTACGTTTCCTGTATTAATATTACTATCACCGAGGATTGATAATTTTGTTGGGATTGTTGGTTGCTGTATAGTTGGTGTTATACTATCAACGGTATAATTTAAATCGGATACAATTAAATTTGTTATTGCGGTGGCATCCGCACTTACATCAACTGTAGTAACTTGCCATGATTCTACCTTATATAACCATAAATTATAAGTATCACCCCAATATCCCAATCCATTCCCATTAATAGGCAATTTAATAGCAGTGGCATTAGATATAGAACCATTAAAATTTGTGGCAAGTGCCAAGTAAAAATTATCACTATCAATACTTAAAAATCTCGTGGCAGTATTATTTAATCCAAGAATATTTGATTGACCCCCTGCCACATCATCAAATGTTGTGCCGATACTTCTTTGCCAAATAATAGAACCATCAATATTAAGTTTAACGAGAAATATATCACCTCCCTGTGAACTAATACTCCCATAGTTTCCCGCCGCCACTATTATATCATTATTGGAATTTATTGCTATATTATAATATGATGACCCCCACGGTTGCGATGTACTGTCTAATTTTGTTTGCCATACTACGTTTCCAGCACTGGTTAATTTAGTTATTACTCCTCCGCCGCTATCGTTATCTCCAACAACATATATATTTCCCAAATAGTCCGTAACTACACCCGTTAATAATAACGAACTTAAACCAAAGTTTATATTTTTGTGCCAATTTACAGTTAAATCAGTGTTAAATGATGAAACAATACTACCCCCATCATTGTCATATCCAACCGCATATACATAACCATTCAATGTATCTAATGCCGTACTTCTATAATATTCAAAAGTGTTTCCTGCTCTTCCTATTGATTTCCATATATTTCCGCCAAAAGATTGTATAGAAATTGTGGCATTACTACTTTGTGATATCGTTACAGTATGTGAACCAGTTGTAAAATCTATCAAGGCATTTTCTGTGGTAATAGTCCAGTATGTTTCGTTGTCTGTAAACCCCGTTATAACATTTGTTGTATCAATATAAGATGATTGATAACTATCCAAGTTTAATCCTGGAACATCAGTTTTTAATACACTAAATGTATCAATACTTGGAGCAGGGTCAGACATTATTATTAAATTGACTGTTCTACTATCATTAGTAGTAAATCCCGACCAACCAATAGCAACAGTCCCAGAAGGACTAAACGCCCATGTATCCTGTATATTAATACCAACTGCGGAATTAGTTGATGTAAAAGAAGAAGCAGAGTTGAGTGATTGCCCCGAATCTATATCAATTAAGTAATTCAATAATCTCGTTTTTTGGTTATCTGTTACATCGGAAACATATAATACAATATAACTTCCTTCACCGTTTACTATATGTCCACCACACGCAATACCAACATAATCTGTAATAATAGTAGACCATAAAACTGAACCATCGTTATCTACTTTAACAATTAAGGGGCGCGTTGTTCCATCTAATTCATCTTTTGTACTTCCAAAAAAGTAAATATTATTTGATTCGTCCTTAAATGTAGAATCAAATGTATTGGTTGTAATTTCATTACTTAGGGTATTACTTCCATACTGTAATGCCCATCCTGAACTTCTTAAACCAGGATATGCCGTTAGTTGTACTGTTGAATCAGGAAATACTATTGACCCATTATTTCTTAATTCCCATGTAGTATCAGGTTGTTGATTTCCATTAACAGTATTAATGATAATTTCGTTATTGTCTGATACTATTGTTGTATTATCAATTTTTAATCCTGTATTTGGTACAGTAAATGGGGCTTGTGTCATTATTAATTCCTTAGTCTGATGTTATTATCTCTGTAGCAAATACAACAGCGTAAACACCACTGTTGATTGATTGAGTTGGAGAACAGGTTATTTCAACTCTGTTGATGTCACTATTCCAACTGGCTGTAAATGTCGCCATTGGGTTGACACTTGTATGTGTTATACCATATACGCTATATGCTACGTTGTTATTTAAAAAACTCTTTGCTACTATAATTTCGCAACTCTGAGTATCCCACCCTCCGCCGTCAGCATTACCTTCTAGTTGTACTAAAACTTTTATCGTGTGATTGTACCTATTTGTACTTGTATATATAACAGTATCTTGACTTGAAGGACAATAAGTGCTATTTGAACCATTGTTGGATACTTGATTTGAGTAATATAATTTTCCTGGAAGCCTTAAATGTCCATTCGTATCAAAGTTCCAATAATACTCGTTATTTACAGTAATTAACACATCCGAATCTTCATTTGGAATAACAATAGATGTAGTACCATTAGAGATTTCGTTAGTAATACTCGAACCGCCGCCCCCAGTAGACGAAATAACCAATACTTTGTCATCTGTACCGTTTATACCATCGGCATCTTCTAACGTAAACGTAATATTATTTCCTTCTTTTAAAGCTCTAAGTTTAATACTTCCTCTTAAAAAATCGGCAGCATCAATCAAACTCTTTGTATCGGATTTATCTAGTGAGGTTGATAATATATTTTTTATTGAAGATTTTTCTGTCATGTGGTAATAATTATTCTATCTTTTAATTAATGTTTCTATAATTATATTTATTGATTTATATA